TTTATATATAAAAGATTTTATTATAAAGAAATTCCTGTGCTACGCACAGTAATTTCTACTAAAAGAAGAGAAAAAGAATTAAAGAAAAATAAGCTACTTTGCTACGCAAAGTAGTAAAAAGAAACAGGAAAAAGAGAAGAAAAAAGTTCTTGCGTGCTGCCAAAAATTTGTGTATAATGTAGTTACGAAAACAAGAGAAAGGAATTTATAATGTCTCATTTCAATAAGTACGTGCATCTTGAGCGTTCTACTCGTTCAGAGGTTCAGAATTTCGTTGGCCGTAACACAATTTTGCAGCCGAAGCTGGATGGGACGAATAGCTCTATCTGGGTAGACGATGATGGGAATATCGTTTGCGGTAGCCGCACTCGTGAGATTTCTATCGAGAAGGATAACGCTGGTTTCGCTGATTATATCACTAACACTGACGATGAAGAGGTCAATGCACTAAAGGATTGGTTGCTTGACCATCCTAATTATATTGTATATGGCGAGTGGCTTGGCGGCGTAGATGGCCGCAAGTTCACTGGTACTATCAAGACTTATCTTGAGGGCGGTTTCTTCATCTTCGATATTCTCAATACTGATGATGGTGAGTACATTGATTATGATGTATGGTATCCAGTAGTAAGCAAGTTCTATCATCGTTGTGTTCCTGTCATTTGCCGCATCAGTAATATGACTTGGGACGATGTTAATAAGCATGTTGACGAGTGTACTTACAATCTTCCGAAGGGAACTATCGGAGAGGGTATAGTAATCAAGGCTTATCCTTGCGTGCGCGACCCGTGGGGTAATATTCAGATTGCCAAGATTGTCCGTGACGAGTGGCATCATGATAAGTCTAAGCAGAAGACTGTCTATACTGGTACTAATTCTTTGGAAAAGGAGTTTGTAGATAAGTATTGCACTGATGCATTTATCGAGAAGGAGGTCAATAAGGTTCTTATAGCTCTCGATATGGACGAGATTGATTACAAGAATGGTAAGTTCTTCGGTATGGCTATCAATAAGGTTCTTGACGAGCTTATTGAAGAGAACTTCTGGGACTTCTTCAAGAAGAAGAAGGCTGATTCTGTAAAGTTGGCCGCAATCAAGGGTCTTGCTCAGGCACGAGTGCGCCAGTATATCCTTAACAATTAAATAAAATTTTAAGTGGGCTGTCAAATTTTTCTTGACGGCTCACTTTTTATATGTTATAATGATACCAAAAGAAAGGACGGTTTATGCGTATTATTAATATCAACTTAGAGGATGAATATCCTGAAAACTATGATAATTTAGATGAAACTAAAAAGCGTGAGATTGAAAAGTATATGAATGATGAACAGGAAACTGCCAATCGTCATTATGAAAAACATATCACGACTGAAAGTGAGAGAGAACGAGAATGTTATCTTGATTTATATCGTCATGTTCAAGATGTTCTTATCGGTTCAAAAAATGCTTTTTCTATTATGCAAATCAAAGTTGAATACAATTGGAAAGATGACGGTAAGTGGCATTTAGCTACTCGTGCAGATTACCAAGAGTACAATGGATTAACTGATAATTGCAATTGTGATAATGCGGCAAATGTAGAACCGTATAGTCAGTGGCCAACTCCAAAAGGTGGCCGCAAGATTCAAGATGCAGACAAACTTCTCTAAGGAGATTCAATGACACTCGAAGATGCAATCATTCAAGGACGACCTGAGTATAAAACTTTTGATTTGTTCGGTTTGGTAAATCAAGGTGGATATACACATTTTGTATGGCTTGGAAATGTTGACCAAGTATATGATTGCTATCAAGACCAAGAGATAGAAGCAATTAATAATTTTACAAAAGAAATTCGTTTAAAGAATATTGTAGAAGAATGGGAGTATTAAACTATGTGGATGATTTACGGCAAGCGTACTAAAGAGCCTTACGTTGACAAACAGTTTCGTATGCTTACGGCAAAAGGTATGCGCACGACTGATTCAAGCAAGGCAATGATGTTTGTTGAGAAAAAGGATGCCGAAGCATTTCTAGAGAAAGTTAAAGCTGGCAAGACATATTACGACCCTATCTTTGAAATCCGCAAGGCTCGTTAATGTATACATATATTGGCGAAGACTGGGTATATAAAAATCTTGTGCCGCCAATGGATGTTGAACTGAAACATGGACAGCAATATGATATTCATATTGAATCTAATGCACAGACGGTATATATAAATGGTGTTCCAATGAGCACAGAAGCAACAGAAATAAGAGTTGTTCTGCCGCCAACTTATCAAGCATGGATTCCATACAATCCAGCTAGATTTATAAAAGATTGGCAGGCAAATGGATGATTACACTATCGTTAGCTTGCATTGCCATGAGTGCGATAATGATTCATGTCCATTGTGCCGCATAGGTGAATATGTTCCAGAAGAATCTAAACAAGGATGCACTAGAAAACTAGACTATGATACGTATGCGGAATATGAACATATAAATAATGAAATTCTACCTTTTCTTTCTCTTGGTATGTATAAAAATGAGATTGAAAGGGTAGATGAATTTTTAAAATATGTCTATAAAAGATGTCCTATCGGTACTGTTTTAGATGAAAAAGGAAAAGCCGTCGGCACTAAAAAGAAAATAATTGACAAATGCAACTCTGAAATGATATAATATAGTGGAACGAAGAAAGGAAACTATATGAATAAATCAGAGATGCTTAATTTTCTTGACAATAAGTTTCGTAATTGTAATCCTGAGTTCTTAAAATTGTCTCAGGTGTACTTTGAAGATTCAGACGAAAACTCTTTTCGTGATTTTATCAAACAAATTGGTAACACTATTGGCGCTGATTGGGTTAATAGTGGTTGCTCTAAATCTGTATTTCATTTTAAAGAGTTTGACAACTATGTTTTCAAGATTCCTTATATTGGATATTTTTATATTGTAGATGAAGACACGCAATATTTTAAAGAGTGTGCCGAGCAGGAGCGAGTACCTACATATTTTTGCTTTGACGATGTAGCTCTCTATAAAAATGCAAATAATGATGGTGCATATCCAGTAGATGCAAATGATTATTGCGCGGTTGAAGAATATATTTATCGCATTGCCCGCAAATATAACGTTCATCAGATGTTTACTAAGACTGCTTTTTTAGGTTTCGTATGCGGTATTCCCGTGTACGTTTCTTCTTGTGCTGAGAAAGCATATAGTCCTAAAAAGCAAAGCCATGAGACTAGTAAGATGGCAAAAGATATGATTGACAAGAGCCGCAAAGAGCACAAAGATAGTTATAGTGAACTTTATACTACAGAGTGTGGTGTGTTTATTGAAACGTATGGCCGCAAGGCAACTCAACGTTTCATTGATTTCATTTATAAGGAAAAGATTTCAGATTTGCATATCGGCAACTATGGTTATGATGCTCTTGGCAATTTGAAAATTATTGATTATTCAGGTTTCCATGACCTAGATGTTTTCTAAAATTATACTTGACAAACTATATAAATAGATGTTATAATATAGGAAAGTTTTCCTTCCAAGAGAAAGTGATAATTATATGTCTAAGTTTAATGAAAAGATTAAGCCCGAGCGTTCTATGTCATATGAGGGTGGAAAAAATTACAAGAAGGATGTTCTTGAGGATTGGATGAATTTTCTCTTCTCTAGCAAGATGGACGATGGTTTCTACGAGAATTCCGACACGCAGCAGACTCGTTTCATCGAGCTTACCAATCTTGTAATTGATAAGTATGGCGCTGAGTTCGCTGGTAAGTGTGCCATGTTTGCGCGAAACCGACTTGGCATGAGGAGCGTTTCGCAGCTCGTTGCGGCCATGCTGAATGGTCAGAGCTTTGAGCGCAAGCGTGATTTCTACAAGGCTTTCTGCCATCGTCCTGATGATATGTCTGAGATTTTCGCTGCTATTGACATGCTTGGCGGCAAGCGTTCTCATGCTATGATTCGTGGCTTTGCAGATTATATGTCTGGTCTTTCTGAGTATAATCTTATGAAGTATCAGATGAAGGGCAAGCGCTATAACATGTATGACCTTATCAATATCATTCATCCCAAGAGTGAGATTGTTGATGATTACATGAATGGTAAGCTCGAAGCTGCTGATACTTGGGAAGTCAATATCTCCACTGGCAAGGACAGCTGGAAGAATATGGTTGAAGGTAATCGTCTAGGTTATCTCGCACTTATCCGCAATCTGAATAATATTCTCTCTGAGGATGTTGATGATGAATGGATTAAGCGTAATCTTGTAGACCAGCTTATCAATGAGGTTTCTATCAAGAAGTCTCTTGTATTCCCTTATCAGATTTATACCGCTTATCGTAATCTAAAGGTTCAGAACTTTGCGGTCATTACAGCACTTGATACTGCTTTCCGTATTGCTTGCGGCAATATGCCAAAGCTAGAAGGTAATTCCGTTATCATGCTTGACGTTTCAGGTTCGATGAAAGACCGCTACGGTAACAAGTCTAATCTTACCATCAAGGAAGTTGGAGCTTGCTACGCTGCGGCTCTTTACATCAATGGCAACTGCGATTTTGTAAAGTTCGGCAGCGATGCCAAGTCTGCAACTTTCAAGAAGGCTTGCGGCCCATTCCAAGTTATTCGTGAAATGTGCGAGAATGATAACTGTGGTTACGGAACTGATATTGCTCCTGCTTTCCGCCTTATCCGTGATAAGAAGTATGACCGTATCTTCATCGTTTCTGATATGCAGGTAATGGAGAAGCGATTCTCATGGCGGGGCGACAGCACTGACGACATGGAGAAATATAATGATTACTGCGCCGCACATGGCCGCACGATTCTTTATAGCTTCGACCTCGGCAATTATTCTAACCAGATTGCTAACCATAACAATCCTGACGTTCACCTCATGACAGCTCTGAACGATAACGTATTTAAGATGCTTGAATACGTAGAGAATGGCGGCAAGTTATACGACTACATCAACGATAACTACCACTTCTAATTTTCTTTCTTTTGGTAAAGGCACCCTCGTTGGTGCCTTTTTTGTATTGACACTTGTAAATAAATTTGTTATAATACATATATAGAGAAAGGATATAGAAATGGCAAAAAATGTAGATAAGATTCAGAACAGGGTCGAAGAGCATCTTGATGCTATCATTGATACAGGCAAGTATTCGCAGTATCCGTATCTTGTATGTGCTGCCAATGGTTCCATGAACTATAATCTATGGGACGAAGATTCTGATGTTGATACTAAATTGCTCATGATTCCAACAGCATATGATTTGTTCTTGGATAAGAAGCATCTTAATAAAGTCGAGATTATGGATAATGGTGAACATTGTACGGTAAAAGATTTTCGAGATTATTTTAAGATTATTCATAAGGCAAATATTAACTTCTTAGAGATTCTTTGTACTGAATATTATGTTGTAAATCCTCAGTATAAGATTTACTGGGAATATCTTCGTAAACATTGTGATGATATTGCTAACCTTAATCCGCAGAAGCTAATCTTTTCTTCTCTTGGAATGGCTATGGAAAAGGCAAAGAAGATTTGTCATGATTCTCCTGCCAACCATGAGCTGATTGAAAAGTATGGATATGTGGCGAAAGAATTGCAGCATATCATGCGACTGTATCTGTTTGTCAAACGTTATCTCGTTGACGGTGCGCCATTTTCTCAGGCTATATGGGTTGATGGATATGATTCCTTTGGTAAAGAGAGCATGTATCGTGACGAAATGATGGATATTAAGCGTTATCGCATTGTCTTCACACCAGAAGATGCAAAGCTAAAGGCAGAAAATTATGTAATGAAATTGGACGAGCTTATTGAGAATAATTCTAAGTTTATTCCTGAGCCGTCTAAGGATGCTGTAGATGCGCTTGAATCGACTCAGTTTACTATCATGAATACTTATATGTCCGCAGCCTATAATAAACGATAAGGAGAAAGAAATGGCGCATCGTAGAGTAATTGATTGTTCTTGGGATGAAAATACTAAACTAGCATCGGTAACGTTATCTTCAAAGTGGGGTACGTTTACTGAATACGCTAAGCCGCATGATGAAGATGTTGATGTGGCAAATCGTTGGAGCGGTTGGCGTATTGCCGAATATAAGTGTCGTGTAAAAATTATGAAGAAGCGTGCTGAAGCTATGCGTGAGCGCTATTATGGTATTATGTCTTACGCATCTATGCTTGATGATGCGAAATATTTTAAGAACGCTTGTCGTTGGGCAAAGCATGATTGGTATAAATCTCGTGAGGAATATAGGAACTTAAAGAATAACTTCAAGGAGTTCTGCAAGGATGAAGTAGATAGCCGCAGGCAGTTCCTAAAAGATGTAGAAAATAAGCGAATGTAATTGTATGGGTGTCGATTGATATAATCGGCATCCATTTTTTTGTTGACAATTGAAAATGAAAATGATATAATATCTGTAAAAGAAAGGAGGACTCTTGAGTAAAATTAAAACTGCAAAAGGTTCTTATGTAGAAGATATTACAGGACAAACTTTTAATAGGTTAACAGTTCTTGAATTAACTGATAAAAAAGATAATGATAATCGTTGGCTTTGGAAATGTCAATGCTCTTGCGGTAATATTGTTTATGTTTCAATGCATAAAGTTAAGAGCGAAAAACGGTGGAACAAAATCTTGTGGTTGTTTGCAACGAGAATGGGCAGTAAAGAAAAATAAAATGGGCATTATTGATTTGACTGGCCAACGCTATGGTATGCTAACAGTAATTAGAGATTTAGGAACAATAAATAAAATTCATTACTGGGAATGTAAATGTGATTGTGGTAATATAACAAGGGTTTCTGTAAACGATTTGAGACGTGATTTATATGGAGATAAAACACGACACGGTACATATAGTTGTGGATGTTTATCTAAATCTGTCGGTGAGAAAAAAGTAAAAACACAATTAGAATTACTACAAATAAAATTTAAAAGAGAAAAGACATTTAAAGATTGTATAAATCCAAAAACAGGGTGTAAATTGCGTTTTGATTTTTATTTACCAGATTATAATTGCTGTATAGAGTATGATGGATTTACTCATTTCGTTGCAAGTGGCGGATGGAATACAGAAGAAAATTTAGCGGGAATTCAATATCGAGATAATATAAAAAATACATTTTGTAAAGATAATAATATTAGGTTGATTAGAATTCCTTATACAGATTTTAATGAAATTGATACAGATTATATTTTGAGTAGGATTGGAGATAAGATTGAGCAATAAGTATACAGAAGATTCTATTCAAAAAATGGACCCATTGACTTTTACTCGTCATAGGCCAGATAGTTATTTAGGTTCAAATGAAGATTCTACACAACTTTTACGTGAGATTATTTCAAATTCTTCTGATGAATTTTTAATTGGAAATTGTTCTGAAATTACAATTGAATATGACAAAGAAAAAAATATTGCGAAAGTTTTTGATAATGGCCAAGGCATTTTTCCTAATGTAATAAAAGATGGTAAGTCTGTTCTTGAATTGGTGTATGGAGATATTAATTCAAGCGGTAAGTATGACAAGTCAGAAGATGCTGTATATAAGATTTCCACCGGGGCGTTTGGCATAGGAGCTGCCCTTACGTGCTTTCTTTCTCATTGGCTTATTGCTACTACAAAGCGTGATGGTCAATTTGAAACAGTTTACTTTGAAGAAGGTAAATTTTCTAAACGTGAATCTGGTAAATGCGACAAGACAGAGCATGGTGTTTCTGTAGAATTCAATCCAAGTGAAGAATTTTTTAGAGATGCACATCCTAATATTTCTAAATTAAAAAAAGAATTATTCAATCTTTCGTGTGTTTGCAAGGGTCTAAAGATTATTCTCAATGGAGAAGAATTTTATCATCCAGCAGGTCTTGAAGAAATTGTTAAAGATTGTATTGATAATAGCGTTGAAATTGTAAAAACACACTGCTGTTTTGAGCAAAAACAATCTGATACGCAAATTTTTGATTTTTGTATGTCTGCTACATCAAAAAGTAATTGTGAAATTATTCCATTTTGTAACTATGCTTTGATTGAAAGTGGTGCTCCTGTTTCAGCAGTAAAGTCAACTATTACTCGTTGCTTCAATAATTGGGCGAGAGAAAATGGAATTATTAAAAATAAAGAAAAGAATCTTGATGGTTCTTCTATTCAAGAAGGACTAGTTATTGCTTTCAATTTAGTATCTCAAAATATTAGGTATGATAGTCAAACTAAAGTGAGAGCTACTTCAACAGAAGATAATCCATTTATCTCTTCTGTTCTTGGAGAACAATTAGAGGTATGGCTAGACAGCAATCCAGAAGATGCAAAGGCTATTCTTGAGAAAGCTATTCTTGCGCGAAAGGCATCAGAAGCGGCTAAACGTGCGCGTGCGGCAGTTAAAAATAAAAAGAAAAGTAGCGGATATATTAAGATGCCAACTACTTTGTCTGACTGCTGGTCAAAGAATCGTTCTGAATGCGAATTAATCATTTGCGAGGGAAAGTCCGCGCAAAGCGGATTGGTAGCTGCAAGAGATTCAAAGACTCAAGCGATTTATGGTGTCCGTGGAATGATGATTTCGGCAAGAAAGACTACTGTTCAAAAGTTTTTAAAGAATCAAGAGGTCAACAATCTTCTTGTTGCTCTTGGATTAGATATTGATAACTCTACTGGTAAGATTAAATATGATGTAAATAAATTACGTTATGGTAAGATTATTGCTTGCGCCGATGCTGATGCACCGGGTGCGGCAATTGAAAATCTTTTATTTAATATCTTATGGTATATTTGTCCAGAACTAATTCAAAATGGACATGTTTATTCTGCTATTCCTCCACTATTTAGGGTTACAACAAAGAATAATGAATATGTTTATCTTAGGGATACAGCGGCTCTAGAAGAATACAAAAAGAAGCATGGCAATAAGATTAAGTCTATTGGCCGCGAAAAAGGACTCGGCGAAATGGATTCCAAAGAGCTTGGTGACACTCTTTTAGATGCGTCAACCAGAAATATTGTCCAACTAAGTGTAAGCGATATTGATAAAACAGAACAAATGTTTGAAGATTTATATGGAAAAGCAGTACAACCACGAGTAGATTATATTTTAAATCATTCTGAAAATGGTGAGGTGAGCTATGAATAAGGTAGATGTTATCCAAGAGATAGGTGAAAACTTCTTAACATATGCTCTCGATACGAATGTAAATAAAGCATTTCCAAATGTTAAAGATGGTTTAAAACCGGGCCAAAGATGTATTCTATGGGAGATGTATACAAAAAAATATACTAGCGACAAACCACATGTTAAATCAGCAAAAATTGACGGAGGAGTAGCGGCGCTATACTGGCCGCATGGAACCCAAGCAATCTACGAAACCTTTGCTCGTATGTCTCAGCCTTTTACAAACAATGTACCAGAAGTTGATTTTCACGGAGCGAATGGTAATGTAATCTTGGGTGGAGATGCAATTGCCGCAGACCGCTATACAGAAGCACGTCTTTCTAAAATTACAGAAGAGTTTATGCTGAATGGAATTGAAAAGAATACAGTTCCAATGGTTTTGAACTTTAGTGAAGACGAGTATATGCCAGTAGTATTGCCATCATATTTTCCTAGGCTTCTTGTTAATGGTGCTCAGGGCATTGGCGTTTCGATTGCTAATAATTGGTTGCCGCATAACCTTAAAGAAACAATTAACTTAATTGGTAAATATGTTAAAACAGGAAAGTTTGAAGCAGATGAATACTATCCTGATTTTCCTACTGGTTGTACAATTGTTAATAAAGATGACTTACTTTTAATCAATGAAACTGGAAAAGGTAAAGTAATTGTAGAAGCAACATATAATATTGATGGTAATGAAATTACTTTTACTGAAATGCCTTATCAAGTATACATAGAACCTTTAATTGTAAAAATTAAGGAGCTAATTGAATCAGAAGATTTAATTGGTATTAAAGATGTATATAACAAGAGTGACAAAAATGGCATAGCTTTAGTTGTTGAATGTCAAAGAGGATATGCGGCAGAAGATGTGTTGCAACAGCTATTTCAAGCAACTCCATTAAGGTCACAGTATAATGTTAATCAAAATGGAATTATCAGTAAGACACCAGTGCTTTTAAATCTACAGCAGACTGTAGATGAATATCTGTTTCATTGTTTTGAATGTTTGAAACGTGAAACTGAATATGATAAGAATCTTGCGGTACAAAGGAAAGAGATTCTAGAAGGATTAAAGTTTGCTTTAACAAACATTGATAAAATTATCGAAATTATTCGTAGCTCAAATGATAAAACAAGTGCGGCAAATGAACTTAAAAAAGAATTTGAATTTACAGATAGACAAACTAAATCAATTCTTTCAATGCCACTAATGAAATTAACTAAGTTGGATACTCAATCAATTGAGAAAGAGCTGTCAGAAAAGAATGAAAGCATTGCAAAGTGTGATTTAATCTTAAATGATAAGAATGAACTTGATAAAGTATTCTTAGCAAAGCTCAAAGACATGGGCAGGAAATATAGCACTCCGCGCCGCACTAAGGTAGTCCAAAAGGAAATTACAAAGACGAAAAAGGCAAAGTCTTCTGCTCCAAAAGAAAATAGGAACTTTGTTATTGCCTTTAATCCTCTTGGTTATCTACAGAAAGTTACACCTTCTAAGTACAAGAGTGATGGTAGCCTTGCATTTACTGTATCAGAAGATAGAAAAGTAGCTCTATTCTCGAACAAGGGACGATTCTTTAGAATTGCTCTTTCAGATATTAAAGAATGCGGCCCAAAGGATAAGGGAACAGCTATCGGTGCAATTATCAATCTTGATAATGACGAAAAGATTATTACAATTCACAATGATGTATTTGTAGATAAGCCTTATATGTTCTTTGTTACAGAGGACGGCAAGGTTAAGAAATGTGAAGGAAAACAATTCGCTGGCGGCACACGTAATGTTAAAGGTTCTGTGGCTTTTAAGACCGATAGCAAAATTGTCAGTATCCAAGAGACAAATGGATGTGTTGTAACATTAACGTCAACCAAGAGACAGATTAGTTTCATGGCTGACAGTGTGCGGGCAAGCAGTATTCGTTCTGGCGGCATGTGTGGTATTAAGCTAGACGATGATGATAAAATTGTATCTATGACAATCACTGAGCCGCAGAACTTTACAGGTAAAATTGCAAACAAGGGTGGACGAGGGACTATTCTTTAGTCTGCCCTTTTCTTTCTATTGGAGGAATATGTCTTTAAATATTTATCCCGCAATGCTAGTTGGCAAAGCTCCTAAGAATTATGAGGACATGCTTAAAAATACACCAATTATTGGTACAGTCAAAATTGATGGATATTGGAGCCAGTTGATTAAAGATAATAATGAGGTTCATCTTTATAGCCGTACAATTTCTAAAAAGACTGGTTATTATAGTGATAATATTGAGAAAGTGCCGCATATTAAAGACTGGGCTATGAATGAACTTCCTAATGGCACGTGCATCATTGGTGAGGTCTATTATCCTAATGGAACATCTAAGAATGTAACATCAATCTTAGGCGCTTTACCAGAGAAAGCTATTGAACGTCAGAAAGGCGAATACGGCAAAATTCATTTCTATATGCACGATATGCTTGCATATAGCGGCGAAGATTATGTTATGAATAATATGACATATGATTATCGTTATAGTAATCTTTGTGGATGTATTGATGTTTTCACTCCTTTAATTCCAGAACTTGAAGTTGCACGATGCTATGATAACACTTGTTTAGACCTAAATAAAGTCACAACTGATAAACTTGTCGCAGGCGAAGAGGGCATGGTATTTCGTGTAGAGAATGGTCTATATGCGCCCGGAAAACGACAGCCAAAAGTCATGTTCAAAATCAAGCAGGCACAGAATGATATTGACTTTGTGATTACAGAAGTCTTGCCGCCAGAGTATCTTTATACTGGTAAAGAATCTGATACTTGGCCGTATAAAGACGAAGAGGGCAATCTAATCACAAAGGCCGCATATTATGGCTGGGCTGGTGCTTTACGACTTGGCGCATATGATAATGCAGGAAATCTTGTGTCTATTGGTCGTGTGTCTTCTGGTCTTACAGACAATCTTAAAGCTGACCTCGCAGCAAATCCTGAAAAGTATATTGGAACAGTCGTAGAGGTAAACTGCATGAGTCTTGACAAGGAGAATAAAACTTTTAGGCATCCTTACCTATCTAGGCTTCGTCCAGACAAACCAGCGCAGGACTGTAAGCTAGAAGAAATTTTTAGCTAAGACTTGACTTTTAAAATATTTTGTGTTATTATATATATGAAATATAAAATAAAAGTAAAGGAGTTATATGATTACTATTACCAAGCCAGTATTTTCAGACAATGCTAAAAAGGTTCTAAAGCATCTACAGGAGAATCAGGGTAAAGATGAAACTTTTAAGGATATTGCCAAGGCTGTTCATCTAACTGATAAGGTTACTAATTGTATTATCACTTCATCGCTTGTTCGCAAGGGCTATGCTGTTCGTGAGCTACAGCCTGATGGCGGCACTAATTTTATTCGTCTTACCGATGAAGGTATGAAAGTTGACCCTGAAATTACTGTAACATACACCAAGTAATATGATTCTCGAATTTATTATAGCGGTCGTCTGTGCTATTATATTTATCATATGCGGCTATAGTGTCGGTGTTATAGCTGGCAGAAAAGAAACATGTGATATAGTCAAAGAAAGCAACAAAGAAGTTCTTATTGCGCGAGAGCATATTGAATATCAAATTCAAAATGAAAAAGCACATTTAAAATCTCTCCAAGAGAATGTGGAACAGCAGAAGCAGAGCTTTGAAGATTTTAAAAAATCTGAAAAAGAGAATATTATGAATAATCTTCGTGATTTTCAAGCTCAAGTTGACAAAGATAAAGCTGAATATATTGAGCAAATTCAGATTCTTCAAAGCTCGCTTGATAAGCTACAGCGACAAAAAGCTGCTACAATTGAAGCGTTTCAGCGTGAGCAGGCGGTTCAAGATTCTAAAGATGATTATCGTATCATTATCGAAGATAGCGACAAAGCAGATATTGATATTCTTAATTCTTTTAAGAACCGCCTTTCCAATCCAGAGATTCTTTCAAAGCTAATCTGGTCAACATACTTCCAAAAGAAAGCAAAGGCTTTATTTGTTAATATCGTTGGTACTGAAAAAGTATGCGGCATTTATAAGATTACAGACATCAATGATATGAAGTGTTATATAGGACAGTCTGTAGATATTGCAAATCGTTTTACGCAACATTGTCGTTGCGGATGCGGCATAAAGACACCTAAAGATAATAAGCTGTACGCGGCGATGCTTAAAGAAGGTTTAGACCAATTCACATTTGAAGTTGTTGAGCTTTGCCCGCAAGAAGAATTAAATGAAAAAGAAAAATATTATATTGATGTATATAATTCAGTTAACTATGGTTTTAATTCACAGGATGGTGTAAATGGGAAAAGTAACGATAATGCCTGAGACAATTAAAAATCCCTATACGTTTATCGGCGCTTGTTCTGGTGTCGCTTATGATTCTGATATAACAGATGATAAGAAGAATTATAGACGCGGCAAGCAATGTGTAGCAGACGGACATGGACGTGTGCTAGAATTTGTAGACGTATATATGGTTATCGAAGGGTATTCGACCAGAACACTAAGAGAAATTATGCGACATGTAGGCGATGGTCTAACAGTTGTGCAGAGGTCTACTAGATATTGTAATGAGAATGGATTTGAATACTATACTCCCCCTTCAATTGACAAGAACGAGACAGCTCTAAAGACTTATCAAGACGCTATGGCCGCAATTGAAAAGAGTTATAATGACCTTGTTGATGTTGGTATTCCTAAAGAAGATGCGGCAAACCTCCTTCCTCTTGGAATTAATACAAAACTTTCGATGAAGAAGAATGCTCGTTGTCTCATGGATATGAGTCGTGTACGTCTATGTAATCGTGCGCTTAAAGAAGCACGTGATTTTATGAACGATGTAGTAAATGCTCTAAAGGACTATTCCCCAGAATGGAATGAGCTTGCTGACCAGATTTTCATGCCTAAGTGTGAAGCTCTTGGTTTTTGCAACGAAAAATTTAGTTGTGGAAAATACCCTAAAAAAGTTATTGACTAAGATTTAAAAAGATGTTATAATATGTGATGTAAATTTAAAGAAAAATTAGAAAGGAAATTGAATGTTTTCAAAGACAAATAATTCATGCCATGTCGAGGGATATGTATTTTCAACTGACCGACTTGCCCAGCGTGTTTCTAAAAAGACTAATACTCCATTTATTAACGGCACAGTGAATATTGCCACTGATGATAAAGGTCTTAATGTAGTTCCTGTATTCTTCCGTTATGTTACTGAGACTTTCAAGAGTGGCAAGCCTAATCCAGCATGGGAAATTCTAACTGCTCTTATTGACCATGATGGTTCAGATACTTTTGAAGCCGTAGGCACCTCTGCTCTCAAGGTTCGCATTGATGGTTCTGTCGGCACTAATGATTTCGTATCTCGTGATGGTGAAGTTGTTTCTCCTAAGCGTGTTGAAGGTCAGTTCATGCACGTTATGACCAATGCGATTTCTGAGAATCCTGCGACATTCGATGTTGATATGCTAATTGCAAATGCGGCTGAGCAGGAAGTTGAAGATGGTGATGATTTCGTCAAGCTACGTGGCTACGTCTTTGATTATCGTGGTGACGTTCTGCCTGTTGATGTTAATGTTCGTTCAAAGGGCGGCATGGATTACTTCATTGACCAAGATATTTCAAATAAGAATCCTCTTCTAACTCATATCAAGGGTTCCATTGTATCTCAGGCTATTACTACTGAGAAGACTGAGGAATCTGCATTTGGTGACCCAGTAGTTCATAAGGTTGTTCGTCATGTTCGCTCTTGGGATGTTACTTGGGCTGCTGTTGAGCCTTATGAGTGGGATGATGAATCTACTATCACCAAGAAGGAATTTAAGCAGAAGCTAGACGAGCGTGAAGAGCGTATGGCAGAAGTCAAGCGTAATCATGACGAGTATCAGGCCAGTCGTAACGGTGGTCAGAACTTTGCGGCAGCAAAGGTAGTCGCAAAGGTTGAAGCTAAGGCCGAAACGGTTATTGAGAATGAAGACGATGACGATGATGACGAGGAATGGCCTTTCTAATCAAGCATTAGACAATTAAATAGATAGGGGAGAGATTAAGTTCTCTCCCCGATAAGATAGAAAAGGATTTAAAATGGAATTTAATTTTACGACATGCGCGGCTCCTGCCGATAACGCTTTCGGCAAGACTGTTTCAAAGTATGCCGAACCAGTAAAGACTTTTTATGAGTCTGGCGATGAACATCAGTGTATGGCGTGCGCCGATGCAGATGAAGCAAAGCGCATCTATAAGGGTCTTTATTCATATGTTCATGGCAATAGTTGTGAGTATAAAGATAAGGTTAGCACTTGCCGTCGAGACAACATTATTTATCTAAATCGTATTTAATAGCAGATAGCAAAAGATTAAACCAAGAGAGAAAAGAGAAAGCAATATATGGCAATTGATATTTTTAACATTGAACCTCACAAAGTTAGCCGTTCGCTAGAAGGCTATACCATCATGTTTTACGGCGAGCCTAGGTTTTGGGCATTTAATTAGAAATAATTATCTAATCGCGGAAAAAACTTGGAACCCTAAACTGCTAAGCATGGGAATCAGAGTGGAAGTTATTTTGTAAAATAAATAACACACGCAACGCATAGAGATTGAAACTATAATATAGAATATAATATCTCCACGAGTCCGCGCCCTTCAATTCTAAGGTGAAAAGATATGCTGAACTTATAGGAAACTATAAGAAGTAGAGGATAAAAAGCCTTTACGATAACACATTTGAAAACCGGAAAAACATCTACCGCCGCAAAATTTCCCAAGGCACTTCTACTTGGTTTTGAAGTTGGTTATCTAACCATTGGCGGCGTTAAAGCTATCCCTATTAATAAGTGGTCTGAATTTAAGCAGATTCTAAAGCAGCTTAAAGACCCAAAAGCTCATGAAATGTATAGTAACATCATTGTCGATACTGCGGACATTGCTTATGACCTTTGTGAAAAGTATATCTGTAATCAGGCTGGAGTCTCAGCTATAAACGAACTGCCGTACGGCCAGGGCTGGTCTAAAACTAGTAAAGAGTTCGACGAATGTCTTCGTTCCATTCCTCAGATGGGTTATGGTCTAGTAATGATTTCACACAGTCAAGACAAGACTTTTACCGATGAAAATGGTAGTGAATATAACCAGATTGTTCCTACTCTTGGTAATCGTCCGCGTCTAATCGTTGACCGAATGAGTGACATTATCGGTTATGCCCATCCAGTAGAAGAGGAAGATGGCAGCACTCATACTGTTCTGTATATGCGCGGAACCCCTCGATTTGTAGCTGGTTCTCGATTTAAGTATACGCCTGATTCCATTGACTTCACATACGATAATCTTGTCAAGGCTATTGGTGATGCAATTGATAAGCAAGCAGAAGAAGATGCTGGCAAGTTCGTGACTGATGAACGCACTACTGCTTATGACATTAATGATGGACCTGACTTTGAAGCTATGAAGAATGAGTTCAAAGAACTAACTGTCAAAATTCAACACAGCGTTTCTAAAGATGAATTCAAGAAGTCTTGGGCACCTAAGATTATCGAAATTACAGATAAGTATCTTGGTGTCGGCAAGAAGGTCAATGACTGTACTGCCAAGCAAGCTGAACAACTTTCACTTATCCTCGATGACCTAAAAGATTTACTGTCTAATGGAATTGATGTAGCTTAAATTTTAAAGACCGTCCATAATTGGGCGGTCTTTTTTATTGACAAAATCTCCTGAATGTGCTATAATTATGTTATAAAGTTAGGAGAAAATATGGCGAAACAAAAACCTGTTAAATGCCCATATTGCGGCCAAATGATTGACCGTGATTATGAGTTCGATTGGAAAAAGATTGGCAATCGATATTGGCATGATGAATGTTATGCCAAAAGCCAAGAGGAAAAAGAAAAAAATAAAGACAAGCAGAAAAAGCAACGAGAAGCAGTTATGAAAATGGCTGGCAAATATCTCGGTGCATATGTAGATTATCAGAAGGTTGCATTAAATATGGGACAACTGATTAAGGCTGGCGTTACATATGAGCAGATGGCTAAGTCTTTAAAGTATTGGTATGATATAAAGCATAACGACCCGAGTAGGTCGAATGGCGGCATATGGATTGTCAAATCAATTTATATCGAAGCAGAAAACTATTTCAAGCGATTAGAAGAGATTAGAAACGTACAGAGCGAAGAGCGAGTGAATACAGATATTACAGATGAGCATCGTGTATTTGTGCGGCCAAGGGACGTAAATATCTATAGGAAAAAGCCACGTTTCAACTTGGAATAGAAGGGAGGATATTTGATTAGTAAATACTATGATTCTGTCGCGGCATTACAGGTAATTGGATGTTGTATGCGGAAACCTGAATACTTGGCGGCAGATGGACAATACTTCTTTTCAGAACACGACTTTTGTAATGACTTACACAAGGTAGTATTTGGTGCATTATATAGTCTATATAACGCAGGTGTAACCGACCATCTTGCGCGAGAAATTGAGAATTATCTTAAAGATAAGCCTAAAGCGTATGCAATCTATAAAGCTAACAAAGGTCGAGAGTGGATGTTTGAAACTCATGCAAATGCTCACTTAGATGCTTTTGAGTATTATTATAACCGTCTAAAGAAAATGTCTTTACTTCGCGCATATGATGATGTTGGTGTAGATGTATCTGATATTTATGACCCTGATAATATCTTAGATTCAGCAAAGAAGCAAGCGCAAGACGAGTATCTTGACGGCACGACATTAGAGCAATTAGCTGATGATATAGAAAGTAAGTTTTATTTTATTAGGGATTTATATGTAGATAATAACGATAATGACTCTGTTGCTATTGGTGATAACGTTCAAAAAATTGTAGATGAATTGGCACAGCATCCTGCTCGTGGTTGGGCAATGTATGATTTATATGAAGACGCAATTGCTATGGGCGCACGACCTGGCCGCTTTTATTTAAGAAGTGCGGCAACGGGCGTTGGCAAAAGCCGCACTGGTGTTGCTGATGCTTGCTTTTTCTCATGTTCTGAGTATTATTCAGATGAAGGCAAATGGGAGCGTTTATATAATCGAGTACCTACTTTATATATTTCAGTAGAGCTAGATATTGAAGAGCTTACAACTATGGCGTTGGCTTTTATTGGCAATATTCCAGAAGACCATATTATTGAAATGGATTTACTTACTTTTGAAGAAGAAGAGCGATTAAAGAGAGCGGTACATATTCTAGAAGAAGCGCCACTTCGTATGGAATATCTTCCTAATTATGGTATGAAAGATGTTGAGAATTGTATTAAGCGTAATATGCGCAAATACAAATATCCACGAGTAGATGAACAAGGCAATACAGATTATCTAACTTTTCAATGTGTTGTCTTTGACTATCTAACTTCATCTATTAAGATGATTGAGGAAATCTCACACGGGACTGGAATGAAAGTACGCGAGGACCAGATTCTATTCCTTATGTCATCTAAACTTAAAGAAATAGCTGTCGAAAATAATATCTTTCTATTGTCAAGCACGCAAATTAATGGTAGTTACAAGCAAGAGAAAATCTTAGACCAGAACATGCTGGCTGGCGCAAAATCAATCGCAAATCGAATCGACTACGGTGAAATCATGGTCGATTGCACAGATGAAGATATTCAAGATATTGAAGGTGTTTTGGCGCAGCATCCCGGCATAGGTACACCAAATGTAAAAAGAAGTGTATATAAGAATCGACGAGGGAAATTTAATCGTGTTATTTGTTGGATGCGTGCGAACAAAGGTACTTGTCGATATAAGACTTTATTCGTAACTGATTTCTCTTTTAAACCAATAGACAAAGATGAAATCTTCCAGAAGAAGAAAGAATAGGAGGTGCGGGAATTGGGATACGATAAAGCAAAAGTGAAAGAGTCAATTGAACCAGAAAACGTATATGATATTCTAGAATACTTTGGCGCAGAACCAGAAATGTATTCTGATTATATCATTTCCCGCACAATCTGTCATAATGGCATTGGTGAAGGTTCAAAGAAATTATATTATTATTTTGAGAATAGCATGTTTAATTGCTATACTGAGTGCGGCGCATTTGATATTTTTGAACTTGTTGAGAAAGTTAAGAATATAGATTTAAATTCCGCAATCTATTTTGTGGTTAATTTCTTAAATCTTCAAATTGATTTAGATAATGATATTGATTTAAAAGATAGTCAAGAAGACTGGAAAATATTCAATAGATATAAAGAGCAAAAAGATGTAGCTGTTAATGATAATACCATTGAGCTGCCAGAATATGATATATCTATTATTCAGCATTATCCTCAACCTATTATTTCCTCTTGGTCTAATATCTCAAAAGAGGTGTGCGATTTTGCGCAAATTCATTATGACCCTCTTGGCGGCAATATCCTTATCCCACATTTTGACCAGAATGATAGATGCGTAGGTATTCGACAGAGAACTGTTATCCAAGAGCAGGAGAAAAAAGGAAAATATAAACCTTGGCGAGTCCACGGTCAACTTTATAATCATGCTCTTGGCTTTAACTTGTATGGTCTGAACTGGGCTAAGGAAAGAATCGGAGAAATACAAACTGCTGTTGTCGTCGAGAGCGAAAAGGGCGTCTTGTCTTTCCAGACTTATTATGGAACCAGTAATAACATATGTGTCGCAACATGCGGCAGTTCCTTGTCTAAATATCAATTTAAACTTCTTAAAGATGCTGGGTGCAAAGAAATTGTTATCGCATTTGACCATGACTTTGATGAATATGGTTCAGATGAAAGTCTAAAGGTTGAAGAAAAGATTGCCAAAATTGGTAATAAATACAAGCCATATATGAATATGTCTGTAGTTTTTGACAGAGAAAATATTTTAGGCTATAAGGCAAGTCCATTAGACCAAGGTAAAGATGTATTTATGTATCTATTTAAGAACAGGATTATGTTATAATGAAATTGTTTATAGCGGAATGGATTATATGGCTATTTCTCATATTTGTTTCTCCACTTTTCTTTGTTGGACTTTTACGAATAACGTGGGTTCTTATAGATATTTGGATAGATATTATATTCACACCTTTAGAGTTTCTTTATAATAAAATCAATAACTATTTAAAGCAAAAAGAATTAGAAAATGACCCGCATTATATTGAAGGTATTAATGATGCAGTCTGGTGGGAGGAAGACGATGATTAAAAATGAAATTCCATTGATAATGTGTTTAACTCACTGTTGGAATAATTGTAATAATGCTCAAAGCTACTTAGATATTATTGACCCAGAACATAAAAAAATTAGCCCACCTCCTTGGCAAGAACTTCTATATTGCTGTAAAAATATTGAAAAATGTTATCCGTATCTTTATGAAAAAATTCAACGCAACAGTAATCTAGATAGCTCTTGGAAAGAAGATTTGCTATCACCAGATGAATTTATAAAAGTAAATAGCCAAGAGGAAGATGTGCAAAGAGTTTGGAGTTGATGAAAATAGATTATAAATTATATAAGCCAACATTAGATAGCTTGACACCTCAACAACAAATTTTGTATAATAGAGATATTCCAGTAGAAGAACAAACTAACTGGCTTAATGCCTATTGGAATGATGTCAATGATTTTCATCTGTTAAAGAATATTAAAGAAGCTGCTACAATGATTATCAATCACTGCATGTGGACAAGCTCAAAGATTACTATTCTTCAAGACTGTGATTAACTAAAACAGTTTCAGTCTTAAAATAAAACTCTTTAAATTGCGGGAAACTCCTTAGAGATTTTCATTACCAAGCTCTGTAGCAATATTAGGGTGGCAACGAGTAATGTCAATGGTATGGTAAAAATATGAAAATATTGGACAATCCGCAGCGAAGTCCAGCCCTTGTGGGGGAAACGTTCAACGACTATAATAGGAGGTCTTGTGACAATGGATAGTCTAGTCCCTTATAACCCTTTCGAAAATAGAAAGCCCAATACAAAATATACTCAAGAGCAACTTGATTATATTAAACAATTAGTTGACCAAGGATGGTCAGCAAGTAAAATTGCAAAAGAATACAACCTTTCTCGTGATTCTATCAGCAAACGAATTAAAAGTAATAATTGGAGTGCTGTAAAAAATCAACGTCAAAAGAAATTAACACAAGCAGAATTAGATGAAATTAAAGAAAAAATTGATAACAATGTTCCAATTGCTGAAATTAGTAAAGAATATAATATTTCAAAAGACGCTCTGTGGCGTAGAAAAGCAAATAATTCGTGGACTGTCAAGAAAAGAAAGAATAAGTATAATTTTGATGAATCATATTTTGACGTAATAGATACCGAACATAAAGCCTATTGGTTAGGATTTTTAATGGCTGATGGCTATATTCTTTCAAAGCGTAAAGGTAAGCGTGCAAATCAAAGTCAGTCTTTTGGCTTTACTATTAGTGTAAAGGATATTGAATTATTTGACTATTTCAAAGAAGATTTAAAAGCAGATAATCCAGTTAATATTTACAAAAATAGTAGTAGCAGCTCTTTCAAAACAGATACAGACTTTGGCCGTATTCTTTTAACTTCACAGAGAACGGTTGATGCTTTAAAATCTCATGGCATAGTAGAAAATAAAACTTTTATTACAAAAATGCCTGAGCTTCAACAAGAATTAGTCCCGCATTTTATTCGAGGATATAGCGATGGTGATGGCTCTATCAGTATTGATATAAATAATCGCATTGAATGGAGCCTTTGCGGAACAAAAGAGCTGTTAAATTCTATTCAAGACTTTTTTGGGCTTAATTATAAACTCAGTCAACGTTTTCCAGAGCGTAATAATAATAATTGGCAATTACACGTATCTGGCTGGCAAAACGTTCCGATGTGCTTAGATATTATTTATAAAGATGCATCGATTTATCTCAAAAGGAAATATGATAAATATGCAGAAATGCAGGGTAAAATACGTGCGATGGATGTACATCTGCATCGATAGTTGCAAATTATATTAACCGCATATGCGGTAAAGAGCCTAAACTTATTATTCACGAAGGGAAAATACATGGATTAGCAGATACTGATTTAGACAATATTATAGAAACTACCAATCTTCTTATTATCCCAGATGCGGCAAGCAATGATTATGAACAGCTTAAATATTTACATAATAATGGTGTAGATATTGTAATCGCCGATCACCACCATTGTGAGAAATATTCTGAGGATGCTATTGTAGTAAATAATCAATTAGACGATTATCCTAATAAAAATCTTTGCGGCGCAGGCGTTACGTGGCAGCTTTGCCGCCAGATGGATGAACTTCTTCATTTTGATTATGCGAATGATTTAGTTGACTTATGCGCACTTGGTCTTTGTGGTGATATGATGGATTACCATGAGAAAGAAGTAAGAGCGCTTGTCAATATCGGTTACGCCAATGTTAAGAATAAGTTCTTTAAAGCGTTCGTAGATAAGCAGGAGTTTTCTTTAAATAAGATGAATGGTCTTAATTATCTTAGCTCTAGCTTTTACGTGGTTCCTTATATCAACGCATGTTGTAGAACTGGTGAAATGGTAGAGAAACGTCTTCTTATCAATGCTCTATTAGATTACAAATGTGATACAATGATTCCCTCATCCAAGAGGGGTGAAAAGGGTAAGGAAGTTCCTATCTGGCAAGAAGCTATTACTGTTATTGAACGGGTGAAACGTAGACAGACTAAGCTACAAGACGAAGCTATGGAATTCTTTGAATACCAGATTCAGTCTAAAAAGCTAACTGATAATGCTATCATTACTTGTGTATGCGGCAAAGACGATGCTGAACCTGGTATTCTCGGATTAGTTGCGAATAAAATCCAAGCCAAATACCAGCATCCTACATTGGTCTTGCAGGAAGTTGAAGAGGAAGACGGGGTACATCTAAAAGGGTCTGCTCGTAATTATTCTTATTGTCCTGTTGAAGATATGCGTAGTCTTTGTGAAGACACTGGTGTTGTCGACTATGCTGCCGGGCACATGTCTGCGTTTGGCTTGTCCTTGCCTTTAGAGAACTTTTATGAGTTCTTAGACAAGACCAATGAGCAATACAAAGGTGTCGATTTTAAGCCTGTCTATCTTGTAGATTATGTCTGGAATTATGATAGAGTCAATCCCAAATATATTCTAGATATTGCAGAACTCAATATTTATGGTCAGGGTATTCCAGAGTCTAAAGTTGTTGTAGAAGATATTGCATTAGACAATGTTAATATCCAGCTTCTAGGTGAAGCAAAGGGGCATCCTACTATTAAGATTTCTCTACCGTCTGGTGTTGATATTATGAAATTCAAGTCTTCTAGAGCAGAATTTGAAGAATGGATAAGCGGTGAAAAGAAGCTAACGATTGTAGGAACGTGTTCTAAGAACGAATGGATGGGAAACATTACACCGCAAATTTTAATTGATGATTTTGAATTAGAAGATTATGAAGAGGAATGGGTATTTTAAATGAAACTTCAAATTGAAGAAGCAGAGCTGAGGAATCTTGTGCATAAGGTATCACGTTATGATATTATTATGGATGCTCTTATTCGTGAGAAATTCGATAAGATTGACATTTATAGTGACGTAGAAATGACTGACGCCTATATGCAATATATTTTAAGTCAGCAGCCGAGTGATATTAGTCCAGTAGATGAAGATAGAATTAAAGCAGACCGAGACTGGATGGATAAGCATCCTGACTTTGGTATTATGTAATTAGATAGAAAGCCCTCTAGTTTTTATTTGACTAGAGGGCTTTTTTGTGTTATAATATATTTATAAAGAAAATCCAATAGAAAGGAGTAGCATAGATTATGCGAATGGCGAAATGCCCTGTATGCGGACAGCATAACGTGAACGGTTTTAAAAAGAATAACAAATGGTATTCAACTTGTTATAATAAAGAGTGCCGATATACTACTGAGGTTGGTATGCCAACACGTAAAATGAGTCGTTTTAACTGGAATCTAAACTATGAGCGTCTAACTGGCGAGACTCTTCCAGATGAAATGACTGGCCGACAGAAGGGCGCTTATATGAAAAAAGAGATTCGTTGCGGCGTGCCTGAACTAGTCCAATGTTTCACTCAAGAAGACTTTGAAAAGTGGGAAGAAAAATACGACTATAAAGACATAAATTGGGTGAAGATAAGCGGAAAGAAGGCTGGAGCGGAGCGTAGAAAAAAGCGAGCAAAAGAGCGTGAAATGAAAAATGACGCTACAAATTAATGGCGATAAGATTAAAACACCTACTGGCACTTGGATTGAAAATTTAATTGGTCAAAAATTTGGGCATTTGACGGTGCTTGGTTTGTCTACAAAAAAATATGCAAACAGTCGTAATTATTTGTGGGACGTTCAATGTGATTGCGGAGCAAGAAAAGTTGTAGCAGGGACAGAATTAAAAAGAAAGCATGGAACTAAAACTTGTGCTAAATCAAACTGCCCTTATTATTTAGAATATAGGAGTAAAAGCGCCAAAAAGATTCAAATTGGAGCGCAGTTTGGTAAACTAACAGTTATGGAATGTATGAATTATAAAACGTATGGATGCTATGTTTATAAATGTATATGTTCTTGCGGAAATGTTGTTTACGCTAATACCAATCAATTATACCAAGGATTAATCCAATCTTGTGGCTGTTTAGTAAGCCGTGGTGAAAATAAATGTGTTAAATATTTTAAATTATTAAATATTAATTATCAGCAACAAAAAACTTTTAATGATTGTGTAAACCCATATAGCGGATACAAATTAAGATTTGATTTTTATTTACCAGATTATAATCTTTGCATAGAGTACGATGGAGAACAACATTTTAGAGTAACGAACGGCTGGAATGATAAAGAGAATTTTGATAAAACACAATATCGAGATTCAATTAAAAATAAGTTTTGCGAAGACAATAATATCAATCTAATCCGTATTCCATATACTGATTACGATAAAATAGATGAACAATATATTCTAGATATATTAAAACCATTTGAGAATCAAACTAAGGACGGTGATGCCAATGACAGTGCCGCGATTTGATATTCATAATCACACGCACTATTCTTAACCAATTTACGACTTATTGATTCGACTGTCAAACCAAAAGAACTAATTAATAGAGCTATAGAATTAGGTCTTGCGGGAATCGCAATCACCGACCACGAAGCATTAGGCGGACATATAGAGATTGACCGCATCCAAGAGGAATATAAAGACAAATATCCTGATTTTAAAATCGTTCGCGGCAATGAAATTTATCTTACCGATACACGAGACTCTAATCAGTATTATTATCACTTTGTCCTCTTGGCTTTAGATGCTACAGGACATAAGATGCTACGTGAGCTATCTTCTACTGCTTGGATTAACAGTTATTTTGACAGAGGTATGGAACGTGTACCTACTCTAAAGTCAGAACTTGCGACAATTATTGAAAAGTATGGAAAAGGTCACCTGCATGGTAGTTGTGCCTGCTTAGCTGGAGAAGTTAATCATAATCTTAATCTTATGATTCAAGCTGAAAAGCAAGGAGACACCGCACAAGTTAAAGCATATCATAAGAATATTGTAACTTTTATCAAGTGGTGTATATCAATCTTTGGCAAAGATTATTTCTCTTTAGAAGTTGCTCCCGGTCGTAGTGAAGAACAATTTGCTGTCAACTCTAGAATGAATTCTTTATCTAAAGTATTCAATCTTCCAATTGTTATTGGATGTGATACACATTATCTTAAAAAGGAAGATAGATACGTACACAAGGCTTTCCTTAATTCTAAAGGTGGAGAGCGTGAAGTAGATTCATTTTATGAGTATTGCTATCTACAATCTGAACAAGAAATTATAAAAAATCTTGAAGGCACAGGTCTTGATTATGAAGAGTTGTGTGCCAACTCAATGAAGATTTTTGATAAATGCCAGTATTATACTTTACATCATAAACAGCAAGTGCCGCAAGTTGAAGTTCCTTCTTATCCAAAAGAAGAAAAGAATCATCACTTCTATGATGTAGATAAATATCCTACACTAGATTATCTTATGCACTCAGATAATCCACAAGAACGTTATTGGATAAACTATTGCCAAAACGAGCTGAATAAAAAGGGATTAAACAACGAAACTTATCTTGCAAGACTAGAAGAAGAAGCAGATATTAACAAGGTTATTGGCGATAAACTTGAAACCTGTATGTTTGCTTATCCTATTTTTCTACAGCATTACATCAACCTTTTTTGGGAATGCGGCTCAACGGTCGGCGCTGGTCGAGGGTCAGCTTGCTCTGGTCTTAATCACTGGCTTTTAGGTGTTACACAGCTAGACCCAGTTGTCAATGACTTGCCTTATTGGAGATAAACTTTGTACTTGTCTCCCTATTAAGCAATTAATAGTATAAAAAATTTTATGAACTCTACTGCCTAGAGGTGTACAGAAATGTGCTAACGGGGAAACCTAAACGTAAAGACGTAGACAATCCCGTGCCAAGTCAATTTTGACTAGGTGTAACGACTATCCTTAAATGGAGTACAGCAGATGATAGGCTACTGCTGGAAGTGTAAAAATCTTTAATTTCTTCCACATTGTTGGTCAAAACGGTAGAATTTATATTATCTAATTTTCATATAATAATAAGGAAAGGAGATAATATAATGTTAATATATAAAATAACTAATAAAATTAATGGAAAATGTTATATTGGTCAAACAATAAAACCAGCTAATATAAGATGGAAAGAACATTGCGCTCGGGCTTTCTATCCGCATGAAACTTGTCAAAGAAAATCTTTATATAGAGCTATGAGAAAGTATGGCTTAGATAATTTTAACTTTGAAGTGTTACAAGACAATATTGAGACACACGAGCAACTAGACAAAGCTGAAATTTATTGGATTGATTTTTATAACAGCTTTATAAATGGTTATAATGAAACTTTTGGTGGACAAGGGCCGAGAGAGGTTCTTCCTAATCAAGAGATTATTGAAGATTACAAAAAAACAAAAAGCGCTAGGCAAACAGCGTTAAACTTTGGAATAGACCATTCTACCGTTGACCATATTTTAAATTATAATAATGTACCTCGTTTCACACATAGACAAACTCTGGGAAAATCAATAAAAATTACAAAAAATGATTTTGTTAAAGAGTTTGAATCTGTTAAAGACTGTGCAGAATGGTTTGCAAGTCAATCATTTTGCAGAACAAACAGTCCGGAATCAGTAAGAACTTCATTAAAACAAGTTAGACGAGATAATAAATTATATTATGGATATAAGATAGAAGAGAATTAAAGAATAAGATATAGTCTGCGCTATTAGAAATAATAGATAACGCGATAGCAACAAAGAGCGTATCGAACTTGGCGATATTGATATAGACTTAGCCCCGTCTAAACGCGAACTAGTCTTTGAGAAAATTAGAGAAGAGCGTGGTCAGTTAGGATGCGTACAGGTCTGTACGTATGGCACAGTTACTTCTAAGGCAGCAGTGAAGATTGCTTGTCGAGGGTACCGTTCAGAAAAATATCCAAATGGAATTGAACTAGATGAAGCAGAATATCTATCGTCTCTAATTCCTTCTGAACGTGGTTTTGTCTGGCCTTTATCTGACTGCTTTTTCGGCAACGAAGAGAAGAAACGCAAGCCTAATAAAACTTTTGTCCAAGAGGTAAACAAATTCCCTCGTCTACAAGAAATCTTATTGAATATTTGCGGTCTTGTTACGCAACGAGCTATTCATGCTTCTGGTGTTAACTTTTATGGAGAAGACCCATACCAGACAGCGTGCTTTATGAAAGCTAAGAATGGTGCTATTATTACGCAGTATTCTCTGTCGGATGCGGAGTATTGCGGTGATGTGAAGCTCGATTTCCTTGTAACAGAAGTGCAGGATGTAATTACTCAGTGTCTTAATCTTTTACAGGAGAATGGTAAGATTGAAGCTGGTCTAACACTTCGTCAAATGTATGATAAGTACCTACATCCTACCGTGTTGCCATTACATGATGAAAAGTTGTGGAAAGCAGCTGTCTCTGGCAAAGTCTTAAAGTTCTTCCAATTTGATACACAGGTTGGCGGTCAGACTATTAAACTCTTAAAGCCGCACACACCTCTTGAAATGGCGAACTGCAATTCCATTATGCGTCTCATGGCTAGTGAACAAGGTGATGAAACGCCAACAGAACGATACAAGCGCATGAAAGATGATATGTCGCAATGGTATGCGGAAATGGATAGATGGGGTCTTTCAAAAGAAGAACAAAAGAGTCTAGAGAAATACTATCTTCCAACGTATGCGGCTCCTGCTCAGCAAGAAGATATGATGATAATCCTAATGGAAGTCTGTGGCTTTTCTTTATCTGAGTCGAATTTTGCAAGAAAAGTTTGCGCAAAAAAGAAGATGGACAAGATTCCTGAGCTGAGAAAAATGGTATTACAAGGTGCTCCAAACGAAAATCTTGGTAAATACATTTGGGAGACTGCTATCAAACCACAGATGGGCTATTCATTTTCTCGAATTCATTCTCTGGCTTATTCCTATATCGGTCTGCAAACGGTCTATTTAGCTACCTATTTTCCTGTCGTATATTGGAATACAGCTTGTCTTCGAGTCGATGCTGGTCTTGATGAAGATGCCGCATCTAACTATGGCAAAATTGCAAAAGCAATTGGCAATATGATTAACAACGGTGTTACAGTAAAGCCAGTCAATATCAACAAGTCTGGTTATCTATTTGAACCAGACGAGGAAGACAATGCTATCTTATATGGCATGAAATCGTTAAATGGAGTTGGCGGCGAAGTAGTTTCAAGAATTATTGCTAATCGTCCATATGATTCATTCCAAGATTTCTTAGATAAAAATAATGAAAATAAGACTACAGTATTAGCTCTTATCAAAGGCGGCGCTTTTGATTCTTTCGATAGCCGCAAAAATATTATGAAACAATATATTGAAATTGTAAGCAATCCCAAAAAGCGTATTACAATGCAAAACTTTAAATCTTTAATTGATTATAAGCTCCTTCCAAAAGAACTAAAGTTTCAGAAGCAAGTATTTAATTTTGATAAAACAATGAAAAAACAATGCAAATATACGGCAGAAGAATTTGATTTAAGCAAATCAGATATACATTATAAGTTTTATAATAAATATTTCGATACTGATAATCTATATATTAAAAATAATTCTATATGTCTAAATAAAAAGACTTGGAAAAAAGAATATGATAAAGTAATGCTCGCCGCAAAAAACTACATCCAAGAGAACAAAGAGGTTTTATTACAAAAGCTAAATAGGAAATTATGCTTAGAACAATGGAATACATATGCGGCAGGTACGTATTCAACTTGGGAAATGGATGCTCTTGGATATTACTACCACAAGCATGAATTATCAAATGTTGATAAATCTATTTATAATATAGTACCATATAATAGTCTGCCGACAACTCCGTCTACTGATTATGTATTTAAGCGTGGCGATAAAGAGATTAAAATTCCTAAGACCTATAGAATTATGGGTACAGTAGTCGGCAAGAACAATACAAAAGGACAAGTCGATATTCTTACAACCGATTCTGGTGTTGTAACTGTTAAGTTTGCATTAGATTATTTTGCAAAATATAATCGCCGGGTAAGTGAAAATGTAAATGGTGAAAATAAGGTTATGGAACAAGGATGGTTTCAAAAAGGAACACTAATTGTAGTTAATGGCTATCGTAATGGCGATATGTTTAGAGCAAAGAAATATAAGAAAACCAACTCGCATCAATTATATAAAATCACGAAAGTGAATAAAGACGGCACCATAGAAATGACCAATAATCGCTATGGCGAAAATGTTGACAATTAAATAAAGTTATGTTATAATATAGGAGTAAACAAAAGGAAAGGTTTGCTCCTATATTTTTGGAGGTTTAATGAAACCAATAGTAATTGGCATTTGCGGCAAATCGGCGGCAGGCAAGGATTCAACTGCTACTCGATTGGTTGAAGAGTATAAGAAGATTGGAATCCCAGCGAAAAAGGTAATCAGTTATACGACACGTCCTCCAAGAGAGGGAGAAATTGATGGCGTAAATTATCATTTTGTTGATTTGGAAACTTTCATTGAAATGCAATATGATAATAAATTTATTGAACATACTGAGTTTCGCGGTTGGCGATATGGCACTGCCATTGATTCATTCGATGATGATTGTGTAAACATCTGCGTTCTCAATCCTACTGGAATGGACGCTTTACATAAATACTATCGTCATACTCGTTCAATTGCGGTATGTGAATTATTTTATCTTAAAGTTCCGTTCTTTACGCGACTTAAACGTTCTATCAAACGTGAACATACTTTTAAATGGGAGTTTATCAGACGAGCGTTTGCGGACAATCATGACTTCCTAGATTACGATGAATATTTTGGATATATGGAACACGAACATCTTCTGCCTTATTGTCATGGCCGCATAGATTCTGTATCCAAAATTATGAATAATGATAGACTGATTTATGAAACTTCAAAGCTAAAACGTAAACATTTATCCAAATAAACGTATGGACATAAGTTTAGAAAGTTTATTAACCAATTTTTATATAAGAGAAAGAGGATAAAATGATTTTTCAAGTACGGCAAGGAGTATTTGAAACTAATTCAAGCTCAACACATACGCTAACTATTTGCTCAAAAGATGATTATGACAAGTGGAAACGCGGTGAAGTATTTTGGCTTGACAATGATTTGTATAAATTAAATACAGATAAGAATTTTGTTACCCCAGAAGAGCTAGAAGAGCTTGCGGAAAAGTACAATGAAAAACAGCAGAAGCGCATTGACGAAGGAGATAGGTTCGCTAAGGTGCTTGATATTGACAAGGTTCTCAATGAGCGTTCAGAGTACAATAATAGCTATTATGATACTGAGCGTAGTGCGCTTAAAGCATATACAACAGATGATTTCTATGTGGGCAATGACAACCTTGAAACTTATAGTAAAACTTTTACTTCCCCTTCTGGCGATGAAATGGTAGCGTTTGGAGCATTTGGATATGATTGCTAAAGATTGGAATATAACGGCTACGTGTTTTGACCCTCGCCCTTCCAATTGCGTTTCTTACAATAACGGTAACTATACAGTTACGTTATCTCTTGCAGACGGGACTATGATTCGATACAGCCAAGACGATAAATTAGTCCCGTCTTTTCCTGACTCTATGGACATTAAAATTACCAACTGCTGTTCGCTGAATTGCCGTTATTGTCACGAAAAATCGACAAAAGATGGACTGCATGGAGATATTTTATCAGACAGCTTTATTGATAGGCTCCATCCTTACACTCAACTAGCCTTGGGCGGGGGCAATGTCCTAGAGCATTCTGACCTTGTACCTTTCTTAAAGAAGTGTAAGGAACTAAAGCTAGTCCCGTCTGTAACAGTAAATCAGATTCATTTCATGCAACAGCATAAGTTTCTCAAGCAACTGACAGATGAAAAGCTAATCTATGGTCTAGGTATTTCTTTCCATCACACTGATAAGAATTTCCTACCCATGCTCCGCAGCTTTCCTAATGCGGTCATTCATACAATCGCAGGTATCACTAAGGAAAGAGATTATGAGTTCCTTGCCGACAATGGTTTAAAGATTCTTATTCTTGGATATAAGAAATTTGGTCGTGGAATTCAAGCCTACCAAGAGTCTTGCCAGCACATTGATTACAGTATCATGAATCTTAAACACCTTTTGCCGCATATGGTCAAAGAAAAGTGGTTTGATAGTATTTCATTTGATAATCTTGCGCTAGAGCAACTTGATGTAAAGAACCTTATGTCGCAAGATAAGTGGGATATGTTCTATATGGGCGATGAAGGTAGTTCCACGATGTATATTGATATGGTCAATCGTGAGTTTGCGGCGAATTCTACATCTGAAACTCGCTATCCTCTTTTGGACAATGTAGAAGATATGTTGAAAGTAATTCACCAAGAGAAGAAGGGAAAAGATATTGACTAAATATATTACAAAACGAAATGGAAATAAAGTAGAATTCGATATTTCCAAGATTGAAAATGCGGTATTTCGTGCGGCATGTGATGTTTCTGGTACTCTTGGATGGACATTGACGTTTTGCCATGAGGTTGCAAAAGATATTGCACATGATTTTGAAAAAGCCGAATATTATCATGACGGTATGACAGTAGAAGAGATTCAAGATGCTGTCGAAGAACTGCTCATGGGTGATTTTCCGCATGTTGCAAAGTCATATATGATTTATCGTTATGAACATCAGATTGCACGCCAAGAAAATTTTGAAGATGAATTACAGAAAATTGTAAATAATGATACTTCGAGTGCATATGCTTACGAAAATAGCAATAAAGATTTTACATCTGTTGCTATTCAGAGAGATTATATCGCTGGTATGATGTCAACAAAACTAGCTTTGAAATACGTTTTTCCAAATGACGTTGTGCAAGCTCATAAAGAAGGTTATTTATATATTCATGATTTAGATTATTCGTTCCAGCACACTTTAAATAATTGCGGATTGTTAAATCTTGAAGATATGCTAAACAATGGTACTGTAATTAGTGGAGTTAAAATTGAAAAACCACACTCTCTTTTAACTGCTACCACTATTGCAACTCAAATTATGATGCAAGTAGCAAACTTTCAGTTTGGCGGCCAAACAATTAATTTGGGTCATTTAGCTCCATTTGTAAGAGTCTCTTATGAAAAGTATTTACAGAAATACAAAGATTATGGTTTAGATGAAAAACAAGCAAAATCTTTTGCAGAAAAGGATACCAAGAAAGAGATTAAAGATAGTATCCAATGTCTTAATTATCAACTAAGTACATTGTTCAGCGCTGGGTCAGGTCAAACTCCATTCGCCTCTGTGTTTATCTACCTGAACGATAATCCTGAATATACAAAAGAGCTTATTGCACTAACAGAAGAGTTACTTGAACAAAGACTTCTTGGTATGCCTAATGAAGATGGCGTGCGCGTAACTCAGGCATTCCCCAAGATTCTGTATTGTTTAGATGAAGATAATTATAAACCTGGTACAAAATATTGGTGGCTTACAGCAAAAGCAGCTAACTGTTCTATTCATCGCCTTGTCCCAGATTTTATTTCAGTAAAAAAGAGCAAGGAACTAAAAGAAGGCTATGTTGTACCTAATATGGGTTGTCGTTCATTCCTCGCTCCTTGGTACGATGAAAACGGTAAAGCAAAATTCTGGGGACGTTGGAATCTTGGCGTTTGCTCACTAAATCCACTTCTAATGGCTTACGATAGTAACAAGGACGAAGATAAGTTTTTTGAGATTTTAAGGGATAAAGCAGAATTGGCGAAAAAAAGTCTTGAAGTACGAGCAAAACGTTTAGCCAATACAAAATCAGATGTAGCTCCTATCCTTTGGCAACATGGAGTCTATGCGCGCTTAAAACCAGGAGAGACATTAAAAGAAATGGTTTACAATGGTTATTGCTCTGCTTCTTTAGGCTTTATCGGCTTAGCAGAGGTAACACAATATATGAAAGGCGTTAGTATTGCAACACCAGAAGGTGAAGCATTTGCAACAAAAATTATGAGTTTCTTGAGCGATTTATGCGCTAAATGGAAAGAAGAAACCGGAATCGGATTTTCACTTTACTCAACCCCCTCAGAAAATTACTGTGGTAAGGCTTGCCACGCTGTAAAGGCCAAATATGCAGAACAATTTAAATCTGATTTTGGGGAAACAAAGGATTATTTAGAGAACTCCTATCATATTCCTTCGTGTGAAGAAATTGACCCGTTCTCAAAAATTACCATTGAAGGAAGACTACAAGCACATAGTCTAGGCGGTTGCCTAAGCTATATTAACTGCGCAGATATTACAGCAAATCCATCTGCTATTTATAAGGTGCTCGAATGTATCTATAATAATTGTCTATATTGTGAAATCAATGTTATTACTTCCTATTGCCATACGTGCGGACAAAAACAAACAATTCATGTCCATGAGAACGAAGATGGCAGCACTTGGTGGGAATGCGATAACTGTGGCGAAACAGACCAAAATAAAATGGATGTTGCAGCGCGTACGTGCGGTTATATCGGAACTAATTGGTGGAATAGTTCTAAGACTCAAGAAATTGCTAGAAGGTATTACAATTTAGATAATCATAAAATATAACAGAGGAAGATATGAAAAGAGCAATTCAGTATACTTGCGGTCAAGAAATTGGTCCGTATCATAATAAATATATCAAAGAAGCTGAACCAGATAAAGATTCAAAGCATCCCAATAGAAAAATTAGAAAAGCAGAATTTGAATGTGGCAATTGCGGTAAGCATTTTGTAGCAAGAATTAATAATGTTAAGAATGGGCATACTAAATCATGTGGTTGCAAGAACTTGGAAAGTTGTATTAAAACAATTCAAGAATACAACGCTTTAAAACTACCTCCTTGGAATCGAAAAGAATATATAAAAGGTCAAGTCATTGGAGATAATGGTGTTATATATATTCAAGAAAAAGAATCTAAGAGACATGGTCAGCAACAAGGAATGACACGGTATGCTGAATTTAAATACCCTATTTGCGGTAATCATTTTATTAGTATGATTGAAAACGTCATTTTAAACAAAGTTAAATCATGCGGACAACATTCTTCACTAGGAGAAAATAAAATCGCGATACTTTTACAAACAATGGGCATTGATTTTGAATCTCAAAAGTCTTTTGAAGGATTAGGTAAATATAGTAATCAGAGAAATAGATTCTTTTATTTTCCTTTCGATTTTTATATTCCAAACTTAAATCTATGTATAGAATATGATGGAATTCAACATTTTTCGTATCATGAAAACTCAGAAGATAGTTGGAATAATAAAGAGAATTTTCAAGAGACAAGAGAACATGATGAAATTAAAAATAAATATTGTAAAGACAATGATATTTACTTAGTTCGTATTCCATATATTGATTTTGATAAAATTGATGAAAAATACATTGAAAATATTCTATCCAATTATAGATTATACGATTATAATCATAACAATAAACGTGATATATATCAACAACTATACAAATAAATTAAGGAGTATTTTTAATGAGATATTTTCAAATAAGGTCAATGGACATTAGCAACGGCCTTGGCATTGGCGCTAGCGTCTTTCTATCTGGCTGTCATTTCCATTGTAAAAACTGCCACAACCGAGAACTATGGGATTTTAATAGTGGTAATGAATATACTAACGATGCTAAGAATAAAATCTTAAAAACTATCCAACCAAAATGGGTAGAAAGATTTTCAATTCTAGGTGGAGAACCATTAGAGACAATTAACTTAAAAGAGCTATTAGCTCTTATCGAAAATATTAAGGTCTTACGCCCTGATATTAAAATTTGGATTTATACTGGATACACATATGAACAGCTCCAAGAGAGAATCAAAAAGAATAAAGACGATTATTATCTAGAACCTATCTTACGACTTGCTGATGTTCTAGTAGATGGCCCATTCATCCAAGAGAAGAAAGATTTAACGCTTGCTTTTAAAGGCAGTTCTAATCAACGAGTAATTGACCTTCAAAAAACATATGCGGCAAATGACATTGTGCTTTTGGATATTTAAATTTGAGGGATAGATTTTGTTCTATCCCTCATTTTTTTTATTGACTTTTACCTTTCAATCTGTTATAATATAATAGAACAAAGAAGAGAAAGGAAACAGCTTGGACACTACTATTAACAATTATGAAATTAACAAACAAATGTATGCCAAAATTACGCCACCTTCACAGGACGAAGTAAATGCAATGTTCGTCAATATAGGTGCATGGCTTTCAACTCATCATAAAAAGCATTATTATATGCTACTTAACAATGAACTTCATTATTATACTACCTTCAACCTTAAAAACCCAAATTATGATAAGATGATTCAAGAACTCAAAGAATGCCTTGTGTTCCGTGGCCGTGTTCTCGATATTGAATATCAGCACGCCGAAGATACTTATCAGATTTGGATTAAAGAATATAAGACAGATAATATTTATATGTTTATGCTATTTGAAGCAGAAGATTTTGTGATTGAGGTGGAATAATGAATAAGTTAATTATAGCGGCATTTCCCGCAGCAGCTATTAAGTTTATGGTACAGGGTGACACAGAGCAAGTTGATTCACAGAAGATGTGTTGGTTTCCTGAATTTGAGGAAAACTTTACGCCATATCTAGAGAAAGAATATGCTATCCAAGAAATCTATGTTCTTGGACCTAAGAGTTATATTCCAGAAGTAGTAAGTAAAATCAAGGGTCTTACGACTCTACCCGTTATCGAGGAAGGTATTTAATTATGCGCCATTACGTTATCAAGAACACTGCCGAGTATCGTGTTGAGACGATTGAAGATGTGGTAGCTTTTCGTGAAGAGCTACAGAAGCAGGCCGCACAAGATGGTTATTCTCTATCTGCATTTAGCTATTCTGAGAAGCTAGTTAAAGAGCGCGGAGAGGTTGTAGATAATTTTTACGCTGTCAAGGCTGTTTTCACCGTCAATGATATGAAGGAGCCTACTCTTCCTATCTTCGATGTAGAGCTACCTTATGCGGCAGAATCTATGCGTTCTACTAATAACGATGATAGTGAGGATGATATTTTTGAGTAATTCAGAAACTATTAAGATTCGTTACATTGATTCCCCTGAACTAGAACAAAAAGATGGGTCAGATTGGATTGATACATATATCGCAGAAGATGTTTCAATGCAACCCGGCGAGTTTAAACTTATCTCTCTTGGTTTTGCTTGTCAGCTGCCTGATGGATATGAAGCTATTCTAGCACCTCGTTCGTCTACTTTTAAGCGCTATGGTATTCTACAGACAAATTCAATTGGCGTAATTGACAATTCCTTTGCGGGAAATGACGATATTTGGCTATTCCCTGCTTATGCCACCCGTCCAGTAGTTATCGCAAAAGGTACCCGCATTTGTCAATTTCGCATCCAGAAGAAGCAACCTAAGATTGAATTCAATCCAGTTGATAGTCTTACAGCTGAGAATAGGGGTTCTTATGGAAGCACAGGAGTATAAGGATGGCCTATATGGACAAGATAATTGAATCTACTATTAGAAAGCTAGAAACAGTTGCCATTGACCCGTATCCTACACTTAATCCTACTCTTGGTATTATCTATCGAGCGGATGATGCAGCCGCAGGCTCGTATCTCCGCTCTATTACGCGCAATGCTGAGAAATATAAATCAACTACAATTTCAGCTCAATGCGATACAATTCAAGACGCAAGTCTACAAATTCGCAGATGGTCACAAGACCCTAATGTCAACGGAATCATTCTTATCTCAGATTATGGCGAAGCGACTCAATCATTATATAATCTAATTCCAATGCGACTTGATATTGATGGTCTTTCTAATAAATCTGTGGCGCATCTATATGGTAGTAAAGACCCTATCGCATATCGTAAAGCTCCATGCACTGCTGTTGCATGTCTAAAGATTATTCAAACGCTTTACAACAATGACCTTGCAGGTCTTAATGTCGCCGTTGTTGGTAGGTCTATGCGGGTTGGGCGACCTCTTGCAGAGCTATTGTTGCAGCAAGATTGTACTGTAACATTTTATCACAGTAAAAGTAAATTTATTTCAACAGAAGGAATGAATAATTTTAGTGATAAAGATGTATTTGTTTCTGCTATTGGACAACCAAAGCATTTTAATACCTCTAATCTTGACGCATTTCGCTTAAACATTATTGATGTTGGCATCAACTATGACGAGCATGGTCATATTTGCGGCGATGTTGATTATGACAGTATTAAAGATTTAGCTGATTATATCACACCAGTTCCCAATGGCGTAGGTGCTGTTACAAATACAGTCCTATTTGCTAAGCTATATGCAAACAAACTTGACTTCACATGGATTGATGCTTAATGCGTCTCTTAGCATTAGACCAAGCTAGTAGGGTTACAGGAGTTGCTATTTTTGATGATGATGAGTTAGTCAAATACGGCACTTTTGAAATTAAGTCAAACCAAGAGCTAGGTAAAAGATTAACACAGTTTCTTGAGAATCTAGATAAGCTATATGCAGCATATCATTTTGATGCCATTGCCTATGAAGATATTCAATTACAAATGGGCAATGTAGAGACATATAAACGCTTAGCATATATTCAAGCTATGATTCTCTTTTGGTGTGAGAAGCATGAAAAGAATCTATATTGTCTTTCTCCATCACATTGGCGTAAGATTTTGAAAGATAAATATGGTATGTCATGGGGTAGAAAGAGAGCAGAGCAAAAACAAACTGCAATTGATTTTATCCAAGAGCACTATAAAAAAGAAGTAGATAGCGATACTGCGGATGCTATTTGTATCGGGTATGCGGCCAATATTGAAATCAATAAAAATAAGTCGGCTTTCTAAAGCCATAAAAAAAAGAGGGGTATTCTCAATTAAGAGAATACCCCTTATTTTATTTAATTAAAAAGGATTAGCATCAGAAATGCAGACTTGTAGACGGTCAAGAGCTTCGCCATACATGCCAGCGAAATCATCGCCACCGTATGTAGAACCGTCATCGCATACAGAGTTTAGCCAACCTTCACGGTCAACTGTCTGTGAACGATAGTATACTTGCTTATATTCTTCACCCTTTGGTGTAATATAATACATGCGAACACCATCAATCGCATGACCACCAATACCAGCGCAGCCGTTAACGAGGTCGTTTTTATTGCCCTGAGATACGTAGTCTAGCCAGCCATCCTGCTGAGTATGAACCTGATACTTGAGAGTACCACGGTCAGCCCAAGCGCATAGATAATCGTGCTTGCCGCAAGGAACACCAGCAAAGCCGTTGGAATCAGAGTTATTAAAATTGGTTACTGTATCATTCCAGCCGCCATTAAGGTTGCGTAGAGCATAATGAACATTAACAAGAGCTTTACCCTGCGGAGCCTTATTAGTAGGAGCAGGCGCAGGAATAGGCTTGTTTGTAGAAGGAGCAGGAGCAGCTTCGGTGCCGTTCTTCATTGCATCGTACCAAGACTGCGCTCGACTCATGTATTCGGCGTTTTGACTACCGGCTAGTTCGCCAGGACACGCCGTAGACGACCAATAGCGATGTGGGAAGACATTAACTAGCCACTGAGGACGACCAAGATTGTAATAGAGACAAAGAGCAGCGACTAGATGCGCACCAGACTCTAGAGCAGCAGGGAAGACAGTCCAAGGATTGCTGTTGTTATTAGCGTGCTCAATAGAGATAGTGTGAGTATTTGCATACCAATTGCCGCAAGCCCAAGCAGTATCCCAGTCATTGACCATTTGACCGATTTTACCATCAGCCTGAACCGCATAGTGCGCAGAAGTCTGTGAATGGCTCCATAGATTATAGCACTGGTCGATAGAAAGATTACCAGCCATATGATGAATAGTGATGCCAGTAATATTGGCACCTTCACGACCTGCGGTATAGTCACAAGGTAGAATCTTTGTTACGTCAGCTTGAATATTTTTCCAATCCATATTTTTTTCCTTTCTATTGGAAATAAAAAAAAGAGCCGCAAATGCGGCTCTTTTTATTTAACTATTTAGTCTTGCCGCTCATAAGATTCTTAAACTGTTCGTAGACAGCCGTGCTCGATAAGCCGCTCAAAATTGCTCCGACAATAAGTTCAAGAGTAATTGGAGTACCAGTAGTAATAGCAGAAACAACGCCAGCAACAAGACCAACAACGCCTACGATTAGAGGAATAAAGCGGTTAATAGAATCATTAGGAATAAGATTCTTGACAATATAGCCGACACAAAGACCAAGAACAAGAATTGTCGGCATCAGCATTGTAGAGATAGTTGATAAATCAAACATTTGTTAAATCTCCTATTCAGTTTTATAATTCTTAAATTCTTCAAGAATTTCATTAGCCTGAGCCTGAGATAGCTTAGGATAACTATTTAAAATATCATTAAGAGTTTCACCACGCTCAAGACGAATTCGTACTGCACTTTTAACAATTTTAAAAGCCATAGCTGATACTGCCATTATTATTCACCACTTCCTGCAACGATTTCAGATAACATGATAGTTAAGTCACCGATAGATGTAGTATTGGATTCAAGCTGGTCAGGACCATTTTCCATAAAGGCAGCCTGCTTTGCCTGCTTTTCTTCCATTTCCTTACGTTCTTTAAGTTCGGCTTCGGTATATAGAACGTAACGCTGAATATCCTCATATTCATCATATGCGTCCTTATGTTCTACATGCTCTTGGTCAATTACAGATTTGATTTCTGCACCATGATAAACATTGCCTTCGCCCCTGTCTACATATTCAAAGACACCAGCTTGGTCATCAATGACTTTTACGTGCGGGTCCTCGTTGCTTTCAATAAGCATTTGCGAGCCATCTTCAAAAGCAAATCGAATTACCTCATAATGCTTTCTTTCAGGAATTTCAGTTTGTTCCTCATGATGTGCGACAAATTTCTTATCAGACTTTAAATAGCCTTTTGTGGTATCAACGTCAGATTCTTTAATCTCAACGTCTTCCTCATTTAAAATTCTCATTTATACTCCTTTTATTTCCTAGGATTTTTATCCCTTATTGATATATATAGCTTTAATTTTAGCCCCATCTGGAATATTTACATAACAGATAGGCTGTAAAGCAACTTTAATTTTAACCGCAGCGCTCCAACTAGAAGCAATTGAATTATCATAATTATATATCCTGATACGAACATAACAATTATTATTATTCTTCATACCCATAATAAAAGAGTTAAGCGAAGAATCAGATGAACTTACAGATATAACGTTACCATTTGCAATCTGTGTAGAAGACCAAGATGAGCCACCATTTGTAGAATATTGCCATTCAACTTTATCAGAAGGATATAACGTACTAGAATTATCTACTGAAAAATTAAAACTTCCAGCAGAAGGAAAAATAACGCCAACGGGATTGACGACCGTTGGAGTTGTAGGTGCTGTATAAATTGTATTCGTACTTTGATGCGCGGATTGACCAGCAGAGTTATATGAATTAACTCTAAACTCATATTTATGATTTGCAGAGACGCTATATGTTGTACTAGTCGCTTTAGTATTTAAAATGTTTTTCCAGTCTTCGTCATCAATTCTTACATCAACACGATTACCTGTCGGATTACTTGTACCAGAACCATTATTTGTCCAAGAGATAGTGACAGTAGAACCAGATAATACTGCCTTTTGATTAGTTACTACTGGAGGTGTCGTAACAGAAGGAGGTGTAGCCGGAACACTAACAGTTGTGCTTGCAGAGCTATTGTCAAAGTGGCTCCAACTTGGGCCACCAGCACTAACTGCATATGAGCGCACACTTGTACTGTTTCCTACGTTATATGAGTGAGTCCAAGAAAAACTAGCACCATAAGGAATAGTACGATACATATATTGTCGCGTACCATTGCATTCAGTCCAAAATGTTTCAGTAGCACCACTATATGTGTAGCCATTATTTGTAAATGTGCCTGTTACATTTACAGTATTCTGATTTGCACTAGCAGAAACAGAATATCTACTTCCCATTCAGTTCCTCCTTCCATTTTTAAATCGTATTTTACTAATTATACATAAAAAATGGGCAGAACTATTTACATAATTCTGCCCAAAAATTTAAGCTACTTGTACATATCAATAATGGTAAAAATTATAATACTTTGCCCAAATATTTTAAATTTTTATCCATAACTTACAAGTGCTTGCACTAGGTTGAGTAGAAGAAATAATGACTTCCTCTGGTCGCCAAGTGTTAGTATTGTTATCTGTAAGAGCAATAGTCGCATTGCCAGATTGATTAAGAGTAAAACTACCCTTTGTAGCACCGTTCTGTGTGATTGTAATAGTACCATTACCAACGGAAGGAATTGTCGGCTTATTGGAAATTTCAGACCAAGAATATGAAGGTTTGCTCGAAGCCTTAGCCCATGAATATACATCGCTCGCTGGCATACTAGTTGGGAAGTCTTTAATCTGAGCTTTTGTATGCGTGTGCGAAGAAGCGGCTGCACCGACACTAGAAGCCGTAATGTTGATATTCTTGACCGCACTACCATCATATGCACCTTGAGAAGTACCATTTAAAGAAATAGTAAGGGCATTAGGATTCTTTAGAGAACTAGGAATTGTAGGAATAGTAGGCTTATTGGAAAGGTCATTATATGAGCCGCTTGTTGCAACAGTAGCGAAAGATGGTTTATTAGTAACACCACTCCAAGGGACTAAATCTGCCTGCCCTTTAAGATTTCCATGAAAACCATCTGGTTGAATAGAACCGACTAATATCTTACTATCACTCGTACCGCCTTGATTCTGGTAAAAATTCCAAACACCACCATATTCATGAAAATCAACATGGTAATGTCCAGCATAACCAAAGTCTACTCTATGGTAATATTTAGTCTTATCACCCTCACCAACCATAGTAGGCGTGACGAAATAATCAGTTGCGGCAATCTCTGGCGCTGTAAGCCTGCCCGTCATTGTGTCACCAGTTTTGTCTACTTTATCATCAAGCGCAGATTTAACGACCTTACTTTGAACTGGATTGGTTGAATCAGCAACAAACGATGCGTCTACAACTGTCTTGTTCGCGCCAGTAGCAACACTATCAAGTTTAGATTTATCGGCGGCAGACATAAGACCTGCTGCACGGGCAGTGGCATTATTATATATAGTATTTGAATCTGTAACATTAACAGAACTACCATCACTACCTTTGAGAGTAATTGTGCTGCCACTCTTGGTTAAAGTGTAAGTAGTATTTGTATTGATATTATCTTTAATTTGTATCAGAGAGGTCGCAGAAGTACCCATCCACATAGTACCAGTATCGGTAGCGACATATAACGCACCATCTAATACTTTGTTTTTAGCGGTGAGGGCTTTGATATTAGGTTCTTTATCTCTGATAAATTTTACTCTTGCTATCTTGCTCACGTCCTTTCTGAAATATTATACAATAGAATGCCAAGTTAAATCATCTGGCGTTAGAAAATCTGTGGACTCATGATATGCGGCAGACTTTAATCCAAATACTTGAACATTCTTTTCTTTCACTTTGATAGCACCATTGACTGTACCAGTAGTAATCTGAGAAGGTGTCAACATATCATTTGGTCTTACACCAGCAGCAGTAGCATCAACATATGCTTTAGTAGCCAAATCATTATCATCACTAATAGACTGATTGGCCGCATATTTGACCTTACCAGAAAGAGTTCCACCTGCCAATGGCAGATATTTTGCTTTCTCTTGGTCTGTATACGCCTTTGCATCTGTAAGGGCTTTATTTGCCTTACTTTGTGCATCTGTCGATGCTGCACTCTTGGCCGCTTTGATTGCGGTATCCATTTCACTTTTTGATGGATAGTTTGTAAGGTCAGTCTTTGAACCACCTAATTTCTCAAACTTCCCATTAATCCAAAAGTATTCAGTATATTCGTTTTCTGATTCAGTCAAATCAGGTAACATATAAATCGTATTATCTTCACCAACAGCAGGAAGAGTGGAACCTTTTGCCAAGACAATACGTTTAAGGTGCGGAGCTGCGGCAACCGCTTGCGCAATAGCAGTATCCATCGCGTCTTTTTTAACATAGTCTGCTGGAACTTTATCACTTGGGACGTTAATATCCCAATTAATATCAGATGCGTCTACAAGTTTGAACGTGCCATTATTCTTAGGCTTAATTTTATCAATAAGTTGAATTGGCATTATCTCACCTCCACCGTAGTTGCACCTAAACCAGCATTAGTTGATTTATAGATATTATAAGAAGCAGTATAACCACTTGAATTCTGAAAATCAAAAGTCTTTACTTTACTGAAACCGCCTTCCAAACCACCTACATAAAATACAGGAGTTCCAAAAGTAGCAGGAATAGCAAAATAAATATATTGTCCTGCATTTGCAGTTACACTCCATTGACCAGCGCGGTCAGGTACTAAATTTTTAGTAAAGCCTTTAATAAAATCCGCATCCATTTTAGAAGTATCTGTAATATTACTTACGCCATAGTATTTACCATTTAAGAAAGAAATAGTAGACTGCTTTGAAGCAACAGCATTGCGTTCGTCTATAGCAGTAAGTGTAAAAGCGGTTGTAGAAGTTAAAGGTTTTGTAAAAGCAATTAATGCGGAACCAGACTGCGTTTTGTTAATTTCAGAAGATTGGCCACTTGCTGTAATTGTCAATTTAGAAGGTTGCTTGCTTAAACTCCAAGAGAATGTTGCAGAGGAAAGCGAAGAACCTATTTCAAGCGCGCTGCTATTGTTTGAAAAACTATTAACAGACATCGCTTTATAAAGTGTAAGTGTACCGTCAGAGGTAATATCAAAATCAGTGCCGGGTTTGATAATACCTGCGGCAGAAGCAGTGGCGACTTTAATATCGCCACTGCCATATTTGATATTATTTTTCATAATGCTCTTGGAATCTGAAAGAAAATAAATACCATTTGGGTCTATTCTATTCAGTCCAAGAGCATCATACTCTGATTGTACACCTGTGTAAAATTTAATATCCGCAGACATACAATCTCCTTAATTTAATTTAAATTAGAGCGTCTGCCATTCAATTAGGCCGTTAGCATATTCTTTGGCAGCAGCCAGAGCATTATTAGCCTTGGTAGTAGCATCATTGGATGCAGCGTCAATAGCTTCGCTCTTCTTTGTGTCAGCATAACTCTTAGCTTCAGAAAGAGCGCCAGCAGCGGCACCAGAAGCATCAAAAGCACCACTGTTCTGATAGGCAGCAGAACCTAGACCCTTAACGGCAACGTCTGTACCCTTGACAGAGATTGTGCCGTTAGCGGTACCAGAAATAACGTCAGCAGCCTGAACAGCAGTATCAGCTTTTGTACCCTGAGCAGCGGTAGCGAAAGCACCAGTAGCGGCATACGCGGCAGTGCCTAGACCGTGAACCTTAACGGAGGAACCCTTAACGGAGATAGCACCTTTGACAGTACCCTCGACAACATCAGCAGCCTGTAGAGCGGTATCAGCTTTAGCACCTTGGGCGGCAGTAGCATAATTCTTGGCTAGACCATCAGAATAAGCCTTGGCATCTTTAAGAGCCTGGTCAGCCTTTTTACCAGCTTCGGTAATAGCAGCATCCTTAGCAGCGTCAGCCTTTGTGGTGGCATCTGTAGCAGCAGCAGAAATAGCAGCATCCTTGGCGGCATCTGCCTTAGTCTGAGCGTCAGCAGCAGCTTCACTCTTAGCAGTAGCAATAGCACCAGTTACTTGTTCCTTAGTGAAGTAATTGCTAAGGTCTGTATCAGAAGTACCAATGCGCTCAAAGGCACCATTGATAAGCATATACTCAGTGTATACAGACTTATTAGAACCTGCGGCATCAGCGCTGCCAGAATCAGGAACCATATAAATTGTATCTTCATTGGCAGCAGAAACCTCGGGGAGCTGAGCAACGATTTCACGCTTTAGGTGATGTGCATTAGCTACAGCAGAAGTGATGTGGCTATCAACTTCTGTCTTTGTATAAGCATCTCCGATACCATAGCCAGCAAGAGTGGTAGCCTTGTTAGCTTTCTTATCAATTTCTGCCTGTAGAGCGGTCTTTGCGGCAGATACCTGATTGGTAGTCTCAGTCTTAGCAGCTGCGATAGCTTCTTTTTTCTTGGTAGCAGAATCAGCCTTGGCATCTTCTAGAGCCTGATTAGCCTTGGTGGTAGCGTCTGCGGCAGCGGCATCAATAGCAGCCTGCTTAGCATCAGCTGCAGCTTTCTTGATAGAGCCTGCGCCCTCACCGTTAATAACGCCAATAGCAGCTTCATTAGCAGCAGCCTTGCCCTCGACAGCGGTAACGCGGTCAGCTAGAGCGCCGGTGTTAAGATTAGCAATAGTAGTCTTAACATAGTCGGCAACAGACTTAGCGGTAGCAAGCTCAGCGGCAGTGCTAGCATCAGAGATAGCAGTAGCCTTGGGAAGAACTACGGTCTGGAAAGCAGAACCATCATAGAAACGAACTTCGCCAGTAGTCTTATGGACATAGAGAACGTTCTGTTTAGCTGTATCAGTTGCAGGGAAAGCATCAACAGTCTTGTAAATGCCACCAGAGAAGCACTGGTCACCCTTAAAGATTTGGTTGACACCGTTACCGATAAAGTATAAAGTATTGGGGTCTTTTACCGCAAGAGAGTTATACTTTGCAAGGTCGGTAGCAATAAATTTTACTTGTGCCATGTAATATCCTTTCTTTTACATATTGCAATACATATATGATAAGCGCATTTGCGCATGTAACCAATTAAGATTCCAACTGATTCCATTCAGTTAGATTTGAAACCATAATATATTCTTTTGTGGCCGCAGACCATTTATAAGTAGCTTTGTCGGCAACATATAGTGTCTTTGGATTCCCTTCTTTTGGAAAATCTAGAACATCCGTAGCAAATACGATAGGCTCTAAATTATCTGGAGTCATTTGCTGCCAAGAGCCATTAGAAAAACTCCACATGACATTTGTAGAAGTAACGTAATAATATCCTTCAATGACGGCAGTATATTTGATTCTGTCTTCTTCTGTGGCAAATGTTTGAATTGTCTTGAATGGATAGCGACCGCCATTGAAATCTAGACAAACTGTGCCGCTGTCCGTTACAAAAATAATATTGCCGTCACGCACGGGAAGTTTTGAAAGATTCTTCGCGCTAACAGTGTAGAGGTTAGTATAAGCCATTTAATTACCCTCCCCTACAAGTTTATCGAAGTCTACCATTTCAAGATGCGGAGTTTGAATATTTCTATCAATATATTCTTTAATTGTAGGAATATCATCTGTAAACGTAATGCCGCACTTATCAGCATCTAGTTTTGAATCAATGCGGGCATCGACAATTGCTAAAGATTTCTTAGCTTCTTCTAGAGCTGCATCGGCTTTATTGCCAATTTGCTCAACACGTTCCATAGCTTCGGTAGCCTTTTTTGCCGCATCGTCTGCCTTGTTAGCAGCCGCATTAGCTGTATCTACCGCTTCTTTTGCATCGACTTTTACCTTGCTAAACTCAAGCAGCATGTCTTCAAATTCAATTTTCTGGGCAACCATCTGCTTTTTCATTTGGTCACCAATGCAATTTAGACGAATAACTGCATTCTGAAATAGCGTGAAATCATCAGAAACTACAAAAGAAGAACCGTCATTTGGGTCTGATAAAACGTGTACGATGAAGTTTGTAGATTGAGCAATTGAAACGCTGTCTACTAACTCAATGCAGCATAGAACATCGCCTTCGAGCAACATAGCTTGCGGCCATTTGATTTCCCAGATAATCGGGTCATCATTTGTCTGCGTAAAGACATTATATCCCTTAATCTTCTTTTGGCGATGGAACCAGCTCAGATATACTTTAGTCTCAGGAGTAATTTGAGCAGCAGCTTCTTGGTCAAAAATAATTCTAAAAGTACGACCGTTTGCATCCGCGCCACCAGCTACAATAGGGTCTTTAATATCTTGGTCAAGAGACTTTAAATTGACTGTAACTGTTTTCAATTCCTGACTCATTTATTCACTCCTTTCGTTGTTCTTTTGGCTTACAATAAATTGTGGATTGGAAAGATTGATTCTCGGTAGCTCGCGTATCTCTTCCATTAAGCCATCAATGAATGAGTTGCCGCCTGCTGCTTTATAATATAAATATCTACGCTCTAAGGATTCTAGATTAAGGTCATCAATAGCCTTGATTTCATAGCAAAAATAGTGATGCTTGTCAATGATATAGCTGCGAGAATTTTCCTGCAATCTTTCAAGAGTAAGTTTTTCATGCTCTTGGAGTGTTTTAATATCATTCGATTGGTTGCTAATTTCTTGGCTAAGTTTTTTAATGTCTGCTTGCAACGAAGCAATACTTTTCATAATCTCAGAGTGCTTTGTATCTTTAAGTGTCTGATAGTTGAAATACTTTTTTAATTTATCATACAAATATTCCAATAGCTCACTTAAAAATTTAAAAGCGACAGCTAAAGTCACAACTAGCACAACGATAGCCCCGAAAGAGTATTGCGATACTAGTTGCGACAAAGCATCCATTCTCGGCAATATCCCTTCTTCTCTACATAATCTAATATAATATGAAAATAATTTATGTTTGATTTTAGGAATTTGCCCATAAAAAAAAACAAGGGAATCTATAATATATATAGATTCCCTTTAAATAATTTAAGCCGTTCTATACCAAATGAAACAGGTCGTATAGGGCGGCAAGTTATTGTGTGCTGTCCCACCACCAGTACGCTTTGGTTCATTATTCCAATCTGGATTACCATTATTCCACGCAGGGGAATTAGTTGCAAAAAGTGTACGATTTGTTGCTGCATTTCCACCGTTAATAACAGCAACAACAATGCCATGTGTGTGAGAGGGCATTTCATCAACTGTTAACGTATGCTTTGCTTCTCCGCCTGTTTGTTTTGCAATATCAGCACCATAGAGGAAAGTCTTAATCTGTGTCCATGTACCACCAATAACATCAGCAGGTGACGTTTTATTCATACTTTGATAAATTGAGCCTACTGGATATATAATATCCAATAAGTTTACAAAATTACTCATTTATATCCTTTCTAATTTAATAGAAAGAATATTATAAAATCTTCTTAGGCTGTTCTCTTATATACATTTATAGAATAGTGATATGGAATGTAGTCTTGCCCACCTCCAGCCATTGAAATTGGACTATTTGTTCCTTCTAATTGCCAACTCCATCTGTTGTCAATACAGTTCCAATTACCCTGATTACTTGGTAAGGCAAGAGTTGTTGGAGCAAAAGTATAATGTACATTATGTTTATGCATTGGCATTTGTTCAACAGTAATAGCTTTATTACCACCAAAATTTCCAACGGTAGAATAGTCAGAGCCACTTGCAGCAAGCACAGCTCCTTGAATTTGTTCCCATGTGCCGCCCACGCTATCTGCGGGCGAAACTTCGGATACACTAAAATACAAACTGCCTACTGGATAAATAATATCAAGAAGATTTACAAAATTAGGCATGATAAATCACCATACCTAGAACAGCCATTGAAGAAGAAGCTACATTACTATAGCCCCCCCCCCTAATAACTGTGATTAGTCATTAAGTTTTTCATAATATCCTTTCGTTTAGATATTATGATTTTAAATTTTAAGCAGTTCGTATCCACACTTTACAAGCATACGAATAAGGATAATAATCCTGCCCACCACCAGCATTACCAGTATTGCACCCTTGAGGATAATTTTCCGCGCCAGCACTGCTTGAATCTGCACTATAGTCTTTACGAACAATATCGGGATTACCAGAATTTGCTGTAACATACTGAGCGTGTGCGTGAACTGGCATCTGTTTAACGCTAATAGTCTTGCTACCAGTATAGCCTGCTATATCATCATATGCGGCCAAACATGCGCCATCTTTAATTTGAGTCCACGTACCGCCAATAGATGTTGCAGGAGAAATAGTGCTGGTGGTGATATATATACTGTTTACAGGATAAATAATATCTAGAAGATTTACAAAATTGCTCATTATTCAACCTCCTTATTTGGGAGGTTATCTAAAATCATAATATCAAATTGATTTATAGATTCTAAGCTACCGCAGTAGCCCCCCCCCCCTAGAGAGGTCAATTCATTAAACTTATTCACATAAAACTCCTTTTCTTTCTCAGAATTATATTCTATATCTATATGAAAAAAGGGCAAAACCCCTAATAGGATTTTGCCCAAAACTATATTAGATTTTAACCCATAGTTTAATATGCTTTTCTGTAGGTGTATCAGTACCAACGTATACAGTACCAACATCATCAGCAAGTTTTGAATTAGTAACAGCTTTATCTGCAATTTTAGCAGACGTAACTTTACCGTCACCAATAGTAGTAGTCATTGTAATAGGATTTACTGTATTAAAACTTGTGGTAGATGTTGTAATATCTCCATTCAGCGCAACTGTATTATTAAATTTATTAGCTGACTGAGCATTGGTTGCGCTAGTAGCGTTTCCTTCTACGTTGCCGGTTAAATTACCAACAAATTTTGTAGCATATACATAGCTCCATTTTGCATTAGAAGTACCAAGAGTATAAGAGTTTGTAGTGCTAGGAACGATATTCTTACCCGTTAGCGAACCTGTCAGTGTGCCGCCAGATAGCTTTAAATAACTCGTATCGTGATTGTGGTTAGCAGTTGCAGCGCCGATATTAGCACAAGTAAGATTGACATTACCTGTGCGATAATTGCTTTCTGCATTGCCTTTAACGCCAGTGACCTCGCCAGCAACTTGCCATGTGCCATCTCCGCGAAGGAACTTATTCTGACTTCCAGCAGCAGGAGCAGGAACAAGGCCAGAGTGACCAGCCGCATTAGCAGTAGCAGCTTTCATGACTTCTGGTTTAGTTGTATCTATATCAAACGAAACATTAGCAGAACCATTAAAACTAAATGTCTGTTTATGCGAAGCTGATGTAGTCCCATATGTCACTCCAACACTTAAACTATGACCAACTTTACCAGCAGTAGTCGCATTTGTAGCATTATCTGCATTTGCGGCATGAGTTGCTTCAAGCGCTGTACCAGCTTTGTACTCTTGGTATCCTGCATCAGAATTTAACCTAGTGTCATCAACGACAATATACATAACGCCAGTATCATCTTGGATAACGCTATCGCCAGTCTGTACTTGCGTATTAGTTAATTGAAAACGTGCAGTTTTATTTGCAACATGGACTAATCGTTCTAATGCACCATGTGGAATTGTATTTAAAGGTAACACTCCAGTGACACTTGCGGCATCAATTGATGGAATTGTAATAGAAATATTTCCAGAACCATCAAAATTAGCACTACCCGTGCCACCATTATTACCGCCTTTAACACTAATTGAACGTGCGGTCTTTAACTTTGTAGCAGTATCGGCATTACCAGTAACGTTACCAGTAAGTTTTCCAGTGAATCCGCCATTGCCAGTAACCCTACCTGCGAAAGTCGTAGGAGAGGTAACTGATTGCGCATTAGAAGTTGTCTTATCTAATTTATTATTTGCGTTATCATTAACAGCCTTTACTGCTTTTGGTGTCGCGGCAACAACACCTGTTGCAGCGCTATTTGTTGCATCTATAGCGTCTGAAAGCCAAACTTCACCACGCTTATTGTTGGTAGCATCTGGCGCAACGTAAATCGGCCTATATGTTTTAAGCGTAGGGTCATAGACCTTTGCAACAAAATTATTTTTCATTGTAGAATCATTTGGATTACCTTTAGCCATCCGCTACCTCCTTACTCATTAGCATCTTTATAGATAACGTCTACAATTGTCTCTGGCGGCATACTCTTCTCAAAAGTAAATTTTAGCTTTGAGCCAAAATTACCGTCAAACTCAAGTATACCTGTTTCATTTACCTTATATGAAAACTCACTCTCATTCGTAGTGATTGTAACATCATAATCAGGAATTTGCGGAAAAAGGAGAAGTTCTTCTTTTCCTTCATTTAACGCACGATATTCAGAATATGCAATAGGCTGACGCTTTGGAATCTGAATGCCAATATGTACATAAAGATTGCCTGCGCCAGCATTAAATGTATGACTTGATTTTATGGAAAATGGACCTTTAATTTGTTCAAGTTTCATGTCTATGCTCCAAACTGATAGGTACTAGACCAATAGGAAGGAATTGCATTATCTGAAACTGTTACAGAATTCTGCAAGAAAGCAAGACCTTCTGATGTTAAAGTTTTAAGGCTCTCGTAACTGGCGGCACTTTCATCCATTAGCTTTACATCGCGCATTCCAGTATCAGCAATTTTACCAAGATAATACCACGTGCTTAAATTATAATCGAATGCATAAAACTCTTTATCGCTCTTGGCATCATCCTGTGGTTGATACGTAACAATTTTGCCTAGATTAGATTGACCTCCGGGCTGATTTTGCGCACCAGTAAGACCAAACGGGAATTCACGATTTAAATAAGTAATAATATCTGCATCAGTAAATCCTGCGGCAGTTAATTGTGCTTTAGTAATATTAAAGCCAATTAAAATACCAGCTTGGTCTTTAATAGTACCAAGGTCTTTCCAGTATACGTCTACACCATAATCAGGAATAGAGGTATCATATTTCATTGCATCGTTATTTGAAATCCAACCATCTGTCGCAACTTTGACGCGATGCGATGGGTCACTATAAAGAACGAATAGATGCCAGTCAGAAGGACGAACTACAAGATGTTCAATTGAATTAATTGGTTCACTAACTTTAACGGGGTTTGGATTACTGTTGTATTTTACCCAAATATTCTTATCAGCATTGATACCTTCGTCCATATAAATTGATTGAACTGTGGTAATCTTATAGTTCTCGCCACCATCAGAGGTTTTTAACGTAATTTCCTCGCCAGTATTGAATACAAGCGTGGTTTCACCAATATCATTAACACGTGCGGCAGTTAAGAGTTTTAATTTTGCTGGGCTGATTTTATCGCCAGTAGTCGTGTTAATTGTAATCTGACCATTTGCTTGATTAATTGTAATGTCTTTAACCCAAGTAAGCTGTTTATCAACCGAAGTGGTTCCATCGTTGAAGGAGCACACAAAATGACCAGTATTTTCATCTAATGTAACTGAGCTAATCCAACGAATGTGACCGATTTTATTCTTGCCGTCATTTGATAACTTGCCGCCATCTGTTCCAGCAAATGTGCCAATAATATCGCCATTGTCTTGAACCTCAAGACCCTTAACCCATGTAAGGTCTGTCTCATATGCAGGCGAATCATTGTTGAAATCCATCTTGAAATGGCCACCTGCGGCACCATTGCCAGTAGATAGAGCAACGCCTGTTACCCATTTAATTTTTTTGGTAAATACAGTGTCATCATTGTGAGTATAAGATACAGTTAAAGTACCTTTATCATCAACGGTAATATTTTTGATGATATTAAAATCACCCAGATAAATTAAAATAGGGTCTGGATTAACCTGTTTATCATAAATATATAATTCATATACTACAATTTGACGATGTTTAGCAATATCGTCTTCCATATTGGGATAGCCAGATTGACCAACAGTAGCAAGACCAGTAGTAGGATTAACTGTGATATGCTCAGTAGCATATACTTTATTACGTAATTCTTCTTTCATCTCAATAACTTTGAGATTACGAAGCGTATCACCTTTTAAGCCTTTTGGAATGCCCATATCCCAGTATTCCCAGAATGGATGGGTCTTATCATCAATGCGGCTAATAGAAGCCATATCAGCGTCTTTCTTGATATTACCCGCCGCATCATATTGGGAAACTGCATGAGCTTTATAGTCAATAACTGTATATGGGAACTTCATTCCTACATAGAACCAAGAATCCGCGTCTTCATCATCCTTGCGAATATTAACCCATGTATATTCAATATCATCATTAAAAGAGGTTCCATCTTTGCCCGGAACTAACGTGCGATTTTGAATATTGAATTTAAAATCTTTTTTAAGCGTGCCGCCAACATCTTGCCAATTACCACTAGCATCTTGTTTCCAATTGGTAACAACAGTGCCGTCAGCGTTTTGGCTGACTGGGTAGCGGCGATAAGTGTTCTCTTCAAGAGTCTTGGTTGAAATCTTTTCTACGTTATCAATTGTGTCTACTTGAAAGAAAGGTGTTCCGCTTGACGGACCTATGATTTGAAATTTATAAATTGCGCCACCCATAGCATTTTGATAATCTAAGCCGCGCATAAAGACTTTACCGTTATCGGGATGGTTTTTATTTTTACATGAAATAATAGCGTGCTCGCCATACCATACCGTTCTATAATTTTCAGCCATGCTAAAAGCATTTATCATATCTTTTACTGATAGAAAAGCTGCTTTAATCTCAAAAGATTTGCCAGCATGTGAAGCATATAAGCTATCTATTTTCAAGCACCCCCTCTAAAAGATTTTTAACGTATTCTTGATTAATTTTATCATATTCAGTATATGGAATTCTAATAAGTTTAATTCCATGAGCTTCGCAGTAATCATTTTTACGTTTGTCATATTTCTGGACTCTAAGGAATTCTTTTTCTCCACCAAATCTTTCTACTGGTTGATAATGCTGAATTCCATCTAATTCAATGCAAACATGTTTATTATTGATATATAAGTAAAAATCGAAGCGTAACTTTACACCAGAATCGCCAACCAGTCCTTCAAAACTATATTGAGGCTCAAAATCAATTCCCAAAGTTGTCAAAGCATTATAAAATTTACTTTCACCTATTGACATACTTCGTCCATTTGCATAGCCATATAAAATAGAAGATAGTGTACTATGAAAAGGTTTTCCGACAGGATTAAAATTTGCATCTAACAAAATAAATTGACCTCTTCTACTTACATCATTTTCTTTTGTGGTTTCTTTTAAAAATTTAAAAATAGTACCATTCTTTGATGTAATAATATCTCCACTATGATATTTTGTATTTATTTCAGTAATACGAGAACCTTTACAGTTAGGACATGTCTGATTTCTATTTACCACGTGATGAAGATTAGCACGATATTTCTGATGGCACAAGCCACATTCAACAATTCCATAGTGATTATAGCCATCAACTCCTAAATCTTCAATAAAAATTGAACCATATTGATTTAATACTTGGCCTTTGACAAATTGATTCCTGCGTTTAAGACCAGTATTTTTGTGTCCACATTCAGGGCATACATGGTTCGCTTTGACTTTTTTGACTGGCGCAATATATTTTTTACCACATTCACCACAAATGAAATATGCTTTTCTTGGACTATTTTTTTCTTCTGTGTCGTGCATATATACACAACCTCTATTACCTAAATGTTCACCATATGCATAAGGAATATTGTGGCGTCTAGATAAAGGTTTTGGAGCCGCGTTTTTTAGTTTTCTAATCTCTAGCACATAACCCGCTAAAACAGAAACGTCTACCATTTTATGCTCCTACCTCTTCTGTGTCTTTATTGGAGAATTCATAGTCTACTGTGAAAGAATCATTAAAATCACGAGCGACTACGCCAAGAGAAGAAACAGGAACTTCTGATAGCTCATAGAATCCACTTGGTCCAATTTTAATCTCTTCGCCGTTAATAGCCATCATCAAACCAGAATGGCCCCAAACACCAATCCTATCTAGATTTGCATTTGAATTCATACTATTGACAAGATTGTTTACTTTATAAAGTTCACATACAGTTTTATCAATATCTAGTATGCGGCCATATTCAGTACCGTTCTGTGTTGTGTGCTGAATGTTATAATCCTCAGATTGTCTTGTCATAGACAAAACAATAGATACAAAACCTTCTTCTATTGGTCTAAAAATCATTTCAAATAAGCCGTATCTCTCGCTAACATCAGTTTTCCATGATGCTGCAAGAGCTACGATGTTACGTTTATCTGTTTGTTCATATCCTGCGCCACCTGTGCCAAGATAATATTTTTTATCTGTTTCTCGATAATACAATGCACCATTGATATTGCTTTGCCCATATTTAAGAGGAATCATGGCATTTATGCTGCCATCTTTTTTCTCATATAGAGCAACATTATATACATTAGTCCCGTCTCCACCAGCATTAACATTAACGGTCTTGATATACTGATAAGAACTTTGGCTGGTATCCTTATTTTTCATCAGTTTAATAGTGAATTCCATAGCATAGTTCATATCTTGTGGAATCTTCACTTTTAAGTAATAATCTTGACCTTTTGAAAACTGCTCGTTGGGAATGATAGCAACATCTTTGAAACCTGTATTTTTCTCGTCTAAGCCAGTAATATCAATGTTAGAGCTTACATATGCTTTTTTGAAAGACATACTTGTAATACAATTACTACTTGCACCAGCATATCTATACTGACCAATATTTGTGACTGCCAAATTCCCTCCTTTTATCTCTAAAAATATAACCTAATATAAAATAAAAAATAGGGCAAACCGATTATACGGTTTTGCCCTATTACTAGAATCTCTCTATTGACTGATTGCACGATACAGTCATTGCATTGCCCGGCCCAAGAGGAATAGAAATTGTATTTAAATTATAGTCACCATATGTATTTGTAGAAGTATCATTTAATTCAACTCTAGAATTAGGCTCTAGATAGAAAACTGGCAGTCCAGTAATTGATACTGCATTTTGATAAGTAGTATGTAGATATAACTCATACTTTACTTGGTCAAAAGCGCCATTCTTATAACCGCCAGTAGCAAGATTATAAAAAATTTCACCACGTACCTGAGTATATGGCATACCATTATCTTCACATTCTTGCTGCTTTGTCCTGCCCTTATCATCTTCATCAGCATTGATAAATACGATGTTTGGAATTTCAGGTGCAAACAGGCAATTCACAGTATCAGATGACACTGCATCTGTTCTGCGGCCAATAGCAGAAACAGAGAATTTGCCTAAATCAGACGTTGAGGAATCAATAAAATCTAAGAAGTAATTACCATCCGTCAACGAAGACGTAAGCAATTCTGCATTTTCTTTTTCTCCAATAAACTTCTGCTCTACAAGGTCATAAACTTGCGGCCAAAACGCATCAAGCTCTTCAAAATAATAATCAGTATCTATTCTACAATTATGTGCATATTGTAGAACATCTCCTTGCCAACCAACAATACTATCAATCTTCGCATAATAATTACCAGAGTCAATACCATTCTTTTTAGCTAACATACCTTCAAGATAAAGCTCAGTGCGCCAGTCTTTAACAAGATAGCCTCCATTGACTATTGGAGCTGGTATTGGCTTAGTTTCTTCTTCTTTAGTTTCCTCAGAACTAGTTTCCGCAACAGTAGATACTGACAATGTGTCTACTGTTGGATAATATGCGGAACATTTTAAAGACTTATATGTATCATCTTTCCAATAGTAAGCAAACTTATTTGTGGCATCGAAATAAATAGTATTAAATTCACCAATAGAAGGAAAATCATTCTTCGTTGTATACACAGTAGGAAATGCGGCCTTTATCTCTTGAGTAGACTCTTCCGTATATAGTAATAAATTATAATATGTATTATAATAATTATTACCACGTTCATCTGACGTAACAGGTAGGGGCTTGCGGTCAATACAAAGGTGATAACGAACATCTACTTGCTGTTGGCTATTTGTACCTTGACGTTTACCTTGAATAATAAAATCATTTTTAATATTATTAAACTGAGGTGTTTTACTAATACTGATAATATTATCTTTATCGCTAAAAGTATATACACTTTTACCTGTAGTCGTTTCTACAAGATAATCGTGCTTCTTCATATCATTGACTAAAGTTGTTGCTTGCGTAGTATTAAGATAATTCTTAACTTCCCTAAAATGAAATACACCAAATTCATCATAGAAATATTCAAAATTTCCAAGATAGCTTTTAATCTTATCGAGTACAGATGTTACACTTTCGCCAAGATTAGCAGACAGCTCAGAATCATATACAAAATCATCATAAACATAACCGCAGTCTTGACCGCTTAAAATCTCAATAGTACCATCTTCTAATGTTTCTGGCTTGTCAATATATGCCGCATACCATACAACTCCTGCGCTACCGCTTTGTTTAGGTACAAGATACAACGGATTAGAACCCGTCCATTTCATTACTCTTTTAATGCGGCGAGGTACATCTTCAATAACAATATTATTTAAATCTTCGCCGCCATAATGATTTACTAGCTCTTTAATAATATCATAAACTAATACCTTTTTAGTAGCGTATGCGCCACTTGCGTCCTGCGTATCCATTTCATCAAAGACAACTGCGGCAGGTAGCGTTCCAGAAACATCACCAGATAGGCCGCACATTTTATCTTTCAGTGTCAGCTGTAAAGACACCGCAGATGAAACAGAAGATGATGCACTTGCACTTGCAATAAAGAAAACGCCTTGAGGAAACCATAAGATAGGATAATCTAAAAATTGATTACTGTGGTTTTCAACGCCAATTTCAATAAAAATTTTCTTATTGATTGCAAAATCATATGACATGTTTTCAATATCATATTCACCACTATCAATAGATGCAGTCAATGAGCAAGTGCGTCTAATAGACGAAGAACCGTCTTTAGAGAGACTACCAGACGCAATAACGCCTTGAATCTCCTTTAACGGTTCTTCGTTCCAATTGAGAAGGGTTAGCCGCACATACTGTTTTTGATTTACAAAATTATCAATAGTCTTGAGAAAATTTCTACGCTTTAATGCACTATTGGCATCTTCATAAAAGCTGTCATTTAAATAAGGATACGTCCTTCTCATTTTCCCTCCTATTGATAATTATTAGTCATTACAGTGCCATAATAGTTAATCATACCTTCTACTGGCATTGCGGCAATACCAATACGCTCTGTCGATGTATTTCCATCAATCGTATCAATTGACGCAAATGCGAAATCATACCATTGATAATTATAATATAATTTCAACTCATTGTTAATATTGTATACGGTATTTAAAACAGGTTTTTTAATTTCATCTATTGAATTATACATTTGAGTGCCAGAATCCATGCCAATAGAATTCCATGCTTCATCAAATGAATCTTGCGGCTCTTGTTCATCTTGAACAACTGAAACTGGTTGTTTCGTATCAGTATTATCTATGACAGTAAACCAATTAAGAGCTGTAACGCTGGTTGCGCCAACAGACGAATCAAGTCTAAATTCATTCTCTTGGAGATACTTTTTCTTATTTGTAAGTTTCATTCGTATACCCAAGAAACATATATCATCTACTGGAACGTCTCTGAGCATATGCAAAACGCCTGTTCCACCGACAAGGTAATTCTTATATTCATCTTCGTTATGATACTTGATACTAGCAACCGCATAAGGAGTAACATCTAAACAAATGCCTTTCCAATATTTCATGCGCTTACTAAAAAGCATAACATCACCATTCATTTGAATAAAATTATATTTATTTCTAATCTTATTGCCAAGATAAGCGTTCGGTTTAAATACGCCACTCTCCTGACCTACAAGTGTGCGGTCAATTGATGCACCAGACACGGCTTCTTTTGCGCTAGAACGTTCTTTATAACAAAGTGTATATTCAACAGTAACTACATCGCCGATTTGGAAATAAAGACCAGTAACATCTAGCTTATTTGGAATTTGGTAATAACCACGTTCATTTACAAAGATATTATGGTTACCATCACTACCACGAGTGATAACGCCAAAATAATATCCACGTTGAACCTGATTTTGATTCAACATTTCAGCAAGACCATTTGTATTTTCAGTAATTTCTGTTAGACCATCTGAATTTGCTTGGAATGTATAATAACGAGGTTTAGAATGATAGAAAATCTTAACATTTTTAAGAACAATGTCTTCTGCCTTATATCCGGCTAAAACACCACTGTATTTCTTTGATAGAGCGTCGTTAATTTCATTTCTAATATCATTATTATTTGTAATTGTCATCTTATACATCTGTGCTGGTTTGATAACCTCAATATAATCTTTAGGGTCATCTTCTGATTCATGATTGCCGCTATTGATTGAACCAATCATTTTGCGGTTATAAATACCAAGAGTATCAAGAGTATCTAGAGAAGAAGCATCCTCAATCTCATAAACTGTAGCAGAAAAATTCCATAATCTGCGGCCAATGGCAGAATTAGGTGTCAATGTAACATCTGTAAGCATTACAACCATTGAACCCTCTGCCATTGAACGATATAGCTTAGGTTCACCATCATTTAACCATGCCATTAGCTTCTCGCGGAATTTACGCTCATAAAGCCAATCATTTGTAGTAGTTGTTAGATACTCCTGTGACGTAACACTAGAAATAGGTCCACTAGGGTACTGATTTCCTCCAGTTTTCTCCCAATTCTTAAAATCATTACGAATTAAATCTTTAACGCCAGTTTCATCTTTATATTCTGAATATAGGTCTTTAAGAATATCATTATTGTGATGAATAAGTTCTGTTTTGTTAGCAAATTCAGAATAAACATCAGACTCGGCACTAATCATGCCAGAGATACTAAACTGCTTATAATTTAATACAGCATTTTCCGCAAACTTAGGATATTTGCCGCCGAGTGTATCAATCTTAGCTCTATTGACTACTGGCTTAAAGCTACTAACCTGATAATTATATCTTACCGCATATTGATCCGTACCACGAGAAAGATAAGCGTCATAGAATTGCGGCAAAACGATTTTTGACATTGTTGGTTTTGCAATTGACATTCCAGTAGATGTAAGAGCTTCTACACGATAACGATACCATGTCAGACTTTCTACAGTATTGTCTATAATTGAAAAATCAATTTGCTGTAGCTTTGCGCTATAGATTGTCTCCCACTCTTTAAAATTATCTTTATTAGATGCACGTCTTACGTATACAGATACGCCATCACTAAAAGAATATTCATTTTTGACAGAAATCTTAATTGACGCAGTTTCATCATCAACTTCCGCATTAATTGTAGGTTGCCATTCATCAGCACCAGTATATTCGCCAATCTGGAATTTGTATTCTTTGCTAAGCTGATACTGATTCTTTGTGCGACAAGTAATGCGGCATACATAATATGTGCTAGTAGGGTCTGATGTAGAACCATCTGAACTATTCTTTAAAGATGAAAAATCAATATTATATACAATATTATTTGGATTAAGATTTTCACCAGTGTAAATAGTAGGAGTAGAGAATAATATCTTATCTGAATTGTCTAGAATATCAAATTGATATGCTTCAAGTGTTTCAGTTTCAGTATTTAAAACTACTTCTTCGCCACTTTCATTTTTAGTGACAAAAATAAGACCTCCCGCAATTTGCGTTAAGCCTTTATTAAAAGTCATATATGAATTACCTGTATAGTTTTCAAATACAGATAAATAAATTTTAGGTTGGTGAATAGGTCTAATTAGACAAACAGAAGACCATTCTGAAAAATATTGCGTATGTGATAAAAGATAACTATTCTTCTTTGCTTCATCATTAATAGGCACTTCATCAGTTCCATTATAGCTGTCAAATCGAATCTGAACTTTATAGAACTGATTCGTATTGAAAGCATTACCTTCGATATAAGCGGTAGGTATTGTTACATAATACATACCGCTTACTTTATCAAATTGTAAATCTTCAATGAGAATGCCCGAAAGTTTATTCAAGGCATTCTCATTATTAAGCTGATTTACGCAACTAACATGTACGTGCTTAATTTCAGATGCAGAATTAAAAGAAGAAAGAGTAAAATACACAACAGCATCTTCTGTGTTTACAAAGGCATTTTGAAATGTCGAAACAACAGGTGGATACAGTGTACTAACGACTGTTGCCATATTTCACTCTTCCTTTCTATTGGTTAGAAGAACTTGTATCAATCCAAATGCCAACATGAGTATTAGTAGGCTGTGTCTTGCCAGTGTATACAAACGTTGTATTTTTCATGAAGTCCATATAGTTATCAAAGAATTGAGCAAGAGAATAATTACCCTTATCTTTACGTGTGTCCACTACATTGTCAAAGCCAACTCCAAATTCAGAGTAAGGCATGGTAAGTGAACCATCTTTAGCCTTTTGACCAACCTTTTTAACAAAGGATTTTACTGCCATTATTTAACTTCCTTCTCCTTGGGAGTGGCTTTTTGCTCTGCTTGATTGACTTCTTGCGCCTGCTGTTGAGCTTTAGCCGCAGCATCCATATCAATAGCTCGTAGCATTTCTCCTTGAGCTTTTGGATAAAGACTGACAAGAATAGAATTAAGTGCATCTACCATAGCGGTAGCGCTAATTTCATTTCTTACCATAAAATCGTCAATCATATCTTTTGCGAGAGCATGAACCCTCATACGTACTTCTAATTCGTTCATATCCTTTTATCTCCTTTTTAATCCTTATACATTTCATTTGAAGTATTTGTAGTATACCTACCACCAGTCATTAAGCCACTAACAAATTGAGCTGTAGATTTCTTACCATCAACAACAACATGAGCCATTGCATAATTAACCCTATGATAATGGTTCTTCTTAGCATAAGAGCTATCATGATTATGATTCCTATCTGCTTTGCTATTTGCTGTAGCTTGTGCCGCATTTGCTTTTGCTCTGGCATCATTTACATCAGACTTACGAGCATTTACTTCATTATTAATCTGCGTTTGCAGATTATTTAATAAATCATAAATACAACCTAGGTGGTCTGAAATCTTTGTGGAAGTTCTATTAGCACCCATACAATTATGTGAATAAGCATTATTATAACAATATTCGTTGCTATAATTCCAACCACTGATACTACGTATATCTCGTTCAGCAGTAATAGATGTAGTTGATTGTGAATCAGGCGTACCTGTGAATACTCCCCAATTTGAAACAACGCCATGACCAATACTGACATAAGTTCGTTTACCAACATGCGGCACTTCATCATAATTAGATTGAATAGTACCAGTGCCAGACCTAATATAGAAAGCACCATTACCACCAGACTGTGGAATAAGACTAATGCTTACCCCGCCTTGTGCTTCATTATCTTTAATGGCAGTAGCGACTAATTTAATACCATCAGGCGAAGTGTCACTTACAATATTTACACCATTATTTTCAGCATTGAATTTAAGACCTTCGCCAATAAGTGTAGTATTCTGTCCTTTGTTGTTATTCAATGTCAAAACAGCTTTGGCGTTATTTGCACCAATGGTAAAAGTACCATTTTCATTATTTGCAACAGAAGAAAAAGCCTTTGAATACATCAAATAATCTTCTCCTGCTTTAATCTGGAAATCTTTATCTGCAATATTCGTAATCGAATTAGTTGCATTTAATCTCAGATTGCCGCCAATGGCATAGGTATAATTTCCATCTTCATCTGTCTTATCATCTTTTGGAGTGCCAATAGCAGAAAGAGTAAAATCACCAGTAGACATAGTAGTTTTTCTGTCTTTTGGATTTATAAACTCAAAGTTATTATTAAGATATAAAACAGATGTCTTAGTCTTGTTATCCGTTGTATCATCTGCCGCAGATAAAGCAGATAATCTTAAATAAGAATTCTCGTGACCAATAATAGCCTGCTCTGAATCTATATGAATCCTATGAGTTGAACTGTCCATAGACTCTTTGCCCAAATCTGGCGCATAAAGGTTAACATATTTACCGTAGATATTGAAACCTCTTGGATATTCATTATTAACACTTGTACCAGTAGAAAGATAAAGGTCTGTTGTTGCTTTTTCAGAATTTTTAACAGTACCATCAACGAAGAACTTAAATAGATTAGTATCAGACCAACCAAATTGCGCACCAATATATTTAGCATCTAACGCGCGTTTACCAAAAGCTCCGACCTTACCAATACCCATTGAAGATTCTTGGTCTTGGATTGCATTTGTATAGAACTGTCCAAATTGATTAATACCAATAAGCGGATAACGATGCCATTTACCATCTTTCTTGTAATGTCTGTAGATTGAGAAAGTTGAATCTTTGCGTGGGTCGATTTCTACTTCAAGGCTATCTCCCTCAGCGAGTGCGGCATTTGCTCCATCAAATTCAATATTTGAATTTTGTCTTGTAAGTGGCTTACCTTTGACTGAGATATAGGCAGGATTAGCGCCTAAAATAAGACCTTGCTTATCTGACGGAATCGAAAATTGTGAATCTTTTACAGGATAGTCTGTATATGGTCTGTCTACGGTTGCTTCTGTAAAATTACCATTTTCATCAACTTCCGCATTTGCAATGTTATATAACGCACGAGAACCGATACGCCACGCGCCAATATAACTTTCGCCACCTGGGACTAGTTTAATGCGGCCTTCCTCAAAATGATTATTCTGCGATGCCTGCTGCTCTGGCAAACCAAAAGTAGCCGAACCATCTTTGGCATCTAAGAAAATAGACTGCTTACCTTCTGAGAATCCCATTAAACCAATTTGAGATTCATCTGAATCATAAGTCTTTGAAGTTCCCATTACAACGCCAGTGAATTGATTGTTCTTATTCTTTTCACCAGCGCCAACTTGCGGCGCAAGGATGTAATTTTCATCTTCATTAATTTCAAGATGATTTCCATCCCAATCATTCAAAGATTTAAGACCATAAGTATTTAATGACATATAGATAGGAATATATAGCTCAACAACAGGATTGGCCGCATCTGCTGACGTATAGACTTTACAATGAACTAAATTGTTTCCATATTCACCATCATATACATCATTTGGAAGAATATAGATTTGACTTAATCCTTTTGTGCGGGCCGTCTTTTGTACACCATCTGATGTATTCTTTTCTGTAATAATCTTGAAACAAGCGCTTAACGGATTCTCGTCATACGCTTGACCAGTCTTTAAAGGTTCACCGCCCTCAGCTATCCATTCAATAAATAAATCTTCAATGTCAGAGCCAACAAGCGTAACGCCTTGGTTTTTATTATATAGCGGATTGCGACCATCTGCGTTATAAGTAATAGACTTTAAAAGAGAAGTTTTATCAATTTGAATATCAGCATCGGCATACTTCTTAATTGCTGGAATACCATAAAAAGCATAATACTTATATGAAGAATCTCCAACGGTATAAGTTGTTTGAGCCTTAACAATTTGGTTCATAAACTTCCGCTTATCCGCATCAGCCGCATTCCAAGAAATAACGCCATCGTTACAGCTCATATATTTGCTTTGACCATAGCCCATAGACCAAGAGACAGTAGAATCATCGTTGATTTTCTCGTTACGCTGATAGAGCTGGAATTGTAATACTTGCTGTGAAATTGATTGGCCTGTATTCCATTCAATCATATTATTCTTATCAATAATAAGCGCAAGCATTTTATTCTTTAGGCTCTTAGAAGTAGGAGAAATCTTAGCTACAATATCTGTACCATTCGTGCCATTTTCTCCAACCTTTGTAAATAGAAAATCAGTCATTTGGCTATATGTAACACCTTGATATGTTACGATAGCTTCAATCTGATTAGATACAGCGGAATAGTCAAAGTTTGCGGCAATTGCCATAGGATAAATCTGTGAAATACAATATTCAATTTTCTGATTAGATTGATTAAGCACCATTCCTTCTTTTGGAATAGTAATCATGGAATCTGTTAATGGGACTCGCCATTTAATATCATATGTGTCTTTATTGACTTCAAGACCAGCAGGGTCAAAGAAATGGCAAGTAAGTGGCTTGACATCTAATGGGTCTTCATATCTATCATCATCAGGTGATACACCAGATTCACTATACTGGAATACTTGGTCACCATTTTCAATAGTGATATAATAATCAGTAGGGTCTGCGGCAGTTGCATTCTTTAAAATAATAGTTGCAACACCGATATTATATTCAATGTCTTCTACGGTTTCATCTCCCGTAGGTTCCCTATCGCGCAAATAGACAGCGCATTTGAAAGTAGCCTTAGAATCAATGCCCTTAACTGGATAAGTAAGTGTATTTTTATCCCATGACGCACCTTCAAGTGCATTCATTTGATTCTTTAAAGCAGATAGATTATTATATCCGATACCCTGCTTCATACCATCTTCATAGCGCTTCTTTAATTCTTCAACCGTCTCAGTAAAAGATAATGTTTGACCATAATCATCAATTTTAGACCAAACAAATCTAAAGAAGTTATCAGGGTGTCCGTTTGCTTTACCAGCTTCAAAGTTAGAAGATTTACCATCTAAGAGACAAGTTAAAATAGGCTCACCACGGTCGAAACTGAACCTTACTCCAAGAGAAGAAGTAATTTCAATATCACGTTTTGCTGCTTCATTATATATCGTAAAACAGTCTTTTAAGACCATTTGCTCTTTGTAGACGCAAACGCACATATACTTATTCTCATAAGCACGATTTTCCGCACCAGTAGTAACAAAGTTGTACTTATTTCCTTTAGTTTCAAGATAAGACCAACCAGCGCCACCATACATTTTATAATCTTTAGAGCTTGCGGTCACTCGTCCATCTTCTTTAAACCAATAAAACATTGCATCGCCTGAAAGGTCTTCGTTTTTATGACGAAGTGTGCCGACAACGCTTAAAGAAGAGTTCTCAGTTAAATCTCTAAGAGTAGAACCTTTCGGCATAGATAGGTGCATCTTATAATCACCATTCGCCGCACTAATCTTTTTTAGACCATAGAATTCAATATCTTTAATGAAAATATCATCGCCCCAACCAATCGGCCTATCTTGTGATTGAATTGGGTCTGTTGTTTCTACGAAATCTTTACAATAGAAAATAATCTGGTCAATATATAAGAAGTTCTCAACATCTATTGGAAAAATCTGATATTGGTCAAAATAGCTTTGATATTTAAGCGGAGAACCTGTCATACTATTGCTATCAATAGTATACGATAGCTTCTTAACTAACGCCTGCCCATTGTCATCTGTAGCGTCTCCATCTTTAAATGCTAAGATAAAAGTGATACCATATTCGCCAGTCTTTGTAAGTTTATGCTCTCGCGGCAAAGACGTGCGGAAAGACGCTTCAATCAGCACCGCTTCTGCCTGTTTAATATTATTCTCTAGCTCTTGGATATCAATAGATAAAAACTTAGGTTGAGAGCCACTTACATTTTCATCTTTTTTGTATAATACTTTGTAATCTTCTTTTTTGTAAGACCGAAGTCCCGTAGGCGTGACTTTATCCTTATCACTAAGACAATTGCGGCCAATGAGATTGTAGTTACTAATGGCCGAAGATACAAAACTGATATTATTATCATCTTCTGCTGCCTGCGCAACACCTACGATATTCTTTTTCTTGGTGAAATCACCTTCTGGAATAAGGACATATACTGATTGACCTTGCGTATATGTATTTCCTTCTTGGGCATATGCTTTTAATTTGCCGCCATTGTAAGAAACGAGATATTCACCTGTAAGTGAATTAGTACAGCCAGCGACAGTGGCGGTAACTGTTTTATCCGTAGCTATCTGTTCTATTCTATTGGATACAATTGTATCCACAGCTTCAAGAACAACGTCCTGTAGATTCGCCATTGTCAACTCCTTTTCAATCCAAATAAAAAACGGGAGAACATAAAGTTCTCCCGTTCATAAAATTATGCTCTAAGACATATCAAAACCATAAATATTCGATTATAAAATTTTGCCCATGTTTATCTGAACTTATAAGCGTATTGAATCGCTCTATCGTTCAGTGACATAAGCGCAGATTCAATTTCTGCCGCACTATTTGCAGCTGGGAATTCAGCCGTGATATGTACGTTTTGGTCAATTGTCTCAGATGCGTTATTTGCTTTCGCACCACTAATAGCTCCAAGAGCAGTAGAAAGTGATTGCGCAAGACTTGTAGATTTAAGTTTGTCTGCAAAAGACCTTACAGATTCAACTGCCGCAAGAATATTTTGCGTATCTGTAGCGTTAAGGACAAGTTCTTTCTGATGTAGGAATGCAAGTTTACCATTCTTAGCATCTGCGGTCTTATCAGACCAAGAACCTGTATAGCCGCCTGTATCATAGCCGATTAGATTCTTGGAACTATATTTCATAGAGCCGTAATCAACAAGTTTACCAGACCCAGAGTATTGGTTGATAATATCCTGAACGTGACGGGCAAAAGCGGTACCATATGCGCCAGTCAGTTTACTGGAACGTACAGGGTCATTACCCCAACCAGAAGCCCAGCCATAGGTCCAAATTGCCTTAGCAATGCCCCAAGCAGTATCTTCATTAGCTCCAGCACCGCCACCGCCACCAGATAATGGACCGTTAGCGTTACCATAGTGCTCATAGTTATAGTTCTTTTGCTCAGCCTGCTTTAGAGCTTCACTTAGATTAGCATTTTCTTGCTCTTTCTTGGCCAGCTTATTAGCAGTTTCATCAGCAAGTTGCTTGAATGCCTGCATATTATTGTTAGCTTCTGTAATACGATTGGCATAATCAGTCATCGTAGATTCAGTCTTTTTGACCTCACCAGATACGTCTTTAAGAATGTTGACAAATTCTTTTGTGCTGTCCGCAAGTTCTTTTGTTTTATCCGTTGTGCCGCTAATGCTATTGGAAATATCATCAAAGTTAGTCTTGGCTATGTCTGCGATAGTCTTTGTACCATCAGCATAGTCTTTACCAGCTTGCGTCAATTCGCTAAGCATATTATCGGTGTCGGCTTTGAACTGGTCCATATTTTGTAACCAAGAGGTCAAAGAAGTAGACCAACGTGTATCAATCTGGTCAAAAGCATCAATGCTGCCATTAACAATCTGGTCATATACGTCTTGTAGATTGTCTTTGTTTTCGCCAGTGAGCATATCGCACATACCAATGAAATCGTTGATAATGTTCTTCTGGGATGTGCTGAGCTGTTCGCTGGTTCCCGCAAGATATTCTTTGAGCGAATCAATAATTGCTTGCGTTCTCTTGGTCTTCTCTTCAAGAGACAGATTTGCATTATTCCAAATGTCATTGACTGTAGATTGAGCATCCTGTAGTGCAGATAGTGAATCTGCCTGAGTTTGCTTCATCTGGTCTTTAGACATATTGTAAGCATTGTTCTGTGCATCTAGAAGGTCAGACTGTGCTGAACGGACATTATCGTCATTCGCTGTATAGACGTATGAATAATTACCTTGAGTATCCCTGCGAAGTTTCATTTGAGACTTATTGCGCTGAGCTTCTTCAAGCGCAATTTGCTTCTGTAAGATTTCAAGCTGTGCGTTTGCATAGTTTACATCATACTCAGATAGCTTAGTCTTATCACGCAAATATTCAAGTTGTTCTTTCATCTGTGCTGAAATCTTTTGCTGGATAGCTAAATCATTTGAACCATCCAAGAGGTCAAGATATTTGCTCTGTAGCTTTTGGATGTTATAGGATTTATTAACATCATCGAGATAATAATCAGCGTTGCGGTTAATTAGCTCCCACTGTGTATTCATCCAATCGAGGTCAGTGCCGACAGCTTTGGTTCCCCATGCTTTCGTAATCTTTGAAACTGTATTTGAATACTGTTTCTGTAGATTCTCTAATGAGTTCTGAATAAGGTCGTTAATGTCGGAAGTAGCATCTTTAATCTTGTCAGATACTTCGTTCCACTCTTCTGAACCTTCTTTCATGGAGCCAAGCATATCTTTCCAAATATCGCGCTGCTGCATTAACTCATTCAGCTGTGCTTTGTAATTATTCTGCTGTGCGCCAAGGATAGTATTTAAATCATCATAAGATTCTTCACCGTGTAGAAGTTCTGTAATATCTAACCAGTGTTCAAGTTCATCTGTGATAGCTTCATACTGGTCTTTACGCCTATCCATCTTATCGCTAATATCATCAATCATATCCATAACATTATCATGGAGATTTTCAATTAATGACCAGTAGTCCTGAGCAAGTCCTGCTGCCTGTTCATATACAGTCTTAGCCACGTCATAGAGGTCTGCGGAATTCTCACCGAAAATATCAGATTTACCAGTCTCTTCAAACTGTTTCATCTGAGCGTTAATATCAGTTAGATTCTTCATAGACATATCGAAATAACCAGTGCCGTAGTAGTCTACACTCTTGTCACCATTGAGCGCACGCTGTTTGGCAGCTTTAAGTTCCTCTACACGACCTGCTGACCATTTCTTATATGCGTCAGATGTACCTGCGGCATTCGCGGCATCCTCTTGCTTTTTGATAAGATTGTCATAGTATTCGTCAACACTCATGGTTGCAACATCAAAATATTTACCGAGCTTGGCAACGTTATCAGCTGCTTCTTGATATGGTGTTAGCTTAATACCACGATTGAATGCGCGGTCAAAATCAACAAGACTTTCTTGAATATCTTTAAGATTATCAAGAGATTCAATTTGAGTCTTTAATACAGAAATATGTAAGTCTTCAATAGCGTCTTTAAGGTCTTCGATTTGAGATTTTGTATCCTCTAAATCGCCACTCCATAGCTCGTCATAGCGTTGATATTTCTTATTAAAATTATCAAGTGCTTTCGTAGCTGCTTCATATTCTTTATCAACAGCGTCTTGTTGTTCTTTTGAAGTTAAGCTAGAATATTTAGAGCCAATACTGTTAACTTGATTAACAAGACCGTTATAAACATCAGCATAGTTTGAAATAAAACCTTCGCTGTCAAATTGTACACCAAAAGACGAAGCTAATTCATTGCGCAAGTCTGCTGCTTCTTTTTCTTGAATTTTTTGTTTCTCTTGTTGTAAAGTAACTTGACGCTGTAAAAGTTTATTCTCTTCGGCTAGATTTTGCGCTAATTTATCGCCTGTTAGTCTATCTCGTTCAGAATTTAAACGGCCATATTGGTTAGACACTTTTTCAAGCTGAGTATTAACCTTTTCATAAAGGTCTATCTCATTTTCAATTTGCTTGTTCTCTTGCGGGGTATATGACGAGCCGCCGCCACCGCCAGCGCCGGAGCCATGTCCACCACCACTGGGGCTACGATAATTACTACCGCCACCGCCATTTGGTGTTCTCGTGACAGATTTAATCGTTGGAACCATAATTGATTGGCTAATGGCACTTACTGTAGTACCTACAGCTTGTCCAAGAGCGTCGCCCAAGCTTTTGCTCTTTTTACCGCCTAGGTTGCTCTTAACCATTTGAGTAATTTGCGGCAAAGAGATAGTTGCTGGCTGATAAGCAATTTCAAAATCTACGCCAAGTCCTTCAAGTGCTTTAAATAAAACTTGTAACTGTTGAGTAGTATATTGACCTTCTGATAGCATAGTGCGCAATCCATCAATAAATGGACCTTCATTGATTGTTGCGCCAGCTTCAATATCTGGAATATTATTATTAACATAATCAATAATAGAAGACATGCTATTATAAATATCAGCGCTACTATTTGGATTAATTCCAGCATTAATTAGAATTTGAGTCGCAGCTTCACGTCTTAACGCTTGTAGAGCTTCAACGTCTCCATTTGCGGCTTCTCTAATTTTATCAAGATTATTCGCAACAAAAACACTCTTTTGGTCTAACGTCCAGCTAGACATATCAATATTGAGCATTTTACCAGTTGCATCAGCAAGCTCTTCAATTGTTGAAGTATAGTCTGCTGAACTTTCAGATAATCCTTGTAAAGGATTTTCAGTATCGGCAAAGATTTTATTCAAATCTTCCATACCATTCTGCATTACAACTAGCTTAGCAGTTAGTTTATCATAATTTTGATTATTCTGCTTAATTGATTTATTATTTGCATCAATTCGAGCTTTATTTTGTTTCCATTCATCGCTAGACGCATCAAGATTTTTATTAGCTTGTTGTAGCTGTTCATTTTGCTCTTGAAGGTCTGCGTTATTTTGACTAACACTATCGCCATATTTAGCAAATGCTTTGTTTGTTCCTATAAGATTAGTTTTATATTCTTCAAGTTTTTCAGCGCTTTCGCCAACATTAGCAAGCTCAGATGAAATCTTTTGGTCATCCCAGCCATTTTCAAATAAGGCTGTATCATCAATCTTATAAGATTTAATAGCATCTGCAAATGCTTTCGCATATTGCTCGCTATTTTTAAACCCGGCGGCTTTTGCAGCTTTGTCTGAAATACCGAGATAATCAGCTGTAATATTATCAGAATCATTTTGCAACTGGAAAATTTCAGAAACATCCATTCCAGACAAGTCAAAACCACTTTGTTTATTGCCACCAGCGACAACATTTACAAAGTCTGTTCCATATTTTGAACCAGCTGCGGAATTTGAAATTTGAGCAACGATGCTTGCAGTATCAACCCAATTACTTGATGCTTCTGTCATTGCTTTAGAAGCGGCTAAATAGTTAGTCAATACTTCTTTGGAAACTTGTTGTTCTTGACCAAGAGCATCAGTAAATGTAAAAGTACCATTTTTTTCTTTGTTGAAAGTCCAACCATTTTGCTGAGCATAAAGTTCACCAAGGTCGGAAGACTTCATATTATTAAATTCACTATAATATTTATCTGTAAGATTAGCAGCTTGTGAAGCAACCATAGCAACAACTGCGTCATTATTCTTTTGGCTAGAATCATAACCAGCTGTGTTATTAAGAGCCTGCTGTGCCGCATTCTCAAGAAGCTGACGATTTTGAGTATTTAACTGCTCATTTTCTCTAAACGCACCAACAATTTTATCGCCATTATCAACAATAGCATCTACAATTGCATCGCTAGAGTCTTGACCAGCTATTTCTAATGCTTCTTTAATGTCACTTTCTTTATTGATACTATTGACACCATTATAGCGAAGCATGTCATAAATAGCATCTAATTCATTATCAGAAATCGAACGGGTACCATTAGTAACGTATGAACGTTTACGTCCAGCAGAGTCGGTTACAGTTTTTGTTCCTCTGCCTTGGAAAGTTACATTAGCTTGAACTTCTTTGTTATTAGCTTCAACTTGAGCTCGGTTTGCATCTTGCTGTGTCTTAGCAACAGCGAGTGCGCCATAAGCAACATTTTGAGCCATTTTATCTTGTAAGTTATTTAAACCTTCATCTGAAATAGTTAACTTACCGTTAGTATCTTTATATACATATTTCTGTAGTTCAGGATACGCTTGTAAAAGTTTAAGAACTTCATCATTAACTGCAATAAGCTCGTCTTTCCAGTCACGAGTTCCCTTTTCAAGTTTATCAAGAGCTTCTTGAGATTCTTTATAATTAGCAATGCTATCTTTGAGATTCTGATAACTATTTTGAATCTCTTGGTATTCTGTCGCAACATCCGCAGCAGATTTAGCTAAATCATCTGCTTTCTTCTGCGCTCGGTCAGCTTCAATGGCAAGAGCGTTAAGACTATACCAAATGCTATAGCCGACTGCGGCGACACCCGCACTAAGAGCAATCCAAGGAGCAACGGCTGCTATTAAACTGCCAAAGGCAGAAGCCAATGCACCAACAGCGCCAGTAATTCCACCAAATCCGCTGACAATCTTTGCTGCAAACCCACCAGCAGCAATATCTTCTGTTGCTTCTGCAACGGTTTCTGCGGCTCCAGCAGCGTCACCAGCTACATCAACAACATCCGTTACATCATCAATGACCTCAGCAGCATCGCCAGCTGTTTCAGCTGCATTACTAGCAGCTTTAGCAGCCGCATTTTCTGCTTCTGCGGCACTATTTTCTGCTGTTGCAGCAGTATCAACTTTGTCTGCGGCAGCTTCTTCCAGTGACGCTTCTGCGCTTTCTTGCTTAGCTTTCGTATTTACAGCCTTAGCTGCGGCATTTTCAAGCTCGTCTTTTGTATTTTCCTTAGTGCTTACCGAATCACCTTTTTTAGCCATGCTAACAGCATCAGCTACCTCAGACACATCATTGGCAAGTTTTTCAAGGCTATCTAATCTAAAAATATCCTTAAACGTTGAAAAAGACTGAGCAAGCATTGGCGCAATTGTACCAATAGACATAAGAGTTTGGAGAAGTTTTTCACCGGATGTTAAATCATCATTGTTCCAAATATCCCCAATAGATTGAATCTGCTGATAAACAAAAGCAAGATTTCCAAGAGCACCTGCAAATTCTAAAGTTTTAGAAATAGCATTTGCAAAGTCAAGAGATTTAATAAATGCGGCACCACGCTCTTTGGCAGAGTCAAACAAAGAGTCAACCTGAATTAACTGAGAAGAAAGTTTGGTCAGGTCTTCGTCAGTTTTAACTAGGTTACTGTCATAATCATTCGCCGTCTTATTCACAGCTTCAATTGCTTGTTCTAGCTGTGCAAAAGCATCTTGTAATTCCACAACTTCTACATTTTGAGAAGTGAATAAATCAAGTAAATTTTCAGCAGCGTCAGCAACATGGCTATTTTCAACTTTATTCATATCATTAAATAACCTGCTAGTTTGCATAATGTAATCTAAAGCATCGACAGCTTCATTTCCTTCAGCAAGTTTATAAATATCATTTAACTGGTCTGAACTATCTTTGTATTTCTTTGAATCATTGGCAACAAATTGCAATGGTTGCAAATATCTAGTAAAAGATTCATCTATTTGTGACATGTCTGATTTATATAAAGCGAAATCTTCTCGCTTTACAGCACTGTGATCATATTTAAACTGCGCGCCACTGCCATATCTCTCGCTATATTTCTGCAAACCGCCAGTATTAACACCTGTAATATTGCCATTTTCGTCTCTAATCAAAGAAACATCTTCTGCAAGAGTCCTATTTCTAAGTTTATAAGCGGCGTTTGTAGCGTCAACAGATTTTTGTAATTTCACTTCAAGGTCAATAGCTTCTTTCTTTAAAGATACCTCATCTTGAAGAATACTATTATATGTTTTTTGAGATTCGGGGTTCATAATAGAAGCATTACTCTGACCACCTTTAATCAAGTTCACAATGTCACTATAACGCTCGTCTGTAACATCATTAATGCCAAGTTTTTTAAGTTCAGCATATGCTTGATTTTTATTATTTGCTTGAATCTTAGATAAATCTCTATTATATAACATAGAAGAAATACCATTACCTATATTTTTAGCAAACACTTGTGTGGCAATTGGAGCAATGCCAGATAACATGCCTTTAACGCCACCAAGAGCATTAACAAACTGGTCTGTTAAATCAACAAGCTGAGTTAACGCATCTACTGGCGCATAAAAATCTTCTGTATCAAAAAGGTCATCAAATAAATTTTCAGCACTAGCTTGTAATTTATTCATGCGGCCTTCAAGTGAATTGATATACTTTTCGTTCATTACATCTAGAGTACCGCTAGCGTTCTCAGATGCGCCCTTATATTGATTATACAAGTCAGAACGATTCATTAGAGCTTGAAAACGCGCAACCTGATATTTACCAGCCAAAGATTGAGAAAGTCCTGCTTTTTGAGTTGTATCAAGACCAGCCCAAACTTTCATCAAATCTTCAATAATATCGCCAACATTTCGCATATTATTGTTTTGGTCAAAAACACTAACTCCAGCATTTTTTAATTGCTCTGTAACCTTACCTAATGTAATACTATCGTCAAGAGTCTTTCCCATCTTTAAGTCTGAAAAACGTGAGAAAAGTGTCTTTAATCCATTACCAATTTGTTCCTTCTGTCTTAAACTCGGTCGTTAATCGAGTCCATATATAAATCCTATATGCTTCTCGTTTCCAAGAAGAAGAGACTATATTTTCTATAAAAATAGAATATTCTTTCGGATAGACTTCTATCCTATCAGAGCCAATCCTGATAGTCGTTGAACCTTTTACTAAATAGCAAAGTGGCTGCGGATTATCCAATTTTTATATCTTTTTACTATACCTAAGACATTACTCTTCGCCAATATTATATCACTATAATATTTTAGTAATATAAAACTCTAAGGATTTTCCCGCAATTTAATATTTTTCTTATAATTTAAATTATAAGCCCAATATTTTCACTTATATGTTTTAAGCAATAAGTAAATATCTTTTAGGGGCTTCTCGCGTAACGGATTCAATTGTTGCGATTTGCGCATTAAGTTGGTCTGTAGATACACCAAGAGTAGCAGCAGAAGAAGCAGCTTTCTGTGACGCTTCTGCCAGTTCTTTAACGTCTGCGGCAGATACATTGGCTACTTCTGCCCATGAATCCATAGCGCTCTGTAATTGAGAGAGATTCTTGTCTAGACCATATGCGTTCATATACGCCATAATCTGGTCTGAGGTCGTAGCTGTATCTTGCTGTGAAGCATTAGCTAGCTTTGTTGATAACTGAGCCAGTTCATTAGACTGATTCAGGGAAAAACCAGCTTGCGCGAATAGCAAGGTAGCGTTAGTCATAGCGGTCGTAGTGCTGCCTAAAGCTCTTGCTGCTTCATTAGCTGATTTGGCGTACTGATTCATGTCCTCTTTACTGTAACTAGTTACAAGTTGAATCTGTGTTAAAGAACTGTCTAGTTCTTTAACGTAGTCTGTAGCTTGTCTAATGGAATTCGTAACGCCGTTAAACGCACTTGACATAATGCCCCAACGAACGGTATTTCCCATTGTATTGAACATTTTGTCAACAAGAGAACTTGTAGCTCTAACGCCAGTATCAAGTTTACCGAGAGAACCTAACACGTCTAGAAACGCTTTTTGACCTTCGGCTCCCGCAAGCTCGAAACTTTGCTGCAAAGATTTTAAGTTAACATCCTTACCTAAATTCTTTGTAACTTTAGAAATATCAAGCATACCAAGATTTGCATTAAAACTTTTTTGTAAAGCAGTTGATACTTTATTAATATCATCTAAAGCCTTTTTTGCTGTATTTGGAGATAACAGCTCTTGAGACTGCATTGAAATAATCTGTTGTTGCGTCTTGGCAAGCTGAGCTTGCAGTTGAGACAAACCAGTATTATCTAATGTAGTTCGTAGATTATACTCAATAGTATTTGAATATTTACTAATAGTAATCACCTACTTTATATTTAATATTACGATTCACAATCGTACCTCCTTTTATATCTTTATTAACGTTAATATAGGCATAAAAAAAGAGCCTACTTTATATAAAAGTAGGCTAAAAGTAATTATTTAATTTTGCCCTAAAGCTCGAATAGCGGGCTATCTTCCTCTGGCAGCTCTTCTCTTTCTCGTTCATGAGTTTCAGATTCTAATACCTCTTTAGCAATTTTGTCAGGCTCTCCAACAATCTCAAACTTAGGCTTTTCTTTGTTTGCGATAGCTTGAACTTCTTTTTCAGGATTGTTATTCATGCCCCAATTGTTAGCGATTTCAAGAACTTGATTTGCACCAACTTCGTCTGAAACTGTCTTAAATTTTTCAACAGCTGTTTGAATAATATCTCCACTAAACTCTTGGAAAGACGAAAGAATACCACGAGCAGACTGTAGATACTTAATATAATCATCAAGCCATACGCTGCCAATTCGACCAAGAGCATCCATATCTATAGCAAAGTTTTTATTCATATCTTCGATAGTACCATCAGCCAGAAGAGCATCCCAAGCATCTAAAATATTATTTGAAACCATGCGGCCAATCTCTTCCTTACGTTCAGGATATAGAATAATCGCCGCATATGCATATAGCGCACGTTCAAAAACGAACTGATTAACAAAACCATTATCCTCAGCAGACTGCGCCGCAAAATGGATAATGTCATACATGTCTTGTGATGTTAGCTTTTTAGCTGTCTCTGTTTCAAAAAGAATTGCCATAAAATCTCCTTTTATCTCTATACCTATATGGTTGTATTATACCATACTTTTAAAACAATGTCAACTAAGATTTAAAAATATCTGGCGTAAATAAATGACCCATATTAAGTGTAATACTAATTTTAGTATTATTCAATACCTTGTAAGCAAGTTTATTACGATTTAACGCCATGCGGAAAACGTTATCTCCTGTCTGTGACGACATAACTTTACTCCTTAAAGTACCTAAGTCAAAACCTTCAACAAGATAATATTTGTTTCCGCCATACTTCAAAATAGTATCTGAATTATCATAAATCTTTCTAAGAATATCATAAATTGAAAATATCTTATTATTTACAATAAGCAAGGTAGAATAATCTCCTTGGATACCACTACCAGCAATAGCATCAACAAGACTTAAAGCGCCAGCCGCCTGCCTGATATTATACCAATCCATAGTATTAACAGTAGTACCAAGAGCACCAACAAGACTATAGCCGTACTGACCAGCACCGGGCGCGAAAGCATTTAATTTTTTCGCCAATTGCTCATAGGTCATACTTCTGGCAACAAATCCTTCAACTCCAAGAGCACGCGAACCTGGACCACTACCTTGAAATGGCGCACTTTCACGCAACTTAACATTGCCGCCAAATTCAAGTATTATGCCATCTTTATTCCAATAAATATGAACGTCTTCCTTGGACTCTTTACCTTCAAGAGTATCTGTTATCTGTTGTGCCGTCCAGCTGGAATAAAACTTACCATCTGCGGCAGATACAATTTGTTTTATCTTTTCATCGTTTTCCATAATAAGTTGTTGACCTTCATTTGCGGCAACATTAATTGCGTGTGCTTCTGCCATTTCGTGAACTGTACCACCAATAGAGTTGAAAGCAGCTGCAATAGAATCAACAGCAGATTGAAAACTATTCTGAATATCAGCAACACCGCCATTACCAAGAGAAGCAAGAATATCTAGGTTTTCCCGCACCTTTTCCATTGCCAAAACCATCTTAGTTTCAGACTCTTTAACCATTCCCGCACTAATACTTGCGTCTGTTGGAATACCTTGTAAATCTGATGGTACATTTCCATTTGTGTAATAAGCATCTACTAAGCGTGCGGCAACTAAAAATTCATAGTTAAATGCAAGCGTCCAAATAATATTATTAACAGCTTCATTGACAGCGGTAGTAATGCTCGATACGTGCTCTAAACAGTCCTGCACAGATGCGTTAAACGCGGAACCAGCATTTGCTAGACTGACACCATCGACAAAAATATCACCAGATGTACTATATGACTTAGCAATACCTTTGCTATCAAAATTTGCAATATTTTGCATTACCTTATCAATATTTTGACCTATTACGCCGCCATTTGAAACCCAATTATCCATCATAGATTTAATCTGTCTACCAGTATATTTTTTACCATTGGCCGCATTAACTTGATTAAATCTTTGAGTAAATGTACTTACTTGGCGCTTCATAATACGATTCATTGTATCATTATCAATATCGGCTTGCCCTCTGGCAATGGTATAAGCAAGATATTCTTTACCGCCATTGTATGCTTGGACGGCACGCCAATTGAAATTGCTCATATTACCTCCTAAATAACATTAGTATATATTGCAATAGCAATACATATTATTGCTATTTAAAAAGAAAAAGGGTGTCCCAGTTAAGGAACACCCTTTAGCTTATTTAGCTACAGACTTCTTTAGCTTAGAAACACTGGGAGTCGTTTCAGCTTCTGAAGTCTTAGTAGTTGAATCAACTGCGTTAGCAGTTACGTCTGAATGTTGTTCGTCAGCCGCAGATTCAGTTGACGTTGCGGCCTTTATTCCCCCGCTGCTTCGGAGAAAACAGACTTAGAATACCAACTATCTACATCGGAATCCTTTGTGCGGCCATCGTGACCAAGGATATCCTTATTCTTGTAGTTGTGGGTTGTATCAGTCTTGTCAACAACCTGTAGCGTAGCCATAACCTTCTTCTTCTTGTTGAACTTGGTGTAGGCAGGCATACAGTCGATGGTGAATGTAAAGGTACTTGGGTCACCATTATTGGCCATAGAGAACGTAAAGTTACTCTGGATTTTACCACGAGGAATGACGAATTCAGCAGGAAGGTCTACGCCAGTCTCTTCATCACGGAAGAGTGTAGACGCTTCGATGTAGTAGTAACCAGCGAAGTTCTCGGCATCAATCTGCATCTCATAGGCTTCATCGTAATGAACCTCATAGCAGTCAATGCGGACGGTATCGCCAGCCTTTACAGCAGCATCCTGCTTGCTATCACCGGGTTCATCGGCAGCAAGCTGGAAAGCAATAGTTTTACCTTCTGCCTTAATCTCACCGTGGTCACCAAGAACAGCGGCAGTTAGTCCGCTAGTTTCAACAGTAAAGACCTGCTTGTCAGTGACAGCAGAAAGATAATTAGCTTGAGCACCAGCACTATCAAGAGTAACAGGATAGATAGGAGCTTCTTTTGTAACGATGATAGTAGCGCCATTGCGGTCTTCATCGGTTAGCTTAGCGACAATCTTATCGCCAGCAGTTTCGGCAACCATATCATATGTAGCATGGACATAGATAGGAGTCTTATTGTCACCAGTTTTCTTACCATGCATTAGACCAGCACCAGACAGCATGGCGAAACTAGTAGGACTCATTAAAGAATCTTCAAGAGTCAGGGTAAGAGTCTTTTCGCCGTCCCAAGCGATAAGACGTGGATTACCCTTGCCCGATATGTTCCGTCTAATTCACAAGTTTTAGACGCGTCTAAAGACAAGCATTAGACAAGTCTTAGACAGCTATATTTCACAATATAGACCAGACTATATCTTATTCCTATAACTAGGAATCCATTCACTTCATGTCGTTTGACATTACTCCCAATCTGGGATAGTCGTTGAACGTTATGTAAATATTATATCTTTAGTAAGATAAGACCAATTTCTTTTGTTTTTAATTGCAGAAATAGCTGATTTAGAACAATTATACTTTTTAGCCAAAGCGCTATATGGAATATGATTCTGTAAATCGTCAATTATTTCCAACACTTCTTGTTCTGTAAGTTTATGGAACGGATTAGTTTCTCCTTCTAAACGCGCAGCTAATCCATTTTGGCAAGCATGAATTCTATTTTCTTGATTAGTACACCACTCTAAGTTCTCAACATAATTATGAGTTTTTATACCATCAATATGATTCACTTGCATTTCTGCATAATTTTCAATTGGTTTAAAAGTTTGCAAAACAAGTCTATGGCGCAAATATAATTTATTAGTTCCATCTTGTCTAATTAAACTATTTCCAACATATCCTTTGTTATGCAAAGAATTAGTCATTTTCTTTTCACCATAGTCAGTATAAAGATTCCCTAATTCATCAATATAATATCTATCTTTTAATTCAGGAAAACTTTTGTTTAAACAAACTTTCATAATATTCACACTTTCGCTGCTGATTTTTTTATTTAACGTATTATAACATATTACAACAATTTTGTCAAATAAAATGTTCCAGCAATTCAAACAGTGTTTACTTTAATATTACTATTAAAGGGGGTAGTTAAAAATTGCCCTGTGCATAAACGGTGGTTGCGGCACCTTCAAGGCTAGAAGTCTTGGCAGTATCAATGTAAAGCATGGGCTGACCAGCATCGAAGTGCTGGCCACCAAGGTCTACGGAAGTGAGTGGTTTGAAGACCACATCACAAATCTCGCGCACACCAAAACGATTCATAGATTTCTCCTTACGTTTAGGAATTTGTATACATTTTCCTTAGTCATAGAAACATAACGCGCTAATTTCTATGTCTATTATATAAACGCGGCAAAGCCACGATTATACTCAGTAAATACCATCCATCCAATTATCAGGTTCGTCCATCTTACTAACATCCATCATAGGAGTAGTAGCAACTTTCTGATATAAGTCGTATGCCATTTTAAGTGTATACCTCTTAATACTGTCAAACAACTGAAATGGAGTATAGTTATATATGACATTAATATCAATTGCCAAACCAATAGAAAGAGCAGAAGCATAATTGCCAAAAATACTGTTAGCTTTTTTCTTGTCCTTCTCGCTTTTTATCTGGTTTCGTATCTCACGACCACGTTGAAGTTTGGCCGCAATCTCGGCAGCTGCGTCATTAGCAGGGTTAAATTCTTCTTCATACTTATCAGTGCCTACTGGTAAAAACAACTCTTTCAATGTAATTCTAAAATTTTCAAAATTCATAGGATTAAGCTGTCCTACTATCGGTCCACTCTCCTGCACCCTAAAATTAATGCACCCAGCGTCATATTCAACTATATAATCAGGGAAAATAAGACCAAAAAGATTATCTACATTTCTTTTTGTATTTTCGTCCTGTTGGATGATTACTAATAATATTTGAAAATCGTCCATATACCCTAATTGACTTTTGCCCATATTTTTCATTTCTGCGGCAAGTTCTTTTGCCTTGACAAAAAGCTCAACGGACATAAGAAACGAATCTTCACCAAAAGCACAAATATCTTTAATAGACGGCTGCGAGATAGCAACATTGGCTCCCGCAACCGTCACTGGCATTCCAGAAAGATATTTACCTAAATCTCCTTGTAATTCTGACATGCCGCACCAGCTTTATAAATCTTGCGGCGCAGGCTTAGTATTATCAATATTCTCTGAATCGTCCGCTTCACTATGGGAAGAAGAATAGCGTAGCATTACGCCACCAAGATATTCATTCAAAACTAGCTGTTGCGCGCCTAGGAATTGTAGTTTACCAATGCCAGATAAACGAGTATCGTTCATAATACCGTCAACATATCCCGCAATCATCCAAGGACGTAACTGATAGTCGTCTAATTCCCAATAGTCAAGCTGCGAAATAATCGTAAAACTGATAACGCAATTGCGATAGCGAGGATTCTCAGAAGGAGAAAAATCATCAAAGTCTAACATGATATAAGATTTAACTTCTTCATGCTCTCCAAAAGATAGCTTAGGAGTAGCTTTGATATATTGATTATCATGTAGGTCTTTAATGGTATATTGTTCAATCTTACGCTGATATTGGTCTTGCGTTTTGTCAAGACAATCTGGCGTATTGATAATAAGTAATTTTTTCAGCATATCGCTGTAAGGTCTACTTTCGACAAAAAGTTTGCGCCAAATGGTTTCTTGGTCTTCTGCGTGTGAAAGAAAAGTAGACTTATAATTAGTTCGTAAGATATTAGAAGCAACGTGTTTCATGTAACCTCCAATCCTTATAACGATTTAATCTTAACTGGTAAATCTGTTTCAACATCACCATATGTCGCATAAATAACAAATTTACCTTTCTTACCAGATACAATTTCTACTTTGCAAGAATCATTATTGAAATCTACAATCTTAGCCATAGATTCATCATCAACAGAGAATGAAACTCTTTCACCTTCTGGAAGTTTCTTAATCCAATAGGTATGAATATCATATGGATAAACTTCTTGCGGCCCTTGGATTAGCGGCTTCTGCCATTCGACAATTACTGTCTGGAAAAAATCTCCATAGCAAATATCAAAAGTCTTTACGGCACCCGCATATACTTTTACTTTGCACATGCGGCCATTCTCATATTCTTCAAGTATTTTGACTCTTGGATTATTCTTGACTTCCCAATGAATCTTTGGGTCATATGCTTCATTAGAAATAGCATATCCAACAACAGTATCTTGTTTAACAGTTGTCGTACCACTGATAACATTGATTGGTGTAGTCTCGTCTTTGAGAATACTGGGAAGTTCTGCGATACTGTTGTCATAATACTCTTGGATTTCAAGCTCTAAAATACCCGGTACTGTAATCGAATCTGTAACTTGTACTTCCCATGTATGTCCAGCTAGTTTGATATGAGTAAAACGATGAAAAAACTCTCTAGTATTTTCATCATTCTTAATATAAATTCTGCCAGACAAGTTAAGTGCGTTGATATTAATATTATTTTTAATGAACCAGCGAAGGTCTGTTTCTACGGGTCCCCTAAAAAAAATCCAATATTCTTGACCATTTACATCAAGCGTATAATCACAGCGAATAATTTCAGACCGTAAATAAGCTGTCTCTGTAATCACTGGCAGATATATCATCCAATGAGTTCCACTATCTAAAAGTTCAAAAGTTTCACCGGCTTTTAGACCACTCTTGAAATCGACAGAGATATACTTTTTATCATAATCAGCCTTCAAACCTCCTGACATGGAATTAATAAGACAAGGCCAAGACTGATTATTGAATTTAATCATTCTCTTATTATAGTCATTTTTTAAAGCCGCTTGAAAAGACATATATTTAGACTGATTAATTCTTCCCATGTTATCGCCACCAAGATAATTAAGACGGGCGCCAAGTGTTTGCATACTCATAGGCTCTCCCTAATATCGTTGGAAATATTACATGCTTCAAAAATCATGCGGCGAAAAAGCATAAATTCAATGTCTTTTCCCTGCTCTTTGATGCCTTGCAATTTATATACAAGTTGATAAAGTTTTGGTACATTAGGAGTTACAAGAGCCATACCTGTAATCTCTATAACTAGAGTATCTAATGGCTTAATCCAATCTTTACCACTCTCAAATGTAGGTAGAAGTTTAAAAATTTGATTTGTAATTCGTTCTAAACTATCCTTTACATTTTCTACCTGATAGTTTAAAATCCTATCATCTATTACTATCAATGCCATTTTACTTCACTGGTTCCATAATCATGCCAAAAGAAGAACGAACATGACCTTTTTCATCAACATATCTACGACAATAGACTCGTTGAGCGTGCAGGGCTTTCTGCTCATACTCCTGCTTCATTGTAATCAGTGAGCGCATATGATTTGCCTGAGAAGTGAATGCAAAATCAGAGCTTGAATATTTCTGACGGATAAGGTCAACAGTGGCAAGCTGATAACTAATCCATTCGGCAATCATATAATAACGAATGATAATCTTTTCCTCCACGGTAAGGCATGTAGAGAAACATTTATTTTCATAGTCTAAAGTAAATGGGTGCGCCCAATGCGGAAACTCAAATTTAGGAACTGCTGCAATCAAAATTTCCTCAAGCAGCTTTTCAGTATCCTCTTTTGTAAGTTCCATAAACATATCATCGGTAACGCCCGCTAGGAAAAATTCATACATCTCCTGAAAAGAAGTTGGAGGTATGACTTCCATATCTTTATCAATATCTGTATCTTGTGGCATTGGGCAAACCTCCTACTTATTTCATATTACTCGGTAGTTGCCTTGACACGGCGCTTGCGTGGCTCGGCAGCTTTCTGAACTCGGCGCTGACGTGGTTTATCAGCAACATTGGTATCGCTATTATCATAAGCATGTTTATTCTTAATAGCGGCATCAATATCGACACCTGTCTTTTCCGCAATTGCTTTAATTTTAGCACGGTCATTGATTTCAAGTTCAATAGCCTTATCTTTAAGAGTCTCTACAATACCTTGCGGCGCAAAATCAAGAGCGTCCAAGAGTACGTTAATATCATCTTTAAGTAGGCAGTTATTTACGTCTGCTTCTGTCCAATTATATTCAATGGCATCACAAGGGACACCAAATTCTGCGGCAAGTGACTTATTTCCTACATTGATATAATTCTGTAGAAGAATAGAGCCACCGGGCTGGAAAAATAATTCACGTAGCTCACCTGCTGAAACGCGCATAGTAACGCCCGGAATAAGACGGCGTGCGCGACCAGAAGACGAAAGAATATAACCAGTTTCGCAGTTTACAATATTGCGGATAGGAACTAGTGTATCATCGCTAATTAGTTCAACTTCATTACTCATATTATATTTTCTCCTTTTTAATCTAAAAAAAGAAGGGACGCAGAGCGCCCCTTCCAATAATTTATTATTTGAAATTAACAACGGGGTCGTTAACTCCATCAGCAAGAATTCCTTGAGTGTCGGCATATACATAATATACCTTATCCATTCCTTCACCTTTCTCCATGAGCTTCTTAGAGCCACGAACAAGGTTGTCGAAGTTGATGGTAAACTTAGAGAAATCTTGCTTGCCGCCAGCCTTAGAATAATCCTGTAACAGCATGAAAGCAGTATAACCATCAGCATTTGGCGTATCACTATTGAATGAATATGTAGTATCTTTAAAGTTAAAGGTAGCAGAAACATTCTTAGGATTGCTCAAACGAATTGGGTTATTGCTTACGTCAATATTTTCAAACACGTTACCCACAAAGTTTACGGTGGCACCTTCGGCAAGATTATAAAGGCTTACGCCATTGTTCTTTAATTTGCCTTTGAAAGTATTATTCTTAAAGGTTACATCCGCAATATCACGTGCGTTGCTGATGCTAAACTCAACCATATTGTAAATATTCTTATCGCCAGCATCAAATACGTTGTTCTCAAATACAATCTTGCCAGAAGTCATGATAGATAGTGCAGTGCGGGTAGTACCTGAAATTTCACTATTCTTTAGAGTGAAAGGCTTAGTACCGTTAACCTTGACGGCAAGTGTCTTGTCATTAGCATTCGCGCCAGTAGCTACAAGTTTGACATTATCAAAGGTGACTGCCGCATCTGAAACTACTACTGGTTTTTTAAATGCCACGCCGTTGCCCTTAACGGTAATGTCACTACTAAAAGTTACAGGTTCTTCAATTGCAGCGGTTCCCGCAGGGACAAATAGTGTGCCGCCAGCGGGAACATTTGCGATTGCTTCTGAGATAGTATCATAATCGCCAGCATTTACCTCGTCTTCACCAGGAGTGGGAGGTTCTGGGTCAGGCATCGGAATTGGGTTTAGCGAGTTGATTTTTTTAGTGCTGTGTTCTGATAAGAGCAAATAGAAGGATTAGAGAATACAGCGACACCAAACTTCTTATAAGTTTGGAGGTCGGTTGACCAATCGTCATTATCAGAAGCGGTACGAACGGCAGTCTGACCCTCGAAGACAATCTTGACAGGCTTTTCGCCAACAGAAGCGAAAATGTAAGCCTGAGAGGGGTCAACAACTTTCTCAGTGTTGGTTTCATCAACCATAGACTGTTGTAGAATGATTACAGGGTGACCCTTATAATCGGCGAGGAAGCCCTTGCGGAAAAGCTCTTCCTTCATATTGCTAGAAGCCCAGTCAGCAGAAGCAGGCTTCATAGTAGAAGCGAACTCACGAGTGCAGTAGATGGCGGAAGTACCATTACCATAAGAATCGGAAATAGCAAGCAGTTCGTCCATCTTAGTCTCGTCAAAGCCAGCACCGACATACTTGTTAGCAGTTGGGAGCTGCTCAACAGTCTGGGTAAGAGCCTTTAGAATTTCAGCATAGATGTATTCATCAATACCCTCAAGCATGATGTTGGTGAAGTCAGCGAATGAATAACGACCATCAAGGAATTCCTCAAAGCCGATGCGGATAGCATAACCGATAGCGCTAGTAGCAACTTCGAGTTCCTTACCATCAAGCATCATTGTCTCGTAACGACCAGCAAGACCGACACGAGTTACAAAAGCCTTAGCACGCTTACGAGCGGCTTCAGTAATGCGGAGCTTGAAAACAGCCTTGTCGCCCTGAGCAATTGTCTGAACATCAGCGAACTGCTCAAATTGCTGCATGACCTTAACGGGAAGAATCTCGTCAATAGTATTTTCAATTAATTCGTATACAGCGACCTCGTTACGACGGAAGAGACGATAATCGCCAGCAAGTAGATTGAACTGCTCACGAAGAGTGCGGTTAACGGTATCAACATCAAATGATTCCTCGTTGCCATTTACTGAAAAAGTAAGTGGAGTATTCTTAGCAGCGGCACGAGCGAGCTTTTTAAGTTCGTCAAATTTCATTAGTTCCATTATCTATCTTACTCCTTTCTTATTCAGCAATGACTTGTAGTTTAAGGCCGGGCTGACCATCAGGCATGGTGGTGAGCTTAGCTACCTTGACGGCTAGACCTTGACCCTGAGCGCCCTTCTCAAGAATACCATTGATGCCGGGAACGAGAACGTCACCGAGGTCATAATCGTCAGCCTTTACGTTATTTGTAGTGAAAATGTCACCAGCATACATGCGGAAAACACGAGGTGTCATAACGCCATCGTAGAAGTCAGACTTCTTCATGGCATAGTCACGGTGCATCTGCTTGCACTCGTCATATAGTTTTTCTTCATTGAAGACCATCATCCAAGGACCTTCACCCGTGAAATCAACTTTACCAGCGGCATAATCGTACTTTACAAAAGTACCCTGTTCAAGAATTTCAATGGAATCATCAGCGGGGAGCTGACCATAAACACCACCACTGCGGGGAGCAGAGAGGTGGTTAGGCTCGACAACTGAATAATTGTCGTGGCCTGTAAGCTGAACCTTAGCGTCAGCGCGGTCTACATGTAGAGCCATTTAATCCTCCTATTAATAGTTTTGTGCTTCGCGGAGAGCAGATAGAATTGGGTCAGCATCTTCCGCAACAGTTTCATCATCTAGAGAGAATGTCGTAAGAGGTGTAGAATCAATTTCTTCCTCTTCGTCAAAATTAACATTCTTCTGGACGTATAGTAAAGCGAGCTTGCTTTCAATCTCGCTAAGAGTGAATTTATCTTTATCAGCAATAATTTCCGCTTTGTCTTCGTCAGAGAGCATATGATACTTAGCAATCATAGCATCCTTGTCGGCATCAATGCGCTCTGCCTTAAACTTACGAAGCTCTTCTGCTTCTGCTTCGAGAGCCGTAAACTTATCAGTAAGCTCTTTTAGCTGCTCAGAAAGTTCAGAAACCTGATTCTCAAGCTCACACTTTTTACCGGGCTTCTTTTTATATTCATCATCATCATCAGAATCATCAGATTCATCATCTGAATCGTCTGAATCATCTTCTTTCTTCTTGCCTTCATTAGCAAAAGTTTCTTCGGCGGAGTCTTCGCTAGATTCAACGTCTTCGTTTGTCTCAACGTCTTCGGCAAACTCTTCTACCACAGGAGCTTCTTCCTCAACCGTAGCAGTAGGCTCTACCTCAACGCTTTCAACGTTTTCTTTCGGCATAGACCCTCCTTTTGTCAACGCACTTTTTAATTCATTCATCATAGCAAATAAAGTATGCGAAAATTCTTTGTTGTAAGAGAAATGTTCGCTTACTTCTGGGCTAGTGACAGATGCGCCCTCAAAACAAGGTTCTACATCATCGCCCAAGATGCAAAGTTTTGTAAAAATTGCATCATTTATAATAAAAAACTCAATATCGTTGCTATCTTTAGTCCAATGTCCGTCAACGTCATCAATTTCCATTGACTGTCCTTGGCCTTGGTTGATACATTTATCCAATTCAGGATACTGCCCAGTCCACAGATAACCAGTAGTCATCAGGTATTCACGTGTAGTAGTTTCACCAAATTCATTTGTATCATCGAACTTCTGAAACCAAACGTCCGCATCTGGAGCAACGAAACCGTATGGAACGGTCTTACAAGAGAATTTTATTTCCCCATCTTCAATGTGAAGAACTTCACCGTGGTCACCAAAGTCTTCTTTGTTCTCATTGTAGGCGGCTACGATTGGAGTAGCAGGTAATGAGTTCGCCATCTGAATGGCCGTATTCTTATCAATGAAGGAACCATTGCGGTTCTTACCAAGATACAGGACCTTAATCTCACATTTAGAAATACCGGGGTTGATAGCATCTGGTGCTAGATTAATGAATTCTGGACTATCAATTGTAGCCACAGACCTATTTCTTAGCATTTAATTCTATCCTTCCGCTTCTCTATTAGCGATTGTTTTGTCAGACTTTTGGTCATCAGGTTTCTCAGGGCGACCGCCCTTATTGCCCGAAGATGGAGTCTGCTGTTGTTTTGTCTTCGCTGTAGTGTCTCCATTGCCATTGTTGCTCATTGTAGAAGATAGAGCTGGAGCAACGAAAACATCATTCAAAGACATAACGTCATTCTCAAAGTATGCTGTCATAAGTACAGCACTTTGAGATTGACCAAGAGCAACTTGCGGCAATAGTTTGGAAAATCCAAGAGAAGTCATATCTTTATACTGCTTAGATAAGTCTTTATAATTATAGACCGTTGTTGGCAGAATATCGACATGATAATAAAGTCGCTTACTGTTCTTGTTAAATGGTGCTAACAGACGTTCCGCAAATGTCTGGAATTGTAAAATAAGGTCAGACATAGTAGCTTCATCATTTGCAATGGATTTCTCCAACGCAAGATTACCATCTGCATTAAAAAGGTTCTGTCCAGTACCAGCTTCGTTGTACACAGAACGTTCAACCTTATTGAGCTGGTCTACGGAAGAGACATTACCTTTGTCAGAAAGGTCTGCCACATCAACATCTGCGAACGTTGTCAACACGTCTACTCCAACAGCGTCACCAAGCATGGCAACCGCATTAGTATGGAGTTGTTGCGCTTCTTGGACATCAAAGATTAAATCGCCATTCTTATCAATTGGCATCTTTTGGATAATAATCTTCAAAATCTGTTGAAGCATCTTTTTCTTATCTAAATCCTGCGCGTCTTCCAAATCCAACAGCTTAGGAATAATACTCATGAACAGTGGCGCGTCACCGCCCGTGATATTAAATTTTACTGTTGTCGATGGGTCAAGTAAAAACCAGCCGTTGGTATCCCCAGCATAGTCAATGGGTAACTTCCCATCCTTATAAGCAAGGTAAGCCTTCTGGACTTCCTTCGGCCACAGTTTTAGAACTCTTAAACGATACGCAGTATCGGAAAAAGCATCATCGAAATATTTCATATTAAATTCAACAGCCGGATTACCGTTAAGTTGATAACGGCTGCGGCAATAGGAAATAGGTAATTCTTGAATAAAACAAGCATCCTTTTGCTGCACAATAACGCCATAATAGGCACCTGTACGTACAACTTTTAGCGCAATCTCGCCAAATACTTTTTTGAGATTACAATTTTCAAGATAGCGTGTTGATTTATACCAACCTTCGACTACTTTTTTAGATTTACCATCTTGTTTTAATTTTTCATCATATATCATTGGCGTAATAAACCAATCATATTTAAATAGGAAAGCCATATAACGACACAGGCGACTATAGATACCGCTTGTCTTGAAGAAATAATTAGAAATCTTACGCTGTTCATTCATATTATTCTGCTCAATAGCCTTTAGTACATCTTCTTTAGTGTACTTCTTGCGGCGAGAATATTTGTCTGTAATAACTTGACCAATATCAAGAACAACGTCATTGGAGAGAGTTTTGTTCCCTACCTTAATTTTATTAAATGCTAAAGAACCAGATTGGTTATTGCCATTTGCAATAATGCGGCAATCTCGTTCATCTTTATTTTTAACGGTAGCCAAAGCTCACCTCCTAATATCCTGCTGCTTTCATGATATAATCGTAACTTAATCTTCCTTCATCATAATAAGGAATAGTGACTAATTTCAGATTATGTTCCAAGCAAAATTTTCTTTTTAACGTATCGTTATATTTTTGATATTTGAGGGCACGAGCACCACCGTAACGACTGACAGGCACATAATGCTGTTCTCCTTGATATTCTATAAGGAAGTCGATATTGCCGCAATCGTCAAACACGCAAAAATCAAAACGAAGATTTCTGCCAGACTTGCCTACAAGTCCCTCAAATTCATACTCTTCCTCAAAAGGTAAACCTGCGTCTGTTAGTATTTCATATATTTTTATTTCACCAATAGAATCACGCATTGTTTGTCCTTTCGGAATTTCTTACTATACCATATAAAATTACACTCTATAAAATAATACAGTTTTGCCCAACTTTTATAAAAATTTTTACATAAAAATAGGGTACGACCGCATGGGCCGCACCCTACTAGTGCTTCGTAAAGAACATGAATCCACTTAAATCTCTGGATATGCGGCGATTTCGCCTATCCTCTTGGCGCTTACACCAATAAAGTCCATAGATTAGAGCAGAAACTTTATCCTTTAGAATTTTTCTATTGGATTGTTTCAGAATGATATTTGCACCTTCATTATCTTGTACCAAATTTGCCATCTGTGATTTCAGAATATCAGTGGCAACATATGGCCGCAAATAATCTTGACGCTGTAACGGAGTCATTTTCTTCCCTTGCGCTTGCTGCAATAGCTTATTTTTAGCAGTATTAGAGTCAATTAAAAATTTTAACTTGCCATTGCGCAATTGCGTCTGAGTGTAAGAATATAATTCTGTATTTATTGGAGCATTTGCCTTCATCATCCAAATCGCATTCTTGATTGTATTCTCATTCTCGAACGATTTATAGTTCTTGCGGTCTTGCTCATTAGGAATATCGTCGAGATTGATAATACCCATATTAGGAAGAAGCTCGTCTGTTTCTGGGTCGTTCTGGTCTGTAATTAAGTAATCAAGCAGTCCAACGCCTAATCCGTTCGCGTCTAAAACGATGGCTTCGCACTTGAACGCATTGAATAGCTGCTTAATCTTAATAGCTTGAAATTCAAAATGCGATTCAGATAGAGTGAAAATGTTTACTATCTTCTTATCATTGACACCTGTTGTTCTTGCGGGAGAAGATTCAATAATTACAATTTCTGTCGGGCAGTTAAGACGACCTACGTCTACTCCCATTACATAGAACGTATCTTTATTCTGTCCTTTGTCGTATCCATTCTTTGCGAGATTGATTACTCTGTGCTTGTCAAACTTATTCATATCGAAGAAAGCACCGTCTAAAGTTCCACTCCAAACTGACCCGTATTCCCGTTCAAAGCCAATCTCGTCCATCGAGTTGCCTGTCTCTTGGGCTTGAATGTAGTTCGCTGGTTGTAATCCTTCGACTACAGGGACTCTCCAGTCGCCTCCTAGAATGAAAGCATCGTATCCATTACTAGATACCATGCGACACAGTGCGTCAATTAGCTTGTCGTAAGCGTAAGTACCTTTGAAACCGGCGGATGTTACGTAGATGTCGTTCTGGTTCAGTGTCTCGTCTGGGTCTACTTTACCATTGACTTTTCTAGAAATTACAAGCATAGGCGCAATGATTTCTTCGTACTTTTGCTGGTCTGTAATAGTCGCAACCTCTTCTGTAAGTACGGCTTGAGCACGAAAACCACGAGAACCAGAAGTCATGCTTACATTCTTAGTCGTACTCCCGTTGCGAAAACTGTACGTTACTTCGTCTTTCGATTGACTTGTCTTTGCCAAAGTCCCTCGTGTATCCCAAACAATTTCTCTAGCGAGTCCGGGAATTAACTTACATATTTCCTGCATCTTTGATTGCAGAATCATCGCGGATTGACCTTTAGCATCTGCTACTGTAATCAAAGTTGAACCAGGATAAAGAATTGCCTTAACCATTAAAGATAAAACGGCCATAAAAGATTTAGAAAATCCTCGACTAAATACTTCATAAACAGTTCTGTACCGCATATTAATGCGGAGAATCATACGCTGAGTTGGATAAAATTGAAATTTATTATTTGGATTTAGTGAAGCCATATAATCTACAAATTTATCTGGATACATACGCCAATAGGCAATAATACGTTGATATTTATCTAGATTATCTTCAATCTTCTTTGGGTCAATCTCTGCAATGCTTTTCTTATCATGTGCCGCAATCTTCAATAAATTACTCAACGCCATATTGCTCTGCCAATCTCTTAGCTTCTTCCTCACGCTCCTCAATCTGGAACTGCTGGAAATCCGCAGCCTCTTCATCGGTGACCGCATTGTCTTCATCGGTCTTGATGCCCTCTGCGATAATTTCATCTACACTCTTGGTTTTATTCTCTTCAAGTTTCTTAATATAAGATTCGATAAGATTGCCTAGACCAAGCTCATTCTTTACAAGGTTATCTGTATAGTTCTTCATATCGTTGATAATAAAATCAATCTTATCTTGTGGCACATTGATTGGGTCATCTTTTCTTGGGATAATCCCACCTTTAGATTCTACAAACGCAACCAGTTCACCAATCGAGTCAATGTCTCTTTTCTTTTCTTCCTGTTTCTGAGAATCTGTGAATTTACCTGACTTACGCAGCATGTCATTAGCACCTTGTAGGTCTTTAAAAGTCTTAATGTCACCTACATCTAAAGCTTGATTCATCTTTAAATCTGTCTTACAAATATTCTTCAATACCTGTTCACGATCTGTAGATAACTCATAATCTGCCGCATACTTTTGATACAGTTCTTCCATCTTAACCCATTCAGATGGTTTATATAGAAGACCCCATTTCAGAGAAAGGTATTTAATATCATCTTCTGTAAGACTCTCTGTAATCTTAGCTTCATCAATGCGCGCAACATCTGGAATAAAATCGTTTTGCATTTCACCAGCAATATCTAACGGCGCACTATTGATATTTTCTACTGGGTTTACACCAAGAGAAGAAGCAACATCAGGTATTAGGTCAAGCACTTGCGGCTCAGGCTCTTCTGTTTCTTTTGATTTTTCTTTTTTCTTTTCCTTTTCAGCTTTCTTGGCTAAAAATTCTTGTTCAACATCTTTGGCCGCACTAATAACATCTTCATTCTTTTTGATTTCTTCTGCATCAACTGTGTTTTCTGGAACCTCAAGTTCCTTATTATCCAATACGCTATCGGGATTGCTGGCAATCTCTTCTTCGCCTTGCCGCATTTTTTCATTAATATGGTCTAATACACTTTTACGACTCATGGTATTATACTCAGCTTGTGAAATCTCGCCAGCTTCAAGTTTTTCTAGAAGTCTATTTTCAAACTCTTCGTCATATGAGGTGCCTTTGATGTTCTGTTGCTCTTTTTTAGCCTGTTGGAATTTTTCATTGTTAATTCGCTCAGAATCCGCATACGTCAAATTCTTATATTGTTCCATATTCATAGTGCGAAGATAGGTGCCAATAACAGACATGGGGCCAAAAGTAGCTGGGTTCTTCATATAGCTTTTATTCGCTAACTCAACCCATTTCTTCTCAACATACGGCACATCCATCTTCTTTAAAATCCATTTGAAAGTATCTGGACGGCGATTGTCAATATACATTGTCAGACAAGTCTTACAAAGGTCACATCTTTCATCTTTATTAGGAATCTTGTAGAAATCAGTTTCCTTCTTTGTCTTGCCGCATTTCGCGCATGTTTTCATAGGTACGTCTGCCATAAATCTCCTTTCTATACAAGAAACCTACTCCATCCAAGAGAAGGAAGAAGTGGGTTAATAAGTATTATTTCTTTTTAGATTTGCGGCACTCGCGGCAGGTAGAATAGAAGCCATCTTTTGCGGAATTATTCTTTGAGAAGAATAAAGGATGCGCTAACTTGGTTTTTCCGCATTTGCCGCACTTTTTCCATTGTCCATATTCCACATTTGTGTAATACCACATAACATAATTCTTTTGGGCTTGTTCCGCAATCATCTTTGGAATCTTCTTGCGCCATAGCGTTGAGAAATATTGCGCGGTATGCGAAACACCATATTCAGCCTCCATCATGCCGCATATCTCATCATTAGATTTACCATCAATCTTCCATACTAAAAGGTCATACAGCATAGATGTTGTCTGGTCTTTAGATTTAAATGTCTGTTCAATTAAATTCTCAAGGTCTAAAAGCTCCCAGTGCATATCGCAATTGAGGTCAGTATAGCATTCCTGCTTGATTGATGAATAATATGTGAGTAAGAATGAAATGTGTACTGGATTGAATAATGAAATTACTCCATCGGATATGGGATAACCACGTGAGTCGAAATAAATCTTCTCAGACAAGTCCATATGCGCCATGTTCTTTAACTGCGATGAAACCTTTGACTTTGCGGGCCATCCTTTAACTGACTGCTTTAACAGGTACATTTGCTGATAGGTTTCGATAATCTGCTTTTTCAGATAATAACGTTGCTTACCAGTAGCAGAAAGAAATTGACGTTTTAGTGACGTGATGATAGAATCGAATTCCCGCATACCTGGGATATTCTCTAAGTCATCTTCTGAAATAGTATCCTTATTGTCTAGGATTTGATTCTTATCATTATTGACGAGTGCATAGATGCCATCCTCGCCATTCTCCATATTCTCAACCATTTCCTCAAAAGAAATCTGTCGTTTATTTACTGTTGCTTCTCTATTCTTTGTGATAATACTACGTTCTTTTTTCTTTTCCTTTTTGGTTTGATTTCTGTCTGCGACAAAGAGTAGATAATCTGTCATCACACGCAGGTAATTTGCATCTAGATTCTCTTGAGAAGTGGTTTCAATGGTTTCCCGCACACATTTAAGTCGTTCTTCTTGTGTCTTCAATGTGTAATCAAGTGCCATATATTTACTTCTCCTTTTCTATTGGTTTTATTGCAACTATATTATACCACAAAAAAGTATGAAGTGCAAGTTTGTCAAGGAAAAATTTTAAATATTTTAAAAATTTTTCTATGTATATTATATTTAAGTATGCGGCAAATGGGATTACCGTTTTTTGCCCATAAAATGATTACACCTATAAATTTTGGCGCAAATGATTACATGTATCATGATGTTTGTTATACGCTGCCGCCCGTTGTAAATCAACGGGCGCAGCACTAAAGCTGTCATGTCAATATACTAACATTTTTGTGTGTCTATTGGCATAACGCAATACGCAGCGGAGCGCCTATAATAAAATCTATATAGTTATACCTATGAAAAGTATATAGAAAATTCTGCACAATTACCCATGCTCACTCTCCCCTTGCATGGAACCTATTGGATGTGCTACTTTTCTAAGAGTATCCTATCCCCTCTGTATGCGGCACAGTAGAGCTACTGTTCGTCTCTTGTAAACTAATAAACCAACGCAAAGACCGCTTGTCCACGGTATATCTCCACTGCAAGCAGAAGCGCATCCACACATCCTGCGGCAAAGATATACCGTGGCATTTAAGACCCAGCTATTCACCTCATTGGGGATTTTTGATTTAGGATAATTCCTAAGCCGACTGGGAACGGCGCTATGGTTAGTTTCAAATATATTATAATAGATGATTAGGTATTTGTCAATATCTTTTTTCTATTGGCTTATGAGGAACTATCGTGCCTCTCTCGGGTTTTTATTCTAGCATATTTTTTTTGAAAAGTCAATAGTTTTGTGAAAATTTTTTTATGCGAACAATGCCATAATCGGAAATAGCAAGAGACTAAAGAGAGAAAATAAAGAAGAATGGGTAGAGTTTTCACGGAATTTTAAAAATCCTCTTTGCTCCGTGTTATGGTGTCTCATTTTTGTACTTTGGTCGGTAATTTGGTATTTCAAAAAATAACTGAGGTCGGTAATTTGTCGTGGGCGGTGTCCACCTGGGCAAAAACCGGACAAAAACCCGAAATAACCCCCCCCCACAATGGGGGGCGTCTTTTTTTATCGGGTCAAAACTTTAGCATCCGCGAGTCGGTCGAGGGTTGGCAGGCTTGCGAGGTTGTGGTCGGTCATTTGAAAACTCCTTTGGTTTGTTCTTCCCAACTGACAAGGTCATTATACACCCGCTAGGTCATGGAGCGCAATAGTTATTTTGAAAAAAGTTGACCCAAAAGCAAAAAAGTTTCTAAAAAAAAGTTCTTGCACTCGTTACAACGTTACGTTATACTATAGTTGTAACGCAAGAAGCTAATCCAAAGGAGTTAACAATGTTCAAGAACAGCGCGATGGCAAAGTGGTATGATATTGTCGAGGTCATGGCGTGGGTTGTCTATGCGGCAACGTTCGTTTGGTTTCTTCTTACTGACGCGAACGAAGCTGTTAATGCTAATCTGTTAGCAGCGGCGTGGGCGTTTCCTATGCAAATGTACCGCGCCTATTGGGATTTGTAGAAATTGTGACGGTTGCAATAGCCGTCACAATCTGTTATAATAATAAGCGTAGCGAAGCAACAAGAGAAAGGAAAAATCGCTATGAATATTAACGATACCATCAAGAAGATGAACACCGCCAATATTTTGCTTGATGCTTTTGGCGATGGGCGCGAGTTCACAATGCACGATTACGAGGAGCTTGCCGCAACGGTTAATGAGCTTTTTGGTGGCCGCTACAGCGAAGATAATCCATGCTATAGCGTTGGTTGGCTTCGTGACAATTACTTTACTTTTGGCATTGAAAAGGTTGGTTCGCGTGAAGTTGAAGTCATGACTTCTCGTTACGCCTATGAGCGCGTTCGTTATAATAATACTGATATGTATTATGATAAATACGTTGGCCGCAAGTACGAACCAAAAACCGTAAAGCAATTTATTTATCGCATGACTGATGCCCAAGGTTGCTCAAATGTTATCGAGCATCTCAAGAATGAAATTCGTTGCGAGATTGATAGAGTAGAAGCAACTATTGAGCGCGATAAAAAGCGTCTTGAAACACTCAAGAAAATGCTTTAGCAAATAGTAAAACCGCCCATCTGAAAAGGTGGGCGGTTTATTGTTTAATGTTTCACGTGAAACATTGAAAAACGCTCCACCAAAAGCCCATAGTTGGGCACAAAATTATACACGAGCGCAAAACGTTTGTCAAGCGTCAAATCGAAAAAACTTGAGAAAAATAAAAATAATTTTATCCCAAAATAATTAAAGTTTTCGCTTGCGCTCACACGCAAAGCGTGTATAATAATAGCTGTAAGCAAGCAAGGGACAACGGAAGGGACTTACCCCATGCGTACCATCAAGAACATTATCTTCACCGACTTCGACCGTGTTGTGCGTCCTGCTTATGCGATTATCGAGGTTGACCGCAAAGGTCAAATTACCGTTTGGAACGTGTTCAATGATTTGGAGTTTGCTCATAAGGTAATGGAAAGTATCCGCAAGGATGAAAAGCCCAAGGGCAAGCTAGAGATAGCTCGCAACGAGTGGATAGAGGAATGGGAACTTTAAAAGTTCCCTTTCTTTCTTCTTTTGGATTGTGAAGGAATTGTGAGCAAAAAATAGGGTATTGTCAAAACGTGCCGCATACCCCATAATAATAGTTGCAAGCAGGGAACGAACAGAAAGGACTTGCAATGTTTGAAACCATGAATCCCAACAGCCCGTACTTCATCGACTACGTTGACGAGCTTGAAGCCTACTACCCGGACGAGCCTATGGAGTTCGACTTCGAGGACGAGGACGAGTAAAGAAGAACCCACCGCAAGGTGGGTTTCTTTTTGACCAAACTACCCCAAAAATAGACAGTCCTCTAGCTTAATAATAATAATAGGATAGGGCGATTTTTCTGTCAAGCGTCATTTTCAAAAAACATAGAAAAAGTTTTTCAAGATTGTTAGGCGCTATCGCGTGCAAAGGTGTTATAATTAGGTCGTAGACCAAGAGAAGGGATAGAACAGTGTACTACCTCAAGCGCAACAACGTCAAAGACTTTAGCATTGATAAATGCAAGGGCTACGATTCGAGCGCTCCACTTGCCGCGCATAAAGCAAGGGCGCGAGCGATAGCCGAGCACGAACGTACAACGTGCGAGGTGATAGACGATAGCGGCAACGTGGTATTTGTCGCAATAGCTCATTGATTCTAAGGCGCTTATAAGCGCCTTTTTATTTGCCGCTTTGGTTGCACCTATGCGCGTAGGCGTTTTATCAAATGGCACCTTGTAGGCGATTCTACGGGCTTACACGGGCAAAAAATTATGAATTAGTGGTCACAACTTGAAGGAGTTGTTTTTTTTGTGTATTCGCGTATTCACGCTCTCATGGTTTGACTTTTCGCTTGACTTGTATTACACTAAAGGATTAGACCAAGAGACTTATGGAGGAATTGTGTGCGGCAAATTGTTACTTGCCAAACTAGGCGGTATACCCCATAATAATAATTGTCCAAAGGCGAGGGCGTAAGAGTAGCAAAGTAGCTACACGCCCGAACGGGGACGGGAGGTCACTATGTTGTATCTGGTTTTGGTTAGCGGTGTTAGCGCTGGCGATATGCTCGACGATACCGAGGACTTTATTGTCGAAGCCGAGGATGAGAACATCCTTGCAAGCGCTATCGCCAACTATCGAGATGGTGACTATGCAACCGAGTTCAACGAGGCTGTTTGGCGCGTGCGTGAGTTGGGCGATGAATTCGAGTTTCAGACTACGCTTAGCGGTAAGCGTCTTTAATCGGTAAAAGGGTAGGGCGCAAGCCCTACCCACTTTTTGAAAGTGGAATGAATGAAAGCAATTGTATTAGATTTAGACGGCACTCTTTGCGATTTTTATAACGTCAACGGTTGGTTGTCTATGTTGCAAGCAGAAAATGCGGCACCTTATTTAACTGCCAAACCATTAGGTGACTACAAGAAACTAAATGGTTTGCTTGCCGCCTTGCAAGGCTACGGTTATGCGGTTGAAGTTGTTAGCTGGTTAGCAAAGGGCGAAACGTCTAAGCAATTTGATAGCGCGGTACGCAAGAATAAACGCGCATGGTTGCGCAAATACTACCCTGCTATTAACTTAAAAAATGTTCACGTTGTAAAGCATGGCACTAACAAATGGCGCGTATCAAATTACAAAGGCGGCATTTTGTTTGACGATGAAAGCGGCAACATTAACGCATGGAAACGTGATACCATGAGCGGTAAGGCGGTACGTATCAAAGATGAAACCACTTTGTTAGACGCGCTAGAATCGCTTATTATCCAAGAGCTAGAATAGAATTAGGGAAGCGGAAACGCTTCCCTTTTTTGTTATGTTTCACGTGAAACAATACAACCGTCAAACCATAGTTGGCGGCGATTTTACCACAACACGCAACCAAAAGCAAGAGAAAAATTAAAAAAATTTTTTTTATTTTCTCGCGTGCGGCATTTCCTGAAAGTGCTATACTAATCTTAGTCGGGAGGACAACGGCACCGAACATAGCCTACTCATTATGACTTACACGTTCTCTACAGTTAGGTACCTTGAGTTAGCTATGGTTAACTTTGGCAAGTTAGCTATGGTAAACAAAATAATTTAAAATAATGCTTGCACTTTTGGCGCAAACAGTTATTATTATAAGTGTAGTGATTAGCCCAAACATTAAAGGAGTTTCCAATGGCTAATTTTGTTGTACTCGATACAGAAACCGCGCCCACGGTTAACTACAAAGACGGCAAGGCTCACCCCGAAACGTCTTTGGTCTATGACTTTGGTTATACCATCCGCGACAACGACAATAACGTTATTCGTGAGCGTTCCTTTATTGTTACTGATACGTTCTATCAAGTTGACCTTATGAAAAGCGCTTACTATGCGGATAAAATTCCGGCTTATTATGATGGCATCAAGTCGGGCGAATGGGTTGAAGCGTCTTTTTGTGAGGTTTGGCGCACGTTCAAAGCCGACTGTAAAGAGTGCAACGTAAAAAGCGCATGGGCTTACAATTGCCGCTTTGACGAGATAGCGCTAAACAACACTTTGCGCACGTATTCAAACGGTTTTGCCACGTGGTTCATGCCGTTCAAGCTACGTCTTAAAGACGTTTGGGACTACGCAAGTAACATTACTAGTTCTAAGCGCTATCTAAAGTATTGCGTAGCAACTGGAGCATTTACGCCTAGCGGAAACCCGTCTACTAGCGCGGAAAGCGTTTATCGTTTCATCAACAATAAGCATGACTTTACAGAAGACCATACGGCACTTTCAGACGCGCGCATTGAAGCAGCTATTTTGCTTGCGGCAAAGGCAAAGCACAAAAAGACGCGCCACGGTTCACGTGGCCAAGGTTGGCGTGACGCAAGCGCGGCATTTAAAGCGCTCGACCTTTAGACAATAGGGAAACGGTTAAACCGTTTCCCTTTTCTTTTGCCATGAGCAAAAGCGATTCTAGCGCCCTAGGGCGTGCGGCAAGCCTATTATTTTAAATAGGCACTTTGGCATAATGGCATCTTAAAACGCGTCTCATGGCCGCTATGGCGATATTTTTTTATTTAGGTACCGCATTATCCGGCAAGAAGTTAACTACAGTTAACACCGCTTAAATCGGCTCTCATGGCTTCGTTAGGTACCTAACTAATCAAGCAAAGTTAACCACTGGTAACTTTGGATCTAGAAGTTTACCCAGGTAAACTCCATCAAAACGCCATTTATGGCGCAAAAAATTATACACCCACCCGAATAGTTTTGTCAAGCATTATTTTCAAAAATTTTTGAAAACATATTTCCTTCACAAATCCCGATTGAAACGCTTCAATTTTTAAAACGCTTCAAAAATTATCGCGCTCCGCATAGCAAAGTATCGCGCTCTAATTCTAAAGCATAGCGCTTTAATTATCTAAGTATCGCGCTACCATAGTACCGAGGTTGGGTTCAAAATTATACACCCACCTGAATAGGTTTGTCAACAATTTTTTTTGTAGTTTCTCGTTTTGACCACAAATTATCCATAATCCTAAAATATCTTAATTTTTATGCACGAACTACTTAATTCTATTCATTTTGGGCTACTAATCGACTATCGCCAAATTCGAGAATCTGAAAAGTCGACCGTCTGACCTGCTGTTTCCATATTTTGAACACAATTACAAAATTAGGTATTGCCAAAAATTGATACAACTAGTAAAGTAATAGTTGTCCAAAGGGGACAGGGGAAAAAAGAACCGAACGGCGATTCACCCGAGTCCAAGGACGGGAAGGGGTTAGCTATGGCTACCACTCGCACCAAGTTCCAGTTCACCGACTACCAGATGTTTGCCGCTTTGGTGAACGTCGCTGGCGGTATCTCGCCCGAGGCTATCGCCAAGGCTCTTGGGGACAACTATGACCCCGAGAAGCACACTCCCGAGAACCTTGCCCGCAAGGTTTCTCACAAGTTCCATGTTCTCAAGGAGAGCGCCTCCAAGCCCAAGGCGCCATCTAAGACGGCTCAGTTGAACAAGGCGCTCGCCGAGCAGGTGGCGCTTGAGTTTGCCGATGGTGAGCCGTTTACGCTCAATGACGTGATGGCGAAGCATCCCGCCGAGATTAAGACCTTCTCCAAGGCGGGCGTCGTGGTGAACGTCCTGCTTGCCGAGAAGCGTGTTCGCAAGGCGACACCTATCAACAACAAGACGGCGTATGTTATCGTAGCGTAGCCGCCACCTATAAAACAGCATAGGGAAGGTCACACTTGGAAGCCTACAGACGAAACGCGCTTATAGCGGCATTTGGCGAGCTACCCGATAAAGAATTGCAACGCCTAGGGCGTGGGCTTGAGGCTCACCACGTGAACAGCATGGCAAGCGGGAACGTAGTTTTGCTACCTACCGAGATTCATAAAGTGGTTCACACGTTAACGCAACTAGGCGGTAACGCCTACGCGAGCGGTGAAGGGGAGGATGGAGATATTCTCATAAAATGCGCTCAAATGCTACTTAAACAGTTCGCATTAGATAGCGTCTAACCGGGGAAAAGCCTACCGAATAGGTAGGCTTTTCTTTGCGTTTAATTCCTACTAAAAAGGTAGGAAAAAGATCTCCCTACCTAGCACAAACGCGCGAAAAAGTCAAGACTTTTTAAAAAAATTCACAGAAAATCCATAGTTGGGTCGATTTTACACGATTAGGTACCTTATTGTCAAGATTTTTCAAGCAAAAACACAACTTTTACACAAAAACTGAGCGCCTGAAACGCGTTTTAACGGCCTCGCGCCCGGTTCCCTTGCGTTCCTAGGCACTTTTAGCTATCGCGCCTTCTAGGGCTATTACAAGGCCGCACACGCGAAAAAAATTAAGTTAGGTACAGAACGACCCGAGCAAGTGTTACCCTAGGTAAACTCCGAATCATTGTGAGGTACCTAACTGTTATTTGTGGAGATTCCGTGTTGGTTTTGTGAAGGTACTTGACAAACTGAAAATTGTATGGTATAATATAATAGAGGAATACTATACAATAATACCATATTTGGGACTGCCGCCGCCGTTGCGCCCATATGGCGAAATTGTGTAGAAATGGGGCCTGCCATCCAGCCGCCGCAAAATCCTAAAACGAAAGTCAATCATAAAATTAAATAAAAAAATCCCTCCCCGCCTATATGGCGAGGCCTATATGGCGAGAAGGGATAGAACTATCATAAGCGTATGCCAAGAGAGTGTTCTAAAATGAATTTTAATCGTTTTCTTGCGGTACCCCTGTACGGCATAAGAAAAATAAGTCGATTTGTCTTGATTCCTGCGGCCAGTAGAAACTCAAAATCAATCGCCAAATAATCTTACATAAGCCAAGAGACAGAGGAAAAAGAAGTGTGCGGCACATGCTTTTTGTAAGTGAAAATCAATGCGGAAATGTGACTAATTTAGTTACATTTAAAAAGTGTTTTTTTAATATATGTTTTTACTAAGATATAAATTACACACTCTTGCCCAAAAATTTTGGCCGCATCTACTTCTTCTTAGGCTTGCGCTTGCACACCATAGACAATTCATACGTCTTGGAATTGAGAATGAATCGGATTTTGCCGTCATCGCCTACCTCAATACCATGCGGCGCATCCTCCCAGTCGCCGATGGTCATGGTAAGCTCTCCCAGTGCGTCCGCAATGGAATTCATAATCAATCGCTTTTCAGACACTTTCTTCTCCTTCTTGTCTGTATCAGGTCGATAGGCTGCGTCATATTCGATTCCATTTTCAATCAAATAAAGGTTGGCAGCACTTGCCTTGAGTATTGCCTGCTGTCTCTTGGACTCGATATATTCATCAGGAATATCTATGGTATGCTCGTTACCCTTCATATCATAATAGGTATGCCGCATATGCTTACTTCCTTCTATCTCTTGGAATAGGCCGGGAGTCCCGTCAAATGGACTCCACGGCCCTTCCAATTGAAAACTCTAATAAGTAGACCCTACTTATTAAATATTTTGCTACAGAGCCTTGTACGTGAAGGTCTTGCTGTTCACTGCAACCTTCTCGGTACGACCGTCCTCAACGAGGGAACGCATGTTGGCCGCAACCTTACGGGAGCTGACACCCTCGCCCATGTGCAGAGCCACAGCCTTAGAGGTCGCAGGCTCGTCAAAAGACTTGAGAGCTGCGTAAATCTCGTCAAGGAAAGCCTGCTTCTCAGCGGTCTTCTCAGCGTCCTTAGCGCGCTTGCGCTCAATCGCCGCCAGCTGCTTATTGCAGAACTCTACAACGTCTGCGTTGTCGAACATAGCGGACTTGATGGTGTTGTAAATCTCAAACTGGGTCATGTTAATCTTCTTTCTCTTGGAACCCACGGGAGGTTTCTTATCCCCTCCCCTTTCTTTAATTATATTATACTATAAGTTTTCACTGGCCGCAAGAACTTTTTAGAATGAATTTGGTTTTGAAAACCGAAATGGAAATGAAAATGAAATTGAAAATCGTTTTTATAACCAATAGCGCGTTGGAATCGAAAATTAAAAAGGTTGGGCTTTGGGCTAAAAATTTTTCTTGACATTGGTTTGCTGAACTGGTAAAATGCGCATTTCAACAAACTAGTCCATGTAATCATTTTTAACCTTATATGGGCTTTCTCTATAGCTTTTGAATAGCTTCTTTAATCAACTCTGCACCATTTTCTATATAATCATCACAGAACCTATCAAGATTCAATTCATTTTTAGATAAAGACAAAATAGCATCTTTCTTGTTTTCGTTTCCCCTAGACCTAGCTAAATGTTTAAGCCATTGGTCGCCAACAGATTCATCTAAATTTCCATAACATTCTTTTACCTGCTGTAGAGTCAGCCAACCAGACTCGGTATACTCAGTAAATACTTTCATTTCTCTCAGTGTATTCTCAATAGATTCCTTTTGCGCACGTGCATAATCATTTACCCTATATAGTTCAGTATAAAGACCCTTTTTCCCCTTGCGATATACAGCCTTCTCCGCATACTCGATAAGGCCAACATCTCTAAGCACGATAAGAAATTCATCTACTCGGCGGATATTCCTCGCATCCTTATAATATCCAAGCGCCTTTAAAATCTCTGTACGAGAAAAGAAATAGTTCTCACCACCTTTGAAGAATGCTTCGTGAAGCTGATACCACCTTTTAAGATAACAATATGTCTTGAAGCAATCTGCGCTCAACGCACTAAGACAAAACCTAACTGTATCCACTGGAATCGTAACATACTGCCCTTCCACTGGCTGCAAGATAACATTCATACCATCTATCTTAATAACTTCTAAAGATTCAAAGCAGCTCATGACTTTTCTAATCTGATAGTTGGTCAATCCTACACTTTTCAATCTGGCTCGACTATCCTGCATCGACAAAATTCTCGTGTTGTCCTTCTCCAACTTAGTGTCCAACATTAGACTGCCCATCGCATTGTAGTCACAATTTTTATTTTCCAATTTCTCTGGGTCTACGCTAAAACTCAACTTAGGTGCCTTGCGGTTTTCTTCTTTATCTGTCATATTTTCTCCTTTCTTGCACATACGTGCCTGACATATAATTTATTATATAATTTATTATATAATTTATTAGGGGTGTGCATTTTTTAACAGTTTTGAAGGGACTGGTGTGCATTTTTTAACAATTTGACCTTAACTGGTGTGCATTTTTTAACTTTCTAATCACTCCTTTTACTTCGCTAAAAATTTAAGGTTAAAAAATACCCACCAAAGTACCTGCGGAAATAATGACTGGTGTGCATTTTTTAACAGTTTGAAGGGACTGGTGTGCATTTTTTAACCGCTCCGAAAGTTAAAAAATACCCACCAAAGTACCTGGGGTTTTGTCATTTGCCAATCCGTATCGTCCGTTAAAAATAATTTAACGCGCATTTGCGCCATTACTTAATTAACACGCAGAAACGCATAAACAGACTTCACACGGACATCAAGATACTCTACCACATCTATAGTATAACATACTCAGTCTATTTTGTTAAGTAAAAAAGACCCACGGCCATAGGCCGCAGGTCTTTTACTACACATGTATGAATTCCATTATTTATATAAATCGCTATTACATACCTGATTAAAATTAAACTCCATTTCATTTAAATAAGGAGTATTTTTCCAAATAATAGTTAAAGAATAACAACCATACATTGAGCTTCTATCTATTTCTACACGATAGCCAAAATGCTCCAAATAACGACGAACACCCATAAGTGTTCCATTATTTTCAGGTGTACAAGGTACATAATAACTAATAACAACATGACAATTTAAATCATATTCAGAAGACCTATATACACAATCCAAAAGTTTGCGGCACCCTTTAACCTTAATTATGCACTATGCTTTTTGAATAAGTAGATAATCAAGACACCAGTCTTTTTTAGGGCAGCATTCATGCACAATTACAGAGTAACGTGATTGAAATTCACCAAGGGCATGTCTAAAATCTCTATAACCAAAATCAGCAGAGCACTTACTGGAAATATATTTCAAATATTCAACGGGCACGATGCAAAACTTTACCATAAGTTTCATAAATAATGGCAAGATACTCAATGAAATACTTTTTAATCTTATCTACATCATTGCCAGCAATTTCAAATAGGTTCTTATAAATAACATTAATAATGTCGATTTCAGTTGACCAAGGAATATTCAATTCCTTATGACGTTCATCACTCAACAACATATGCGCTCCTAATCCCAGTCGTTGACAGTCCAATAGACGCTCAGATGACCACCAGCGACATCATACTCGTCAGCATCGTGCCAATAGTAATCATTAACACACAGACCAAGGCCCTCAAGAGTATTCTTGGCATCGAGCATTTCCTTCTCAGTACCATAGCAGGAAACCCAATAGGCGCAGCCAGCATAATAGTCCTTGCGCTCTTCAAGAAGCATCTCGGCAGCAATGTTCACCAGAGGAGTAACATCCTTCCAAGACTTGCTGCCATTGACAACCTCATATGCCGCATCCAGAAGACCGTCAACCTGTGCAAGAATCATCTCAACCTTGGTCATATACTTTCTCCTTCTCTTGGAAGACTTTATCTTGTCCTCTCCCTTTCTCTATATATATTATATAATATTATAGAGCGGACTGCAAGAACTTTTTATAGGTCAATTTTATCAAGACAAAGATAAACACAATGCTTACCATCAGATGCCGCATAGGTCATACAATCCCAAGATGCCTTGTAACCAAAAGACACAAGAATATGATTCAAAGCGGCGATTGAATAAATTACATCTTGCACGCCATTAAGAGGGACATGAATATAGTCGATACTCTCTTTGTTCTCGTACATGCGGCCAATGGTTTTAGCAATATCAGCTAGAATATCCAAATCATCAATGCTATCAAGAAGGTAGCCAAGCGACATGTTATCATACTTGCTGGTCATTTAAAATCCTTTCTTTGCCTTTCTTTAATAATATTATATAACATTATTAGACAAACTGCAAGAAAAATCTTATGCGGCTAACGGCATTATTTCTTCTTCTCTTGGATTACCTCACGCACAAGACGCACAGTCTCTTTGGTCGCATACAGAATCATACAGATACCAGCGATAAAACCAATAACACAAAGAATAGTGAAAATAAACAGGCTCATAGGAGAACTACCAATCAATGTCACTAGTGTCATTATCATGTCCCCAGCAGGAGAATATAAAAGATAGGACAGCACATATTCCAACGATTGCAAAAACAAGGCAGATAACTCCTAACACTTCATCAATCATACTCTTCATCATCCCATACGTCAATCACGTTGCCGAGCCAATCGTAGAAATTCTCACCACCGCCATTTTCAATCTTATTAACATAATCAGCAATATTATCTGTATCATCCGTAGCTTTAAGCGCATCTAAAATATCATCATATGTATAATCCATATAACCTCCAATAGCAAAAAGGAGAATAGATTTCTCTACTCTCCTTGTGCGGCACGTACAATCTCATTTGTATTATACAATTGATGCTGGATACTAGCATCCTTATACATAATATCGTTAGGCACAGTCATCTTCTCAACGTCAAGCATACTAGTTCTCCTTATCAAAGTCGTTCTGGACTTGTTCAAAATACTTATAAAGGTCATCGTTCAGCTCGTACAGCATTGCAATACGAATCCATGTATCAAACTTAGTGATACCATCCTGACCATGCCCAACGAACTCATACCAAGGCATACGTATACTCAAGTGTCTCACGAATATCTTTGTCAGCGAACGCATTCGCAATCTTTTCGCGGTCAGGTCCATATGTTACAAGAAAACAATCAGGATGCCCAGCAGACGAAGCATTGCCAGTTACATCATCAGAATAATACATATCATCGAAGACCTCGCTCCAGTCGGTGTCAGCACTATATGTGCCATCCTCGAAATTGGCAACGATGAAATTCTTTGCATCGTCCTCGACCATGTTCTTAAAGGAAAGATAAGCCAAACCCATTTCTAATTCCTCTCTTGGATAACTAATATATCAGATTAAAGGTTCTCAATGCTGCCGACATAGCCCTCGTAGACAAGATGATGCTCACGAAGATTCTTTGCGGCAACCTCAGCCATGATGCGGTCAAGCTGCTCAAGGCTCTTGAAGATGCACTCGGTATACTCGATGCCACAGAAGCGACCATCGCCCTCATAGAACTTGTTGAAGATGATGTTAGCCTTCATGTACTTAGCCATATTGGAAAACCTTTCTTCTTTGCCTTTCTTTAATTATATTATATAATAATGGAGGACGAACCGCAAGTATTATTTTCTGCTCTATTGGTCTACACTGTGAGCGAAACCTTCGTCCCCTTCTTCTAGACCGAAGTAGAAGTTATATTCATCAGCAACGTTCTCAGACATATCAATCGTGTTCTCATGAAGAGCCTTGATAATATCCATAGTGATATGCAATACCATATCATCAACTGCGCCGCATACAATCTCATAAATCTTATCAATGGCATCGTCTTTGAACTTAGGATTGCGGCCTTTGCCAAGCTCATTTGCCATATACACGATGTGCTCTTGGTTATAGAACACGTCTCTCATAGCCTTACTACGAACAAAATCATAATAATCTTGCAGCAAATCATCGGAGTCACACCAACGGTCTTCCATGTTTATCTCCTTAAAGTTTACGTCCACAGATGTGGCAGAAGTTAATATCAATCGAGCTAGCAGCCGACTCGCCATCTTCGTCCTCAATGCAAATGAACTTGTGCTGCGGATTCTTAAAGACATCGCAAATAGTGATGGAATAACCCTCACCCTCGCTATAGCTATCATCAAGCATATTGGCGCCAAACTTAACATTGCCACTATATTCACAATACTTGCACATAAAGGAACTTCTTTCTCTTGGTTTCTTTAATTATATTATATAGCAATTTTAGGCAGGACGCAAGAACTTTTTTGAACTAATGACGGATAATAGGATAAAATAACCGTTGATAAATTGCTTGGCCACAATCTTGCCACCACTTTTCACGGTCTGCTGGAATACATATAGTGACCATAATATCGCAAAGTTCCCAAAAAGGTTTTATTGGTTCAACTCTGCAATCTGCGAAAAAATGATATTTATTTAATAAATCAATCGCCTTCTTAACGTTTTTAAGAGTGCATTTATCACAGCCCGCATAAACTGAACACCACATAAACTGAGTAGGCGACATAAAAATTGTCTTTTTAAGAAAATATTTAAAAAATTCATTAGTTTCGCAATGAGTCAAAATATTCATATTACCTCTAATAATGATAGCAGACAGTTACTTCTACATCATCGGTATCATCGCAATGATGTGCTGTATGAATAGCAATACTATATCCAGCTTTGGCATACTTGGCAAGGACTTTAATATCAGCTGCGGTCAATCCAATAAGATAAAGGGTACAATACGTAGTATTGTCATAGGCGCTGTACTTTAAAGCATAGTCTCAAGGCTAGTATTTTTGTCTGTATGAGAAGGATTATTATGAAGATATTCACGCTTAAACTCTAAAGGTTGAATCATGTTTATTCCTTACAATCACAAAAAATTTTAACAAGAAATCTATTCTTTCCAATAACTTTATCTGGACTAAGACCACTAATAGAAATATCATATCCTGCATTTGAATATTTAGTTAATACCATAAAATCAGAAGCAGAAATCTCATTAAATTGCATATAAGTGCAACAAGTATCATCGCCGGGGTAATAAGCAAGACATTGGCCAATATTTTTTTCAAGACGAGACGTTTCAGGTTCAGAATAATAATTAGACTTAACTTCGTAAGGATAAAGCATATTTACTCCTTAATAAGACAAAAGCTCCCAAGTGTTGACAAGAAATGCTTCGTTCGTATCGACCGCATATAGAAGAACATGACCATCGCCATAAATCTCTTCAATCTGGCAGATGATGAACTTGCGAGTGTAGGGGTTAAGATACTGTACGTAATCGTTGCGCTTCATATGATTTCCTTTCCCTCTTGGTATACTTATATTATATACCATTATTTCACCATCTGCAAGAAAAATTTTAGACGTGCGGCCTAAAAAGCAGTCATATAATATAGCTCGTCTACCAAGAGATAGAAATAACGCCCAAGAAGTTCACCAGATTGTACGTATCGAGTTGGCGGCAAAACGATGCTTGGACGAACATTACCAATACCATCAGCATTTTCTTTATAAGGGTTAAATACAACTGTAAGGCTATCAACAAAAGGCTCTTTGTTAATTATGAAAATATTGCAACTACCCAATGGCTCTTGGTTGTATTTAGGGAAAATATCAAAAGAACAAGATGTATCAACACAATCAGTCTCATCTTTATAAAATTTGATATTACCAACAGTCCAGCGAGTGTTGCTCTTGTTAATGCAATAATCTTTCAAAGCGTTATAGATTTTCTCAAATGTGTTCATAGCTCTCCTAATAGCAACGTATTAAAGTGTCAATTTCGTCTACAAAACTATAAATATATTGTCCAATAGAATCACAAACATCATCATGATATGGCATAACAAAATGAACGTTTGCATTACCAGTATAAGGACAGTACTCCCAAATAGAAAAAACTAGACTATGCCGCGCATCTGAAATAGGTCCAGTATAAGTCACTAAATCTTCAATAGATACACAGCCCATAAGAGATTCATCATCAAGATAAACCATATCGAAAAGTACCTTATTGGGATGAATTCTATCTACTTCAATACGCGCAGGTTTCCAATCAAAATGACAAATTTGACGCTCATGATAAAACTTCTCAACTCTTGCGGCGTATTCTTTTAGACTCTCAATAATCTCATCAGTCAAATAATAACTCATGATTAATCCTTATCAAAATCACTTGCGGCCAATAGACAATCAAGAACATGTGCGGCATCTGAAATACGGTCTAAAAGACCAACGCAAGTTCCCGCGCATTCTCCTTCACCGTCTCAAAAACATAGCACAAAATTGTAAGCAGCAGAATCGCTATCGTCCAAATCGCCATTAGGATAAATATGAATATCACACTCGGCAGTCTTATAAGAAATATCAGAAGCAACTCGAATATAAAGCCTATCCTCTTTCTTTTCAAACATGTCAAGAATATGCCAAGGATACTTAGAAATATTGTCATACATGAAATCATGGATAAGCTGATTCATAAACTTGTTCATTTTACACTCCCAGCACATCACAAATAGTAGCATAGACATATGCGCACTCCATATAACCCGCGCTATATACCTTTAGCCATTCAACATAATCACTGTCAGCTGCGGCAATAGTGAATCGCGGCACATACTCAAAATCATCGCAAGCAACGCAAGCCGTGACAGTCACATGCTTATCACCACGAGAATAAGTATAAGTCTGCTCGTCCATACTTGCAATTGCCACGTCTTCATGGCACATACGCATTACATGGTTGACGCTGGCGAAAATCTTATTGATAGTCTGCTTGAACTTCTTGCTACTCTGGGTCATGTCTTATCCCTTCCTTGTCTTTCTTTATATATATTATATAATAATATAAGACTGGCCGCAAGTATAAAATTATCGGTATAGCATCTTAATTGCCATGTCAATAATATCATTCATGTATATACTTCTGACCTCGCATTTATAATCCTCTACATTTAGCTCTAAAGCATCGCAACCATCGTAGAACAAGAAATGTACACGGCCAACAGGATAATCATCATCGCATGTGTACTCTTCAAAACAACTTAGGGTGCAAGAGCAAAGAAGCTGATTATCTGCCTTTTGCCGCACATCAAATGATACCACATTATCATGCTCTTCAGGCTTACACACTTTCCAGCTATACATATCACCATTGCTGCACTTACCGTAAATAGTGTCAAACAAAACCTTAGCGCTCTTCATTTTCTTTCCTCTCTTGGAAAACAAAAACAGGGGCTTTACGCCCCTGTTTACAATTAATATAGAGACAACTTATTCTCTGGTACGTGAACGGTAGAACCATTCAGGTACTTGACAAGGACTGTTCCGTTACTATTGAAGTGCAGAATCTTAACGACACTTACAAGACCAGCAGGACCAGTATAGGTAACGTAATCTCCGACAGACAGTTTAATCATTTTCGTCCTCTTCCTCTTCGTCGTTATCCTCAATCCACTCATGGTCTTCATTGAGGAATCCTGCTTCTTCAAGGTCATCTGCCATGTAAAACCAAAGGTAATCGTTAATATCAGTCTCAGTACGGATTTCGCCATCTCCGTACAAATCAGCTTCTTCAATCAGGTCAACGATATAATCGTAAGCCTTTGGATGGTCAATCAGCTCTTTCAACCAAGTCTTGCCGCCAGACCATGCTTGGAAACGACTAAGTTCACATTCGACAACGTAACGCATATCTTTCTTCTTTCTCTTGGCTTTCTTTAATAATATTATATAATATTAAAGAGCGTAGGTCAACTAGAAAATAGTAAGGATTTTTGATTCCTTTATCATATCGCAAAAAAGCATGGCTGCAAAATTCTGAATAGGACTTTCACCCATCACGCCTTTCTCACCTAGATATGTGCGGCCAATCTTGCTGTACGTAACATCATTTCCATTTTGATATTCACAATAAATATCAAAATAAACAGGTACTTGCTTGCGGCCTACGACTGTAAACTTTATACCGCGATAGTAGAAAGTGCTGCGCGTCTCGCCGTTATATTCACCAATTAGCCAACCTTCATTATATGCGATAGTCTCTAAAGCCGACAAAATATTAGAGATAAGGTTACAATTCATTAAATCTCCTTAGAGCTTACGGCCACAGAAAGGACAATACTTAATCTCATGCGACCAACCGAGCTTATCAATGCCCTTGTCGTAATACTCGCCCATGAGGTAGTAGGCTTTATCTACATCAGAGTAATGAATATACATACCAACGTCGGAATCGGCGCTGTCATAGTCGGTGCAGTCGATGCTCTCGCCCCAGCGGGTATTCATCTTGAAATTACAATACTTGCACATATAATCTCCTTTAAAGATAATAGACATCTTCACGCTTAGCGGTGTGAAATACGCCATCTTCATCAACGATAACAAGACTATCGCAGAATGGAAGAACATCCACAACTACACCATATACATCGCCGTACAGAGCCTTATAGAGAACCATTGAGCCAATCATGTAATTTCCTTTCCCCTCTTGGTCTATATATATTATATAATAATATATAGCGAAACGCAAGAACTTTTTTAATGCGGCATCAGAAGATGCACGAAAGCACCATAAGGCGATGCAATCCAAGGAATCATAAGCGCAAGTTCTATAACCATAATACCAGCGAAAAGTGCGCCAAGACCATAGCAGACATAACTTGTAGCTTCAAGAGCTTCGTATTTATTTCTCATATCACTGCGCTTATACTTTGTTAGTTTTTCTTGCTCCCAATCAACATATTCCTTACTTTTAGTCATACAAAATCGAGCTACAACCAAAAGAGCAATAGCAAGAGCGGCAAAGATGATAGCTCAACTAACACGTACCGCAATTACATATGAAGCGTATGCGGGAATCACGTCTTTCGTAACAGCGCTTGCCGCAATTCCAAGCTAATTCGCAATTTCTTTAATAACTTCTGTATTCATTATTCACATTCTTCCATCATTGAACGGCCTAAATCTGTGATAACACGACCACGCGGCTGCTTTTGAATATAACACTTAGATAGCAAATAAGGCTCAATCTTAGTCTGCACAGTATCTTTATCCATACCAAGAGTAAGACAAATTGTATCTACACCTACAGCACGAGTATTGCTATTAAGGAAATTCATATAATCCATATCATCTTGATTAAGACCAAACTTATTGATTCCCATCACATATAGAGCTTCATCAACGATTTCAGGATTGATTACGCCATCATTCATAACCAAAGCAAAATCATATACACGGGCTACATAAGAATTAGCATTGCGTGGAATGCCGCGAGTAGTTGCCGCAATCTTATAGATACTCTCTTCATCAATCTTGATTTTCTTCTCTTGGCAAATCTTCTCTACAATAGATGCCATATCAGTTTTAGAGTATGCGGCCAATTTAATTTGAATAGGAAAACGATTTAAGAGTGCATCATTAAGACCGCCATAAAGATTAGTTGCAGCAATAAGAGTGAAATGCGGCAGGCTTACTCTTGTCGCTACACCGTCTACTACTACGTCTGCTTCAAACTGTTCCATTGCAAAATAAAGAGACTCTTGCAGTCTTTGCGAAATGCGATGTATCTCGTCGATGAAGAGAACGTCATTCTCTTTAAGATTAAGAAGAATCTCGTCAATAACCCTTTTATCGTTAATCGCAGGACCAGAGAAAGCCTTGAATCCGTAGCCAAGCTCATGAGCAATTACATTAGCGGTCGCTGTCTTGCCACAACCAGATTGGCCTGTGATAATCGTATGCGGGAAAGATTCGTTCTTAATCTGCGCTGCCTTAATATAGATTCGCAGCATCTTCTGAACTTTTGGTTGTCCTTTCAAATCTTCAATCTTGCACGGGCGAAAACCAAACTCAGAAGCCATATAAAATCCTTTCTGCTTCATTTCTTAAATATATTATATCATTTTATATGGCTTACAGCAAGAAAAAAATAGGGCCATTTCTAGCCCTACCATTAGTACCTAGGAATCTGCCCATTGAACTTGCGCTCGACGCATTTAGTAAATTTATCGCAATCTAAATAAGAACATACAAAATTATCTTCTTCATCGAAGATACCGTTATCACTATGGAATACATATACATCGTGCGGCTTCTCATACTCTTCCCAAGCGTCCATGTTGTAGGCAATATCATGTGCGAGGAAAAGCGCAATATCTGCATCGTCATCTAGAATAGGGATTACCTTCATTCCACGATAAGAATCAACGCCATCTTCAAACCAGTCCATCATAACAAAAAACATATTTACCACTCCACTACTAAAACAAAATTACCATTGTCTGGTGTAATATAACAATTATAACCTAAGCTATGATAATATACGACAATACTGCGGCGAAACTCTACATCCTGTGCTCGTTCATCATCACAAGGAAAAAGCTCAACTTTACAACGGAATTTCATGCGCTCTGCCGCAGCGACAATCTCTTCATTAATTTTATTTTCTAGCTCTTGGGGAATATCATACTCATATTTATATAGAGTATCATATACCATCGTACGAGCATCATTAGCAATCATAAAATACCTTTCTAAATCCTTGCGCGACAAGTTACAACTGGGCAGCCTTGCCAATCACGCATACAATCTCTATTAAACCAAGTATCACAAGGACGATACTTAGGTTCAAACCAAGGACAATTAGGACAAGAAGCACGCAATGGTGCAATGCTGCCTGTCTGTCGCATCCATGCACGGCATACGTCTCCATGAATACATGCGGCCATTACTCATGCTCCTTACGATAACGCTCAGCATCTGCCGCAGTTGCTAGAAAATATTCATGCTCATGGCCGGGCCAATTATATTCAACGAAGATACCCATCGAGCGTAGAATGGACTGCGCACCGCGAAGCTGCGTTTCATAACGTTCACGACTCTCAGAAAAAACCTTTAGTTCACGCTCAGATTTGCTCTTTACAGAAGTGCTGATAATACGCTCAATGTCTTTCGTGGTATTAAACCAGCTTAGAATACTTTCCTGCTGGTCTTTTGTAAGATAATTATAATGTTCTGGATAATCAAATGTACACATATCTACTCTTTCATTACTATAATTATAGATTCACTACCGAATCTGTCTCCTATATTTGCATTATACCCAAGTTTCTGCAAGATTATACATATATTTTTATATTTTTTGTGGCATTTTATATACATAATAGTCTAAACCAATAGACGGATAAGATGTTTCTTACTCTTGGATAATATCTAGAATCTATTTGGGGTCATATATGGTATTATTTTCAATAATTGCAGACTCATCCTTTGTCTTTTAGCTTATGGATACGCTCTTTAATTGAATTAAATACCAAAGAATCGCATTTGTAATCAATGCTGCTTGAGTCAATAGTGCAATCACAACACATCCCAGACTCACTAAAGTAATAACATGAATCATTATTGAAAATACACTTATCTAAATCTTCGTCCAGCTTTTTCCAGTTATCGGGCTGGTTCAGATACATGACTGAAACGAATCTTTCAACTCCATTATCGTATTCGACTGTCCATCCTCTTGCACTAGTTGCACAGTCATGATGATATATAAATTTCACAATATTGCGCTGATTCCCGTACTCGTCATATAGTAGCTCTGTATCTAATGGAACCTCTTTACCTTCGGCATCTTTTGGCAGAGTAATTTGAGTTGCCATTTAATCTCCTTCTATACAATCATATACTCGTCTACAAGACCTGCGGCCTTTGCACGAGCAGGCATGTAGCGTCCAGCCCACATGCGCTTGATAACATCCTCGGGCACACGCTCTACACCACCACGCTTGGCGTTTTGCGGCAAAGCGATGTCAAGACCACGATTGAAGTACACAAGAATAATCTCGTCTGCGTTCTTGCCGCAATTCTCAACGGTCTTGCGAAGCGACTTCCAAGAGATGTGAGTAGCGTCTGCAATAGCGTTAGTGCCATTATTAAGATTATCGTTAATCTGCTTATAGAAGTCACGAATAACATCCTTCTCGTACTTGAAGTAATCCATAGAAGGAAGAAAATCAGGGTCATTCGCCATATACTCAAAGCGAATATAATCACGCGAAACAATCTTGGCATCAAGTTCGGCGTAATGCTCGTGCGCCCAAAACGACTTGCCGCAGCCGGGAATACCTGCGAGAATGTAAAGGTTAGCCATGTTTATCTCCTAATCGTACAAGCGATTTGCTTTTCTAGCTTTGTCGTACTCTTTTTCTGGGTTATAATTGCTATTACACTGATGTGTTAAATGCCAAAACTTACACATCTTGCATTTATACGGACGTAAAACTTTTGAGTTATTGATAAATACTGTCTTTGCGGCACACAATGCATCATATTTACTAGAATATTTCTTTTTTGACTTACAGACATCTATATTGTGATACCGCACATGAACGAAATGAGGACAGAGAAAACTTTTATCATATAACTTTGTAGTATCTTCAATCATCGGACGAGCATCATTATAATATCCACAATCAACTTTGCTACCATGCTCTTTAATTCTATTTTGACATACGGTACAAATGAAAGTAGGCATTTTATATTCTTTCTCTTGGCTTTTCTTTAAATATATTATATCATTTTGAATTGCCGTCTGTCAATAAAAAAATAGGGCAACTCCTATAAAAGAAGTTACCCTACATAATATATGGCAGAAGCAGGAGTTGACGCTACCCATCCCTCACGGGACACATCGCTTTCGAGGCGAGTCCGAACACTGGTCCGGTTCTGCTTCCTTATGGCCGCGGCGCTCTGCTTCCTAGTCGTTGCTCATTTCGGGCGCAACTTTAACACCACTGCCAATATGCGGCGTTGCCTATTCTACCGCAAAAGCTGTTTTCGGCACAGCTTCAAAGCCACCGCCAATAGGGGCGTGAATATACAAGGCGGGATGATAGTATGCTAAGCGGAGAAGCTCGGACTCGAACCGAGATAGGGCATTATACCCTAGAAGGATTAGCAATCCTCTTCGATACCATTACGACACATCTCCGCTTAGCATACTAATAACTGCAAGGTTTATTTATATGTTTTATATTCTATAATATCTTGCATGGTCTTATGATGCACTCCAAACTTCTTTGCTAAAGGGCGGCATCCAAAAACTTTATCATTTGCAATATAATGTTCTCTTATATATTTCACCTGTTCATCGGAGAGTTTTCTTCTTTCACTTTTATGCGCAGTAATAAGACCATTTTCCCAAGCATGATGACTATTTTCGAGATTTGTTGCCCACTCTAAATTTTCAACACAATTATTCGTCTTATTGCCATCAATATGATTAACTTGTGGTTTATTTTCTGGATTAGGAATAAATGTTTCGGCAACAGCCTTATGTACTCTAAACGTTTTTTTACTTTCTTTGCTACCAAGTGTTATACTAACAATGCAATATCCACTTTTTGCTACTTGCTGTTTATAAATCGTTCCGGTCTTGATATTTTTTAATCTACCTTTATTTGAAACCTACAAACGAGAGAACTCTTCTCCTTGATAAATTACAGTTTTCCATATTTCTTCAGTCATAATCTCCCCAGTTTCTACCTCAATAATAATTTTGAGTAAGCAGGCGCTGAGGTTTATTCGCTTTTCCTTATGGTAGCTACTCCAATAAGTAGCTTACTCAATTATACAATATAAAAATCGCATAATAGCGATTATATGATTTAGACCAAGATAGTGCAAGATTTTGGACTCGAACCAAAAATTTTCGCTAATCTGGCGATAATACAGGGTATAAGCCTGCTGTTTTACCATTAAACTAATCTTGCACTTTCTTGGCCTTTATAAGATTATAGATAAGTCTAATAATCTTCATCAAAATAATAATAATAGTCTTCAAGTATGGCTGGAATACCGTCAAATAACTCATTCTCGCCAAGAGTCTCTAAAGCAACATCAACCAAGTCAGCATCGTACATGTCATAAAGCAAATCAATCATTGCGTCACGGTCAGATTTACTAATCTCCATTGTATTCCTCTTCGTCATACTCTCCATCATTGCACATCCAATCATTGACGCATACTTTTTCAGGTTCATCTTCAATCAGATGCTTATGGCAAATGCCTAAATACCAAAGGTCTGTTGACTCATAATATTTGCAATTGCCGCAGATATTAGTCGCTTCAACCATTATTTCTTCTTTCTATTGGTTTCTTTAACTATATTATAGCATATCTTTTAACCAAAAATCAAGAAAAAATTAAGCATAAAATTCGTTGAAATCATTAAGCCAATCCAAGAGAGCTAAAGATGTAAGCGGAGCCATGTCCCATAACTGTTCAGCGCAATAAATGCTAGTATGAGAAGGATTCTTCTCCATAGCATTTACAACAAGCTCATAGAAAACAGCACGGTCAACATTTTTAAGTTCATCGACAATCTTCTCAATATCTTTCTGCTGACTAAGATATACAATGAAATCAAGAATCATAGCAGTCATTTTGTTAAGATGCATACTATACATTTCGCTCATATTTCTGTCTCCAAAGTTCACGTGCGGCCATTCGTGCTTCGCGACATTCAGGAGAAGAATCATTCTTTCCTGTCTGCTGGAAAACATAATCTTCGATAAAATCATAATGATTTATACTATCGACATTCTTAACAAATTTAGGACAGCATGTGGGCCACCAAGCTCCAACGCCACCAATCCTATGAAAGCAAGAACCGAATTTCTCATGGCGTTTTCCTTTTGAAGTGACATGTCCTAGCCAGTGAACACATTCACCGCATGTATGGTCAGAGTCTACATCACAAAAAAGGAAACAAGACTCGCCGATAGTATCATGGAGCTGGCCTTTGCAGACACAATGAAAGTAATCTTTCTCTCCCCAGCGCTTCTTACCATACTTATGTTGCGGACAATGGCTTAAACCTTCACATGAGATTTTATATTCATCGTTAGTCATGTTCCTCCAATTTAGGATGAATTACCCATTCGCCGCACCTGTCACCAGGCGCAGGCGATGGATGAACTGTATAAACATTATAATCTGTTGGGTCAATAATTACATTTGGCGGGAAACGATAGCATGAACAATGTACATAAAATTTGCATGTTTTGCATGTGCGGTCTATCTTTTTATTCATTATCATTAGCTTCCATTAAAACTCAATAATCTCTGTTGCTTTATCTTCCGCATCCATGAACCACTCTTCTTTTTGTTTAGAATATGGTTCAATAATAAATCCTCCTTGACAATCCTCATGAGAAATGGACACACCGTACTTGCGGCACAAGTCGCAAACTTCCTTTTTAAACTCAACAACAGGATTCATTCTTACTCTCCAGTCTCAATCTTCTTCATCTGAACATCGAGCCAAATGTCGTGGATATTTACAGGAGTAAGATTATTCGTGTCAACACCAACGTGATACGTCCAATCAACAATTCCCTTTGGAGCCGCATCATGGACATGACCGTACAGAATTATATTTGCGCTATCTCCACGCATTTCCTCGGGACGCTTATGAATCATAATGAAACTGACATCGTTGTAATCAATACAAGATACCTTGTTTTCGATAATCCAGCCGAGTTTTTCCATTTCAGCAATGCGCTTCTTGGTATCATGATTGCCTGGAATCACATGAATCTTTCCATTGAGACGAGAACCGTACTCAGCTACAGTATCAATCGGCCCCATAAAGCAATCACCAAGATGATAGACAGTATCATCAGGAGATACAACAGAGTTCCAGTTTTTGACAATAGCTTCATTCATTTCTTCGACCGTATTAAACTGACGCGATTCTTGACAGAATTTCTCAACCATGTTGACATGATTAAAGTGCGTATCAGACGTTACAAAGGTGCTCATTGAATCTCCTTCCGATTTCTTAAATATATTATAACATAATATATAGCCAATAGTCAACAAAAAAATAGGGACTCAAAAGAGTCCCTACAAAAATATCAATGTGTGCGGAAAAAATTTATTCAGTGTCGTGTGTTATAGAAAAAATTGGCTCTATGAAGTAACTGAATAATAATCACGCATCTAATAATTGTCTGGTGCCGCATCTAGGTACCGCCCCTAGCCAGTCTAAGACATTGGATTTACAGTCCAACCCTCGTCTTTAAAGGAATACTGCGGCGTACTGGTGAAGAGATTTGAACTCTTACGGGTCTAAAGCCCAACTGATTTTGAGTCAGTCATGTCTGCCATTCCATCACACCAGCGTCTTTAATTTGTCTGTTTCTGAATCCCAAGCTGGTCAAAAAACTCGTCTGGAATAAACTTATCATCCAAAGGCTGATAATCTTTCCAAACAATCAGAGGATACCAATTCTTTGACCACTCGGTGAATTCATCAAATTCATCATTATATCCAAAATCAACAGCAAAACCAAACCAGCTAGGCTTGACATGCGGGAAAGTCTTTTTGATAATTCCTTCATTGTCAACAAAATCGCCGATACGACCGCAAATAGTACAAACGTTCCTATATGCATAAGTCCATTTGCCAGCGTACTTATCAAAGTAATTGATAATAATACTCTTATCGTAAGTGTGCTTGTGGTTGGCTTTCTTCACTGTCTTTTTCTTTTTACGAGCTGGAGCATTGGCCGCATCATCGGGAATATAGGCGTACTTGCGTTCCAAATCCTCGGCTTTGCCATAATACACAGACATTCAAAGCTCCTTTTCTGCTTTTGGATAAATTGGGTAGATAAGCCACACTTGTTCTATTGGAGCGGCAAGACTCGAACTTGCGACACGTTGAGTTAACAACATTCTACCAACTGAATTACACTCCAATAGAACGAATTACTTAGACAAAAGGACGTTATGAAGATAATCGTCAGCTTCTGCAAAAGTATCAAAGCTCTTGATAATTTCAAAACGAGTAACAGAACAATCAGTATTGACACGAATTGAATAGATACCGCAAGTCTTTTCACGGCAGATAACGAATTTCTTCATAACTTCCTTCTCTCTCTTGGTTTATATATATTATATTATAATAAAAATCAGAAGTCAAGAAAAAATATGCGGAAAAATTGAATTCAGTATATAAATGCGGCGTACCGCAGCCTTAAAATAAACTTATCTTCACGAAGTAACTGAAGTTCTTATCACGCATATTAAATATATTAATTAAGAAAGAATGATACCCTGCTTTGCTTTATTAATCTTGCGGCGAAGTTTGCGCATGATGCCGACATTCTCTGAGTTCTTACCCTTACGATTGATAAGCATCTGATAACGCTGTTCCATCGTCTCGATTGACTGTGCCATACTTTCTTACCTTTCTCTTGGTTTACTACACTAGAAGAAAACAAATGGTCAAACCTAACAGCGTACTGAGCATTACACTTTTGGGTGTTGGCAATAAGCCTCAGGGTCACTGGTTTGTTGACGGTACTGTTGACTATCCTTTTTCCCTTTTCTTCTAGATATATTATATCAAATTATTTAACTGTTTGTCAAGTAATTTTTTTTAACTAGGCTGGCTCTTTCTGTGCTGCCCAGAAATTTTATGATTCAGAGTCATATGTTCTACTGTTGAACTAAGAGCCAAAAATTGGGCAAATTTATATAGCGACTGCCCGAACCGCTGAATTGACTTGGGGTAGTACAGGCGAGTTCAAAGTTCGGTCTACTACCACTTGGAGAGTGTCTAAGATTAGCACTCTATGAGAACAATACACATAAGTTGAATCAACCAGCATTGCGGACGTTGAGCAGGTTAGGAATACCAAGATATATTATTCTCATAGAATACTAAAATTATGGGAGCCAACTGACAGTGCTGCCCTGTCTGCTTCGCTTTACAAGAGCGATGTATTACTGTTATACTAAGCTGGCTTTACCAATAAAAAAATGAGCCTGCAATACTCTAGAAATCTTGCAGGCTCTAACACCACTGCTACAATATAAAAGTTGCGCAACAAAAATTATAACTTTTTGCCCAGAACTTTTATCTTATAACTAAAGTTATTATACCATATTGATATAACGTCTGTCAAGAACTTTTTTTAGTTGTCAAACCAATAGACAACAAGAATATCCTGCGGAGTTAGATAATATGCTCCTTCAATGCTACAATAACGCTTAATGCCTTCGATGAAATCTCCAACGCTTTCTTTAAGCTCATTGTTAGAGGAATGACTTCCGAGCATATCATCAACTGCGTACTTATGAGAATCAATCATATTATAATGGTCAATAATATCAGATAGCATGACCACATTATATCCATATGCGCCGCCCTCTTCCCAATCTTCCCATTCTTTGAGAATCTTTTGCGGCACAAGGTCATCATACTCAAGATACTTACCGATAGGATGGTTAATTTCATCTACATCTACGCGGCCATTACCGTCCATGAGCCAAGAAAACAGCTCATAATTGCGGCCATTATATGGCTCAGCGTATTCATACACAATGCCATCACTATCATACTTATAGAATAGCTCTATTGGATAATACTTTTCGCATCCTTTATCCTGCGCATACTGACTAGTCTTCCTAGCGAGATAAACGTGAATATCCTGTCCCATAAAAGCTCCTTACAGCGTATCCCTGTCATACACCTGACAGGAAAGGTTTAAGTCCATAAAATTAGCATAAATATCACTAAGTCGAATTGCAATATCCGCACGAGTATTACCCTTGCATGAACGACCATTAAGGTTCTTAATCTCGTTTTCTAAATCGCTTAGCTCAGAGTTGATTGCGTGCTGAACCTCGTACAAATCATCACCGATAAGACCTTCAACACCAGTTGCATACTGTGCTTCGTGATAGGAAAGCATCACGGACTCTAATTCATCATAATTGAAGCCGTTCTCTTTCAAGCAAACGTCCAAGTCGCGCTTCGAGTCAATATTGTAATATTTATCTTTGACGAACAAATCCATGATACCTTCCTCTCTCTTTCTTTAACTATATTATATAACTTCTTAAACCTCTTGGCAAGAACTTTTTTAACCAATTAGCTTTAGAAGACGAGCGAAATCTTGGTCAAGAAGAGACTCATAGGAGGGACGGCTTGTGCGGACAGTCTTTGTATCCTTAGTATCCTTTTCGATTTCCTCAATCTGCTTCTTGATTTCCTCAGCCTGAGATTTTAGGTCGGCTAGCTTTGCGGCACGCTCTTCGCGCTCCTTCTTTAGTTTTTCGGCCTTCTCCTTATCCTTCTTCTGCTTGCGGCCATTGGATACAACCATAAGCTCTCGTGTAAGAGTACCAGTCAGGTCATTAATAACCTTGACAGCATCTTTGCCGCTAGCTTTATGGTCTAGGTCAAGACCGTCAGAATCAGTTACATGTACGCCAAGGTCTACAACACCATCCTCGTTCGTTGTCATAGCTAGATTAAAGTTTAGACCATAAGATTCTACCATTTACCATTCTCCTTTTAATTCTTTTGTTTATTTAACTTCGTTAATATTATAACAAATATTTTTCTAGAAGTCAACTATTTTATTGAAAATATTTTAGTACCAGCCATGAGACTGCCAGTGTGCGGCCGCATTTTCCCAGCTACCGTATCTATTTGTTACATATTGCTCAGCAACTCTGTCTTGATTTTCCTGCGATAAATCTCCATTCAAATAAGAAATATCAAGTTGATATGCGCCATAATAGCGCCCATTAGTAGCACCATAACTACCGCCACTTTCTTTAGAAACAATGAAGTCACGTGCTGAACCATTCCAAGAGTAATCAGAATATGAATAGCTTGGTGCGCTATATGAACTATATTGCTGATTCTGGTAGTTTACCTGCGCCGCAGCTTCTTGAGCCGCACGTTCTTCTGCTTCTTTCTTCTCTTGGAGCGCTTTCTGTTTCTTATCTGCGCCATATTGTTTCCAGCTATCAAGTCGAGCCTTATATTGCTTTAGTTCTGCAATAGTGTCGCAAACAGATTGCTTCTCCATAATATCTTGAATCTCTAGAATATCATTCTGTTCAAGATAGTCTCCGTAATTTTGGATAATATATATAACATCCTCATGTTGTGAGTTTTTCATGTTACATTTATCCACTAGCCATGTCTGAGCGTTATCGTACCCATCTTCCTTATATGGAATCATAGCATCAAGTGTAGTTGTGCGGACTGCCGCATTTGTAATTTCGTCATTAACAATGATTGCATTTGCTTCGTTCACACAAAAAGCATTTGTCACGCCAGCGAGTGCCACTACGGATAGGCACATAGCCAATGCTTTCGTTTTGTTTTTAATGAATTTCATTCGGATAATTCCTCTTTCTATTCCTATACGACAAGACGATTGCTTAAAAATATATAAAAAATATGGGCAAAAGATTATAACCATTTGCCCAATTAGTTAATTGGTAAAACGGATTTGCTTTTTCTTTAAGATTTCGCCAAGAGACAGAAAGTCTTCACACTTATTACAATGATTTGATAGACGTTTGCAGCAACGGCGTTCGCAGTCAATCTTGCTTGCGGTGAAACTTGGATGGATTGCGTCACAATGAAAGTCCATATCTACGTCTTCATTAATTTCGCTAATTTGACCATGCCAATACTTGTTAATAAACCATGCGCGATATAGAACATCAAACTTCGCCCAGTCATACGGCAGGCCGCATTCAAATTCAAAAACATCAAAATATGGATTGATAGTATCCATGTCTTTTGGCATGAAAATAGGAGCCTTTGGATTGATGCCACGGTCAAGTGTCATTGACGGCACCTGATTTAAGATTAGCCGCATTTGAACATTGTTCTCTTGGCAAATATCATGAATATTTTTTAGATTATAACATAAATCATCTGCAATATATACATCAGATACGCCTAGATTGATAAAAGATTCAAGACAAGAATAGGTTGGAACCTTCATATCTTGATTAAAGAAAAACTTATATGAGTTCTCTTTAAGTTCTGCGGCCTTTGTAATGTCTGTTGGGGCTACACGAATATAAATCTTGTCTGATACTTTATTAATTGACTTGACTGTAGGCATATGGATACCTTCTGGGAATTCAAGATTGATACGAGTATCCTCATATTCCTGCACAAAGTCAATTAGGTCTTCAATTGAATTGCGAGATTTATAAAAGAGAATATTAAACTCTTTGACTTCATCATTCAATTCGCCATTCAATTGAAATGGAATTGCTAATTTAATCATATATCATCCTTTCATAATAATCTATATTATATTATATAGCAAAAAAGGGCAATTGTCAAGAGACAATCACCCTAAAATTATTAAAGATATGCGGCCAAACGATTCCATAGCCATTGCGGCAAATCGGAAGTCTCAACCTCATAGTCATCCAAGAGGTCGTAGACAATATCGGCAGAAGCACGCCCATCATATTCAGTTTCAATTGTCTGGATTACAGCATCTATCTTCTGCTCCATCTCTTCCTCAGAAGCAAGAAGCATCATGGGATTGCCCACAGAATTGTCCATGTGCAGCATAGTTAGTCCTCCATCAAAATGTCTGCAATCTTATACATATCTGCGGAAACCCGCTCTACGCGCACACCGTAGATATTGTGAATCATATCAATTGCACCATCAAGATAATACCCAGAAATATCATCGTAATGCTCAAGATAATAGTTTGCAAGATGCAGAATAGCGGTATTGTAAGAAGCCATCATATCTTTTCCTCTCTCTTGGCTATGCCATAATTATAGCATATGATATATACAATCGTCAAGATTAATTTTCAAACCAGTTGCGCAACTCGATTACAGAAGGGCAAGTTCCTCGACCTTGCTCGCGACACTCTTCCACGAACTCAGGTATTGCATCCATGAGACGAGGCTCAAATGCCAGCTTGGTCTTGATATTCTTGATGGTATCAATATCACGTCCAGTCCAAACCTGCTGCAAAACTCCACGAGCCTGCTTCCAGTTCTTATACCAAGGAGTTTTATACTTCACCATGAACCCGTCTGCATCCTCGAAGACGAAGCCCTCGATGCATTCACGAGTAGACCAACGCTCAATGAAATCCTCAAACTCTTGCCAGTTAGCAAGAGTCTGGATAAGAGTCTTTAAATAGAACCCAAAATGTCCAGCAACATCAATCAAAGTATTATACTCTGCATGGCTGTAGTCAAAATCATTATACACCAAATCCAGAAGAACAAGGTGAGAATGAGTATACTCTACAATGTGCGGGTCATGAATGGGGTCAATGCACTCAAAGACAGCGGTGCAGTCATTCTTGCGCAGATATTCCGCAAACTCTTCCTGCTGTGCAGTGGTCAACGTCTTATCCAAAACGTCACGAATATATCCTGCGAAATCTCCTTCATTGGTGCTCTTGGATGCGATGAACAACTTGCTATCCTCGGTAGGGTTGGCAGAAATCATTGCAAGGAATCCGTTCGACTTAATATATGCGCACACAGGAAACATAAGATTCTCGCGTAGGCTATCCATTTCAGTCTCAGGACGCTCTCCAATATTAAAAAATTTATTGTACGAACGTGCAACAACATTATTATCTTTCACAAAAAGTCCGCGTGCCTTTACGTTGATAGAGTCCCATGCTTGGTTGAAAAAGCACTTATTAGAAAAATTAAAAGAAGAGATTCCATTGGCAAGATGCTTCTCGCGCACAAGCGAGCTATTACGCAGCATATCTACTTCGTTCATTTATCTTCCTCTCTCTTGGTTTAATAATATTATATCATATATATAAGTGTGCGGCAAATACTTTTTTCTATAAAAAAAGGGAGAGGACTAATCCTCTCCCTTAGTAGCATTTTCTTCAAATTCCATGCGCTCTAACTTTTCTTTACGCTTTGCTTTGTAAATATCGTCTTTGCGCTTACGAATTAGCTTTGCTTTGTGGGAAAACTTCTCAAAAGTATCATCATCGCTATACTCAAGTTCATCCCAGCCACGAATTTTCACAATAAATCCTTTCAAAGAAAAATGCTGTCTAATATAAGTCTGACAATCTGTCTGGTGGGCTATACAGAACTCGAATCTGTAATCTAAAGATTAGAAGTCTTTTGCGTTGTCCATTTGCGCCAATAGCCCGTCAAACAGATTGTCTAGGACTTGTCTAATAAGTGATGATATATACCTTGCGGCTAGTGTCGTGATAAATTTGAGTTGCTTCTGTCAAATTGTTATGTAAAATAGCGTTGCCAACAGTTTTCTTAGCTTCATCGTCGCCATATATACGAATAAAATGCGGAACAATCGCGTCATATACATCACGCTCAGGATAACGCTTACCATTTACAAAATCTACAATTGTTGTATATTGCTCGCACCATACAAAAGTAAAGTTTGGATTGAGCTTTGTAATATATGAATTCATTTCCTTATCAGGAATAATAATACAATTCATTACTTAAATCGCTTTCCATAGTAATATGCGTATACAGAAAAAAGAAAAATAGAAACAATTCCTATGATTACAATAAACATGTTATCACCTAATATACTTTTTCATAAATAAAAGAATCGTCACCAGTATAATAAAAATGCTGGATACCCTTATCACGCAAAGCGTGAAGGCAAGCAGGGCAACTTCGTGCTAAACCGAAATTGAATCGCTTTCCATTACAGATACGATAAGTATATACCTTCACTTTTGAATAGTCAAGGTTGACATCAATGCACTTTGGAATATTCAAAAGACAGTCAATCTCTGCATGAAGATAATCATGAATAGGTTGACCATTCTCTCTAAACGTGCGATATTTGCGATTATACTTCTTTTGTAAAGGATTAGTCTTGCGGCTGTTATGACCAGTAGCAAGAACTTTTCCTTTATAAGACATAACGGTACCGAGTTTGAAAGGTTCATATGTAGATTCCAGTGCCACCTTTCGCGCCAAATCAAACATCTTCATATCATGCTTACTAAACTCAGCCATTTATTAAATCCTTTCACATCTTATATTATATATATAATATCATAAGATGTATCCAGTGTCAAGAACTTTATTTCACCAAAGTAAAATTAGGATGATAACCAATCGACTTGCCGCACAAGGTAAGCAAATTTATACAATTAGAAATAATACGCTCATACTCTTTAGTGCTATTAGCTTGTTCCAATAGAGAGATAGAAGCGGCCATAGAAGTTTTTGCAAACTCTACAGGGCTTAATTCAATATAGATTTTTGCTTCTGGTGATAAATCGTTCCAATTCATATGACCGCATCCTTTCTTGAACTAAATATATTATAGAATAAAATAATTCAAAAGTCAATAATTATTTTTCATCGTATGCGGCAAAAGCATTTAACATTTTAGTAATAAGAGCATGTCGCACAACATCAGCTTCTGTCATGCGGACAACGCCGATACCAGATACATCTTTCAGACTATTGGCAAGATATTCAAGACCGCTTTCGCCTTTGGAATCTTGCTGAACCAAATCGCCGCATAGTACAATCTTAGAATCTTCGCCAAGACGTGTGACTGCGAGCTTTCCTAAGATTGGATTCATATTCTCTGCTTCATCCACGAGAAGGAAAGTTTTATATAGAGAACATCCGCGCATATATCCTAGCGGCAGCATTTTGATTTTACCTTTTTCAATATATGAATCAAGTTTCTCACGACCGAGAACTCGTTCAAATACATCCATCATAGGAAGTGCATATAGAGAAAACTTTTCATCAGCAGTGCCGGGCAGTGCGCCTAAGTCAGCTTCGCCTTTCGCTGAAACCATTGGGCGAGAAATAATGATTGTATCTACATTCTTACTGATAAGTTGAGACAGAGCGTAACATACCGCTGTGAAAGTCTTGGATGTTCCAGCTGAGCCAATGCAAATAGTGATAGCGTTGTGCCGCATACTATTCAGATATTCAAGTTGACCTTCTGTGCGGACTTTGATTTCTTTCTTACCATATTTAAGAATAGTGGTAGAAGAATCAGAATTATCGAAAATTCCGCCATCTGCACTTTGCTTGGCAAGAAGTCGCACTTCGTCTGTGCTGATTTCATCTTTTGAACAAGCAATTTCAATCAGCTTTTCAAATACCTCTTGGGCTTGATGGACAGATTTCTCTTTACCAAAAATTACGATATTGTTTTCTTCCTTAGAACGTCCAAGATTAACACGCAGCGTATCGTCAATTTGCTCTTTAATGGCCTTAACATATCTGTCTGATGGGCCTAACACATTGACGGCATCAATACCACGAGGAATAGACACGTTAACTTGGATACTGTTGTTCAATAGAATCCCACCTTTAATCTAATACTAGTTCCGTATTCTTCTTATATCGCTCATAGTCCTCTTGCGGCACATCAAAGATAGTTAAGATACCAGTTTTGATATAGACTCCACCCATATTTCCATCACGTTTAATGCGGCTAAGCAGGTCTTTCCAACCTTCCTCAATAACTTCAACGCGCTGCTGGTCTGGCTTTACGATACAGGCAGATGAATATTTACATCCTTCGTCTCCAGTTGTTTCAGCACTCATATAGAGATATTGTGGAGTCTTACTAATATCTTCTTTGTACGAACGATAGATAGAAACCATGTTATCCATGAGGTTGCCAAGGACATAGATTTGCAGCACAGGCCGCACATGCTTATAATCACATACTACAGTGTTGAGCCAATCGTTTAGAGACATATCTTCGCATTGAAACTCTGCGCCACCATTGTCCATTAAAAGAGCTTCAAGGTCAAGCTCTTCATCTTCAACATCATCGGTATTAAAGTCAATAGCTTGAGAGATATAATATTCAATTTCATCATACGAAATTAGATTATCGAACTGCCCATAGAAAGTATATGGAACATCATTTACAATAGTTTTAATTTTGCAATAGCGCATATTAACCTTTCATCCTATAACGTCGAGAGTATTCCATCATACAACATGCGGCCGCTTGTGCAACATTTAATGAACGAATGCTTCCATCTTGACGAATATAAATCATTTCATCACACTTGTCAATAATTTCCTGCGGCAAACCATCGCACTCACTGCCATAGACAAACGCTGACTTCATCGGAATATCTGCATCGAAAATATTCTTAGGATTATATTCAGGAATATTATCTACAGCAAAGATACTATATCCAAGAGGATGAAGAATCTCAAGGACTTCATCAAAATTATCCGCATGATATACACGCTCTACATGAGTGCTACCAACAGCTCCCCTTCTATCAAAGCGCTTGCGGCCAACGACATAAGTTTCCTTTGCAAGAAAACAATTAGACGCACGAATAATTGAACCTACATTAAAACCGTGGTCAAGATTGATGCAGATGTTCACTAGCGGCATACGGTTAGGTTGAAGTGCCGCACGAATTTCCTCGGCAGACCACTTCTTATAAATGTCAATTACATTGTTACTGGGCTTTGCTTCGGTATTAATACCATGCGAATACTGAGTAATCATAATATCCTTTACATCTTAATGAAGATAGTGAACATAAAATATCCATATTCTTTATTAAATTCAATATCAAAGTCTGTAATTTCTGAATTTAGTATTTCATCTGGGGCATCAGCTAATAGGTTTTTTACATAAATCAATCCCATTTTCATATTTGGAACATTATATAATCTTAAATCTACGTAGCTCTTATCTGTTAACTCGTCAGACATAGCATTTAATAGGCAATAAACATTCATATTTACCACTCAATCAATGAAAGTTGGTCAGTAAGGCGCTTGGACAGCTCATCATCTTCAATATAGAAAATATCTTCATTGTCATTTACAAGATAATTAGAGATAATCTGTCCAAAACGCTGGTCAGGATACTGCTCCCATAGGTCTTGAAACTTCACGAGAATATCATAGATTCGATTTACATCACGCATAATCGTTCCTTTCAAATATAAAATCAAGAGACTCCTGCTGGTAACGCTCCAGCTTAAACGGCTTTGCAGACCGCTGCATAACTTTTCTGCCAAGGAGTCTCTTGACTTTATACTTATATTATATTATATATAAAGTCAAAAGTCAATTAAAATATTTCAAGAAATGCTTTATAGATTTCAAAACGAAACTTTTCAAATCGTGCGGCAAATGCAACATATGAATAGCCGCATACAAAAAGTACATACAATACAAATAGACAATCTGCCATTACTACTCCCTAGAATTAAACATAAGACATGCTACATCGTAGCCGAAAAAAGAAACCAATAGCAAAACAAATCATTATTTCTTCTTCCAAATATTGTCGCATGTATATGGAACGTTGTCAATATTTTTCTGCTGCGGACTTGCTTTAGCTCGAATCTTTCTAGTCTCTAGAGCTATATGCTCCATATAGCATTTTCCAGCAATTGCCGCAATCACAAGAACAGTGACGCAAATAATTGTAACAGACCCAATATCCATTATTCTTCTTTCTCTTGGATTTTATTTAAATCTATTATATAGCAAAAAAGTCCCAAAGTCAATAGAAACTTTGGGACTAATTTATATTATTTTGTATTGACTACTGGTGTTGACCCTTGCGGCACAACGACAGTATTACCATTCTTTGACATTTCCTTTAGAGCATCAATGTACTCTTGGGTTAGAACATTATCAGTTAGAGACTCATTGAGTACACGGTTTGCTTCTGCTTCTTTGGTAGCTTCGATAACCTTAGTCTCGCCCTTAATCTTTGCAGTCTCCTGTTGATTCTGAGCCTTAGCCTTCTCTACTTCTGCTGCTTGAGAATCAGCATAAGCATCAGTAATAGACTTAGCATAAGAAATATCCTGAACACTTACCTGCTCAACGGTAAGACCAATCTTAGACCACTTCTTTTCAAGAGCTTTCTGGACAGCTTTTGTATACTGAGCGCGGTCAGTTAGCATTGTAATAGTATCGAATTGACCAGAAACTTCACGCGCAACAGAACGTAGGTCATTAGCTGCGTAATTCTTAGTGAAGTTCTCTTGGGTACCGTATTCAGTATAAAGATACTCAGCAGTTTTCGGGTCAAGGCTGTAGTTAACTTGGATGTCTACTGAACTTGAAGAACCTGACTTATCGTTTACAGTTACGCAAGGACCTTCCGCAGAACCACCATCATAGGAGTATTCAGTATTATCTCCATAAAAATTGATTAGATTGTTGCGAGTATCAAATGTAATTATATTATTCCAAGGAGCAGTAAAATGAAAACCTGCGTCTGTAGTAGACCCAGCTAGATTACCACCAAGAGAACGAAGAACAACTACCTCACCAACGTCCTGAGAATAGATGCTACTAAGGCCAATAGCAACTAGACCAAAGACAATAACTACGACTCGCCGTCCTAGCATAGTACGCTCTTCGTGCTCATCTTCTTTGAAGAAAGATAGACATGCGGCAATTCCAGCAACCGTAATGATTACACCAATAATAAAAATAAGAATTTTAAACATTATAACCTTTCATCGTAGTTGACTTCAATATTCAATTGTAAATTAAATTTCCTTTAGTTGGTCAATGATGGGCAAGATTTGCATATTACTTGTACCGATAGCGTAGTTTTGCTGTTCTGAAATAAATATAATCTTGTCAAACGGTTCATCATCTTGCGGCGAGACTGTGTACCTATACATTTCATCAATTTCTTTTTCGCTGATACGATGGTATTTATCACGATTCTTATTACGTTCAATAGCTACATTTTTTGGAGTCTCTACCCAAACGCAAACGACTTCGCAACCATTGCAATTTACATTGTTGAAAAACTTATCACGCTCTATACGATTGATATTGCGGTCATTCGCCACAACATAGCGATGTGATTTCAAAGCAATATTTACTGCATTGTAAAAACGCTTGTCAACAGTATCAGCATTTTCTGAATTATACATGCGGCAATTGTCTCTCTTGATTGTCATGCAATCTTCATGCGAATCTTGAATTGCCTTTGCGAATACAGATTTGCCACTCTGCGTTACGCCGCACATTAAAATTAGCGTATGCTTCATTTTAGCCTACCAATAGATAGAACACTTACTAAGAATAATGTCAATGCGGTCAATGCCACGGAAAAATGTAGCTTGATAGTTTGAATTATATGCTACCTTATAGCCAAGAGACTCTTCAATAGCATAAAAAACTTCCTTCTCTTGGTTGGTAAAGTCCTTTTCATTTGCTGGAACGATTTTGCCACTTTGAATGATTTCATCATAGAAATCAGACTCATGCGGGAAGAAGTCTACACTGTTCTTGCCGTCATTTGCAGCTGCTTCAATGCCTTCCATTACAATTGTAAAGTAATCGTATGTTTTAGCTTTATTAAATCGCTCTTCTTTCTTCTTTTTTAATGCGTCATTACGCATTTCACGTGCTTGCTCTGCTGTAATTGGTTCCATGTAATATCCTTTCTTTTATGAGTTGGCTATATTATAAATCATAACTATAATATTTGTCAATAGTTTTTTAGAGATAATTTTAGTAAAAATTTTTTCTTGACAAAAGATTTGAAAATCATTATACTTTTTAACTGGGTTGTTAAGGGGTTTACCCCTTAAATATATATAATATAATTTATATTAGTTTATAATGTAATTAAATTAGTTTATATATTAGATTACATTAGTTTATATAAAATAGTTTATAAGTAAATTAATGAAGAG